TAGAGTTACACCATCATCAGCAGGCGATCAGTATTTAACAACCGGAGATGCAGGTATTGCATATTCAAATACTTATTTTGGTACAGGTCAAGTTCGAATTGGTGGAGGTGCTGATCACGTTGGAAATGTTGTTTTATCTGTTGCACCGGGTGTTGTAAATTTTGATAGACCGGGTGTTGGTGGTGGAGCATTAAAGATTTTTAGTGATGGCAACATTGGTATTAATCAGACAACAAATTCAGGATACAAACTTGATGTAAATGGTACAGGTAGATTTAGTGGAAGTTTAAGAGCATTAAATGCAATTATAAATGATGGAGCAAATAGTACAGATGGAATTAAAATAATTTCTACTACCTCATCTAGTGTATTTACAGGAGGCATTGAATTTATTAGAACAACTGTAAGTGGTGGTTCTAAGGTGCAACCTTTAAGAGATGCTGCAATAGGTGGTGTAGGATTTAACTTTTTAGTAACTGCAAATAATACTGCAGAGATAAATGCAACTTATACATCTGCTCTATCTATTTTAAACAATGGCAACGTAGGAATCGGAACGACTTCGCCAGAATCAATAACTAATCACACTTCTTTAACTATAAATGCTACTTCAGTATCTCGTATAGATAATAAAGTCGCGGATGTTAAAAGAGGATTAATTGCCGCAACTGATTCATATTATTTAATTTATTCTCAAAGTGCAATTCCATTGTTATTTGGCACTAACGATACCGAACGTATGCGGATTACTAGCGGGGGGAATGTAGGCATCGGAACGACAACACCGGGGGAAAAATTTGAAGTAAATGGATCAATAAAAGCAATTGGCAGAACGGTTTTAGCAACATCAACAGGTGGTTTAACATTGGGGTATGAATCAGGAATTGGATATTTGGAAACATGGAATAGTTCAGCGTTAATTGTTAGAACATATAATTACCAATCATTCAATGTTAGTGGTACTCAATATTTAAAAATCAATACAAATGGAAATATATTAGTAAACACAAATACAGATCCGGGATATAACGTATATGTAAATGGACAGATTGCAATGGATACCGGTTCATTTAAAGGTATTTTAGGAAGTATTCAGGCATCATGGGGTGGAGGTACAGCATATCCTACTTTATACGGAAGTTCTAATGACAGATGGGTAATGCACATTAATCCACATATTTCATATACTCAAAATGGGGTTAATGGATATACAGGAACAACGTATGGGGCAATGTTAAGAATGGCAGGGAATCCAACAGCATCAATGTATTGGGATTTAGGTATTGGAGTCTGTAATGTTGGGACAGATTTATTTGCGATTGGCCGAAATTCAACGGCATTGGTTACAATTTCAAATGGCGGTAATGTAACAGCAGCAGCATTTTTTGAATCATCAGATAGCAGATTGAAGGAATTATTAGAAGATGATGTTAATGTTAAAAACATTGAAAACTTAAAAGCTAAGCTTTACATTAAAAATGGTAGACAAGAATATGGATATTTTGCACAAGAAGCAGAATCATATATGCCAAGTGTTGTAACCAAAAACGAAGATGGATATTTAAATTTATCTTATCGTGAAGTACATACAGTTAAGATTGCTAGATTAGAAAGAGAAGTAGAGCAATTAAAGAAACAATTAAATGTAGCTTAATATGTTGTGGTCATCTATTCCATCTAACCAACAAATTACTTTTGAAAACCTAAAGGAGGCTTGTGATAATGGTACATTTCTACAATTATTACCTATGCCTCCTTCGGGAGTTTCAGCTAAGAAGTGTATTAGAGGCGATCAAGTGCAATCTTATGTAGAAATACAATCAGCTCCTTTAAGTGGAACTGCTGCTAATCAAACTGTAGCGAAAAGCAAAATAGTTGCAGTTCAATATACTTATTATCAATTAACTCCTTGTGGTGGTGGAACTGTAGCTTGGACTAGAATTAATCCTACTTTAGGTACTGGTCAGCGTTATATATTACCTAGTTATAGCCCAAGCTATTATTATTACAATGGTACTTCTGTTGGTCCACAAACAACTATTCCTTCTGGATACAACGGAAGTATCCAAAGAGTTGAAAATCAATATTATTGTCCTTAAACTTAAATAATAAATAAAATGAAATTAATCGAATCAGTATCAATTTGGAATAATGGTCAAGCTAATGAAGCTTCTATTTTAAATGCTTATGCAGTTAATGTTACTTTAGACAAATCAGCTACATTTTTTTATTCTTTAAACTCAATTAAAGAAGATGGAAATATAGGTGATGTATTAGCACAAGGAAATGTAACTATGGATGGTAATGATTATCCTACATGGCAAGAAGATACTGCTGCTTGGGAGTTTATTGCAGCTAAGTTAAACTTAACTATCACTGGTGATTATGTAGCTCCTGTGCCTGTTGTAGAGGAAACAATTGTGAATGAGGAAATATCAGAATAATTATTAACTTTACGATATAATCAAACACACAAAACAATGAAATTAAACTTTAACTTTAATCTTACAGATTTAGAGGGAAAAGAACTTCTTGAAAGAGATGGTTCAAAAGTAAACGCAGGTAAGTTACTTGCAAACTCTTTGGTTCAACAAACTAAAGGTGATGCTATTAAATACTTTGAATGGGCTTTAGCTCTTAACAAAGGAGAAATTCTTGACTTAGATACTTCTGACCAAGATGTATTGAAAGGATTTATCAAGGATAGCGAAGCAATCATCATCTTAGCTAAAGGACCATTATTACAAGTATTCACTAAAGTGCAAGACAAGAAATAATGGATCAAGACGATTTAAAAGTGGGAATCTTCAATATGATAGCATTTAGCTTATCATTTACTAGCTTGGAGCAATCTTTGAAGATTCTCCTTTTAATCGCTACCATTGGTTATACCTTGCACAAATGGTATAAACTACATAAAAAGTAAAACAATGGCATTACTAGACATTTTTAAGGATGACAATGATATCAATGAGAAATCCGTATTAGGATTCGCTTCATTTGCTATCTTAGCAGTTTATGGAATTGCTGATGTTATTACAGGATTAGAGCAACAAACATTTGTTATTGAGCCTATTATCCTAGAAGTATTCGCTGGACTTACAGCAGCTTGTTTTGGTATCTCTGCTTTTGAGAAAACACAAAACAGAAAGACTGATGCTGAAAGAGAAAAGAATCTACCAGGTGGCTTAGACCCACTACCAGAAGATGAAGGTTAATATAGCCCTTTTTGTTTGTTGTATCATAGCTATATTCTATGCTTACACTAAACACGTTCAAGCTGGAGAGGCTAGACCAAATGATACTCTAGTTGTACACGATACATCTTGGAGTATTCACGATTCCATCATAGTCAAAAAAGTACCTGTTTTAAAGGAAGTAATTGTAGAGGTAGCATCCAAACCTGAGATGCTGCCTGATACTAATTATGCTACCCTTAAAAGACAGTATATGGCACTATTACAACTCTATTTAAATAAGGTTATTTATTCTGATACTATTAGAATAGGTACTTATGGTTATATAGCTGTATTAGATACCATTAATGAGAATAAATTAACAAGTAGAAAAACTCGTGAGAATTATCAAATTCCTATTGTCAAAGAAACAAAGACTATTACTAAGTATTCCCCACCGACAAGAAACTTATTCGTGGGTGGTGGAATTAATACAAGTAATTCTTTAGGCATAAGAGGAATTGAAGCTGGATTGCTTTATAAGACTAAGAAAGATGCTTTATTTAACATTAAAGCTTCTGTAGACTTAGATGGCAAGCCTCTTTATGGGTTTGGGTATTACACCAAAATTAAATAGTTATGCTTTTAAAAGTTGGTTCAACAGGAGACGATGTAGTTAAACTTCAAATTAAACTTGGAGTTGATCCTATTGGTAAGTTTGGTCCTAAGACTGAAGCTGCTGTAAAAGGTTGGCAAACAGCTCACGGATTAACTCCAGATGGTATTGTAGGAGATGCTACATGGGCTAAGTTATTTGCTCCTGTGGTAGAAACTCCTATTGCTCCTGTTATCGTAGCTCCTGAAGTCGTTATTAATCACATACAAAGTGGTTTTAAACTTCTTGACAATTTAAAAGGGCATATTCCACAAGCAGTTATAGACCAGATACCTGACACTGCTAGCAGATATGGAATAACTAATACTCTTAGACTAGCACACTTCTTAGCTCAATGTGGACACGAAAGTGGAGGCTTTAGAGCTGTTAGTGAGAATCTTAATTATTCTGCTAAAGGATTGTGTGGAATATTTAGAAAGTATTTCCCTAGTGTAACTATTGCATTACAATATGAAAGAAAACCTGAAAAGATTGCTAATAAGGTGTATGCTAGTAGAATGGGTAATGGTCCAGAATCTTCTGGTGATGGCTATAAGTTTAGAGGTCGTGGGTATATACAGCTTACAGGAAAAGACAATTACTCTTTATTTGATGCTACTGTACCTGAAAGTATTCTTGATATGCCTGATTTAGTTGCTAGTAAATATCCTTTAGCCTCCGCAGCATTCTTCTTTAAGAGAAACAATTTGTGGGCTATATGTGATAGAGGTGCAACTCCTGATGTAGTAACTGCTGTAACTAAAAGAGTTAATGGTGGTACTATTGGTTTAGCTGACAGACAAAAACACTTTACTGAATACTATAAACTACTTTCATAATGGCAAAAGCTACTAAATCAGCAGAAACTAAGAAGATTACTTTTGGAACTAGAAGAAAGGGTAAGGCTAAGAAGTCTTATTCTAAATATCAAGAAAAACCTAAACCCTCAAGAGGACAAGGATGAAATTATTTACTATTACTGCTTGGATTGTTTCAGTGATCATAGGAGTGAGCTTCACAGTTCAATCCTTTTTTCTTTATAAGCACTTCTTCCCTACAGAGCCTATTACAGTAGCTCCAGTGGAGAATAAAGTACAAATAGGAGCACTTGCAGGTAATAGAAACCTAGCTTTTGGTGTAAAGAATATACTAGAAGAATACTTGGTAGTTAAGGAATACGATTTATCTGACGATTCTAAGCAGGTAATTAAAGTAGAAATATTATATCTTGATGTATTTAAGCGTGAGGCTAATTTATCCGTATTTCATGGGGCAACTGAAGCAGTTGTAATTAGACTTAGAGGTACATTGTATGATAATGGCAAAGTGGTTAAGAAGGCTATTGTAGAAGAATCTGCTGAAGAAGTCTCAATGTCTACACTTTTAGTTGATGAAGGAGGTAACTTTAATCAACAAAATCTTTCTAGTGCTTTAAAAAAATCGTGTAATTCTTTAATTAATAAGCTATTGTGAAAAATCTATATACTTTAGCATTCGTGCTAATGAGCTTTGTATCTCAAGCTCAAATTGTCAAACTATACTTTAATAACGATTCTACCAATACTAACCTAGCTGGTAATGTTATTAACAAGGGAGATTCCTTTGATGTATTAGTTAGTGCTGATGGCAATAACAATACCACTGTTAGAGCACTTTACTTTGACTTTGAATACACTAATACTGCTTTTGAGCTATTAGGTGTAGACCACACAGGAACTGGTGGTAATGGTGGTATTATTCCTTATGGCTCACAAATCTCTATGAGCTATCAAAATTACCCAGGATACAATTATGTTACTACCCAGTATAATAATGTCGCAGATGGCAATGTAAAGTATAATTATGCTCAATATAGTTACACTGCTGGTGGAGCAAAATCTATTCTTCGTGTTTATTTAAACTGGTCAATAGCTAATGGAGGCTTAGGTAAGGACACTTTGCTTAAACTACACTTTAAGTTAAAGACTACAGCACCTGGTTATGCTTGGGATGCTATTAAGATGAACTTTGCTGCAGCATATAACCAAGATGGCTCAAATGGTTCAACATTAATGACAACTCCATTAAACAATGTAATTATGCTAGACCCTACGGCTAGTAGATACATTAATCCTAGTTTAATGGTTAATTCTAATGTAGGTGATTTATCACTTCATAGGGTAGCATTTACTGATTCTGTAGCTAATACTACTTATTTAGTAGATGCTTTATCAGATGGAACTATTCCTGTTGATCAGACTAGATTTTCACCTAATACAGTATACCATGTGAGAGTATTGTTTAATATGGATTCTATTAAGGAATTATCAACTGCTGCGGTAACTGTTTCTGATTATACTACAGCTCAAGCTGAATTTGTTACTCAAAACCTTGATGGCACTTTTAAGAATCAAAATATTATTACAGGAGCTGGGTATTATGCTGCAGATGTCAATAGGAATAAACTCTTTGATGGGGGAGACTTAGTTAAGCTATTTGCTCAAGTGACTGGTGTAGAAAACTTAGTTACATTGCCACAAAACTATGTAGCAGGTACTGATATGTATATGAGTGCTCCTACGTTTACTGATTCTACATTTAATGGCCTTACACAAGCTAATTGGAAAGACTTGGATAAGAATTACGTTAGATTTAAAACAAGCGTTATAGGCAAGAATCTCCCTTTAAAGTTACGTTTTGTTATTCCTGGTGATATTAACCGATCACATAGCTCTCAAGTATTAATTAATAATGCTATTGCTACTAATGCTGTACCTAGCTTAAAGAAAAGTTTAGCTAAGACAGCTAACTTATTGATTAATACCCCACAGTTTGTTCCTAGCATCAATGTTAATCTAAAGAATGTTACAGTTACTTCTAATGGCATTGAGATACCTGTAAAGGTAGAAGCTGGTGAAGTTAGTGTTAGTGCATTACAATTTGAGTTTGCTTATGATGCTACTAAATTAAAGTTTGAGAGTATTTCTAATGATTTGCCTAATACTTGGTATACATTCGTAGATAATAAGGATGGTAAGGTTAAATTTGGAAGTATAGATAAGGATATAAAGAATCCTGTTACAGGAAATATTATTCCTTTTAAGCTGAAGTTTAGTACCTTAGCAAGTGGATTAGATATTAATTCATTTATTCGTGTAACACCGAATATGGATGCAAGCTCTAAAACAGGTTATCAATTAGGTATTAATTTATCCACTGATGTCATTAAATTGACAGGTTATAATAACTTTTAGATGAAAAAGGTAATAGCATTTATATCAATAGTATTTCTTTTGTCTTGCGAAAAGTTCGAAGTAGAACAAACCCCTATAATTGAGCTAGGAGCTACTTCTACGACAGCTAATATAATTTCTATCAAGACAGAAGGAAATAAGGCCACAGTGATGGCTAAAACAACTCCTGGAGCTAAGTATAGCTTACAATTATTTAAGTTTGGTGTACTTGATCCCATAGATACTAGGGGATTTACAGCAAATATGGATACTACTAGAATGATTCTTGAGTTTAAGACAATTCCTAGTGGCATTTACGATATATCTTTAACGGATATTTCAGGTAATACGGATAAAAAACCTTTAATTTTAAATTAATATGTCAGAAGAACACAATGATGGAACGATGTCAGGATTGTTAAAGACTGTCCTAGGAACTGTAGGAACTATTGTTACTGCAGGTGGAGCTTACATCGGCTCACAATTATTTGGTGGTGGTGAAGAAAAGGATGATACTCCTGCTCAAACAAGTGCTCCTGCACCTGTAATTAACATTACTACAAACAATACTCAACAACAAAAACAAGCTTCCGGTGGAGGCACTAAGGTTATTGAAAGAGTAGTAGAGAAACCTGCTGCTGAAAAACCTAAGCCTAAAACTGAAAAGGAAGCTTTAGCTGAAGACCCAAAATGGTAAAATACCTAATTCCTTTTTTGTTTATTTCTTTTGTAGGGTTGTCACAGATAGCTTCCACTAAAACGGAGGCTTATGTGGCTTCTTTTGAAAAAAAGATAAACATTGATTCTTTGATGGATTATGATGGACCTAAGATTCCTATCCAAATTCTATCATTAGGCATTAATGATGAAGTATACGCTGCTTATCCAGAATTAAAAGATAAGCGTGTAGGACTAGGTGTAACTAACATTGTTGTCGAATTCCTAGAAGAAACTAATCGTTTTACCTTTACTGAAGAAAAAGCTGAAATTAAAAATCGAATGGTTAAGCAATTTCAAGCATCTCAATCAGGTATTACCGAGAATAAACTAGATGGTAGAGGTAAGATTAAATTAGCTCAATACTTTGTCTACATTGAGGTTTACGACTTTAGTGTTAGTGAAGACGAATCTATTTCTTTAAAGGATGGGGTAAAGCAAACTGTAGTTACTCGTTTAGGCTTACAAGTTAAGTTTGTTAATGCTGAAACAGGAGAATACTTTACAGGAAGTGGTTTAGGTGATGCTAAGACTACTAGAGAGGCTACTCTAATGAACGATAATAACTTTAGTGAGATAAAGTTCAATCAATCAACTATTGGAGCTTCTACGAAGAAAGCTCTTGAGGGTGCTGCAAGTAAGATTATTGTTAGAATGATCAAGAAAAAAATCTTCAAATAGTGAAATGGTTATTACTACTACTATTCCTTCCTTTATTAACCCAAGCACAAGTTCTGACACAAACTTTTGTAGACCCTTGTTCTGGTCAGGTAGTAGTGGTTACAGTACCTATTGCAAATGGAAAAACTACCATAGTGTATCGTGGCAAATATCGGGTAGTAACAGCAAATGATATCACTACAGGTGAATTACAAGCCTGGATTAATAACTTAACTGTAAATTTTCCTTGCCCACAGGCTGAAGTTGCTGTAACACAAACAGTAGCTAAAGCAGTACAACAAGCAGTAGCTCAAGCTACAAGTGCTGCTACATCTCAAGCAACTTCTTCTGCTACAAGTGCTGCAGCTAGTGCTGCTACTTCTGCTGCTGTTTCTAGCCCTCCTCCTGTATCTACTCCAGCACCTTCTACAACTTCTAGTTCTTCTTCATCATCTTCTGAAACTCCTAAGACTGAAACTAAATCAGAAACTAAAACGGAGTCCAAGAGTGAAGAAAAGAGTGAAAGTAGCTCTGAATCTAAGAGTGAGGAAAAGAAAGAAGAATCTAAATCAGAAAGTAAATCAGAAAAGAAATCTTCTTCTAAGAGTGTAGCTAAAGTTAATCCTATTATTTATTCTAGTGACTTCACTATTGCCCCTACTACGGATGTGGTATCTATTATAGCTTCCGTAGGAATGTCTCAATCTTCTTTAATGGGAAACACTTCTTGGGGTATATCTTCAATGATTTGGTCTACATTTGATCAGTTTGCTTTAAGTGGTAGATATACCTTAATGAACTTCAATGAGGGTAAGCTACAATCCATAAGCAACTATGGTATTACTGGAGTTTATCTAGGTGGAAGTGTGCTAGGCTTTGCTACTGCAGCTTATATCTATCCATTAGGTAAATATGGTGTTAGTGGTGCTAACTATACATTTAGTGTAGCAGGAGCTGATAATGGCCTTAATTTGTCAAATAACATCTTATTATTTTATACTATTCCTGTAAAAGTGAGCAAAAGACTTACTATTAGCCCAGATGTTTATCTATCTGGTAGCTCAACTGGGTATCTAACTGATCAAAAAGTTTTTGTAACTGGTGATGATATTGGTGTAATGACTGGATTTAATTTCGATATTGCGTTTACTAAACGATTTAAGTTCAATTTTGCATTAAAAACATCATTCAATACAAACCCAATAGTACCCCAAACATATATGGGAATGATAGGAACTAAAGTGAATTTATAGTTCTAATATTAATTCCTAAATTGCAGTACGTTTTGTGTGATTTGGATTGTGTGTGCAATTAGGGGGATTTTATCCTCCTTTTTGCGTTATAAACGAAAATCCCCAAGGTCAATAACCAAGGGGATTAATTTACAACTATGAAAAAAATTAACTTACTCAAAATTTGTTCCCTATAAAGTTATGTTCTTTTATTTTAGATGTGGCTACATCAATGAACATTTCGTGGGTTGCAGTTAGTCCATCTCTATTCTTCATAAAGATGTATTCAATGGTATTATCAAACTCTACATTGTTATTACCTTCTTCTTTAGCTCTCTCATACTTATAATAGTCATCTCTATATAATCCAATAACTACGGAAGCATCTTGTTCAATTTGTCCAGAAGAACGTAAATCTGATAGTTTTGGCCTATGTGAGCTTCTTCCTTCTGATTGTCTATTTAATTGGGCAGCACATAAGAAAGGAATATCTAACTTCTTAGATAACTGTTGTATCTTCTTGGATACTGATCCCACTACGGCTGTTTCATCATTACTCTTAATGTTAGAATCAGTTATCAATTGCATATAATCAATAACCACCATTTTAATATCTTTCTCTCTTACAATCTTTTGTATTAAAGCCGACAAATAATTGATATCTCTATTAGCTCCATCATACCAAGTAATAGGTAGCTTTTCTAGTTTAGCTATAGCATCCTTTTGAATAGCCGAAAATTGGTCAATATTTATCCTTCCTGTCTTTATTTTGGAGTAAGGGGTATAACTATCCAATGTTCCAGAAATCATTCGGTAAATCAAAGATATCACAGGCATCTCTAGGGATAAGAATAATACATTATGCCCCATAGCGGAGGCATTCCTAGCGTGTTCTAGTAGGCAAATGGTTTTACCTTGTCCTGGCCTTGCAGCAAATAGGATAACATTACCTTTTAGCCACCCACCTGTAATATCATCTAACTTAGGATAACCTGTAGGAACTCCTGCAGTTTGTCCATTAGTCATTACATCTCCTAGATTATTTAAGGCATCCACTAAGGCAGATTTCATATCTACAATCTCCTTATCGTCATCCTTAAACATCTCTTGATTAGTAATGTAGTTTACCTTGTCTACCAAAGAAAAGTAATCTGATCCGTTAGCTAAATCATTAGTGATTTGTCTTGATAAGTCCATTAAATCTCTCTTACCCTTCAATTCAGCTAGGTAAATGAGTAATTCATTGGTACTTGTAGATGAATGAGTAGTTGTGGAGGCTAATAAGGTAGCCCAATCATTGTTTCCGCTTGATTTAAGCCTCAATACTACATCGGTTAAGGTATAGTTACCCTTTTCAGAAAATAACTCAGCACAAGCCAAAAATACACTTCTAGTTTGTTCGAAGTGAAATATGTTTGGTTTGATTATTTTTTGCACTTGTTTAAATGCAGAAGGATTAGAAGTGATTAGTGATATAACTTCCTTTTCCGCATCTAAATCGGTAAATGATATTTTCTCTTTAGCTTTCATAGTTGTAACTCTTAATTTTAATCGAATCTAAATACTATATTCTTTTTAGCTTCTTGGGCTTTTGGTAAGTACATTTCATCTTCCCAAGTCCTTTGATTTAAGTAAGTAAAAGGGTCTTTTCTAAACTTTACATCTGGAGTTGCCTTTAAATAGTGTGGAAGGGTTGCAAATATAGCATCAATTTCTTTCCAAGTAAGCTTTAGGAATCTAGGTTTTGCTTTAATTTGACCTGTTTTCTTATTGTATGTATTCCAAAACTCTAAGAATTTAGCTTCTTTCTTCTCTACATCTTCTAAAATATCTTGAGAATTAACCATAGGAATAGCTAATGGCTCTAATTCTTTAGTCTTAGTGTATAGAATTTCTAAACCAGGAGTTCCTGTAAGCTTAGTTTGATTCAATGAAGCTAATAATTCTTCATCTCTGATCACTAAATTCATATTAGATAGAACTTCTTGAAAGAAATCACCTAATCCTAGCATCTTATTTCTCATCTCATTAAAGCAAATACTGTTAAACCACCAATTACACCACCTAGCACTAAACCTATGATTAGAGCTGAAAATACAGCATATTCTACAAATTTAAGTGCTTTCTTAATGTCTTCACGCATTTCATTTTCCATTGTCTTGTTGTTTAGCTAATTCAATTAATCTGTTAATGCAATTATTTTCTGCATCCTCAATTGTATCAAAAAATATTCCATCATCATATTCTTCCATAAAATTGCCAGAAATTACATCTTCATATCTGCCACCTTGAAACCTTTCTATGTATCCAAATAAATTATACTTTTTATCAAACCATCTAAATACTTGTTGTTTAAGTGGGGCTTGAATTTGACAATATATATCATCAATGTAAAATTTCCATTCATTATCATAAGGGAATGATTTCTTGTATCCCCCACAACATTCTTGATCAAACCCTAATTCCTTTAAGGCTAATGCTTGCTCGTATGTTACAAATTCTTTTTCCATATTATTTATGTGAGCTTTTGTAAAAAGTAAAAACATCAGAACATTTACGCAAATCAGTTACAATATGATGCTCTATACCATTAATCTTAAATACAGTTAAGTAACAATATTGAGTATCATTGTTGGAAATTCTTCCAGCATTTATAACATCTTTTACGCATTCTAAAACACTAATATCAGATATATCTGTATTGTTCTTAATTATGATTTTACCCATTATACCAATCTTTAAATTTCTTAATTCTTATAAACGCTGCTCTTTCTTCAGCTCCTTTGTTATTTAATAATCTGGTTTTCCAGAGTTCTAATGTGTAGTGAGAGTTATGAATAATGTGGCCATCAAAAGAAATAAAGTCAATCAATGGCTCATTATTCTTCATAAACTCATCTACCCATTCAACAGCTTTCTGGTTGTAAAATGCTTGGTTTTTTCCTTGGCCTATCATTTCTTAATACTAAAAACCCATTTACATTTACTTCCATCTTAATTTTCTGATCACAAGACATACATCTGTACATTACAGAATATTCGGCTAAACTTTGATCAAAGTAATCCCATAATTGCTGTACAGGATGTTTGTGTCCACATTTAGGACACTCTGTTCTGTCTGTTTTTATTGCTTTTCTCTGCATTGGTTAGTTTTAAAAATCTGTAAGCCTCTTTTAACATTTTAGCTTGGTGTGTCCAGGCTTCTTGGATTGTATAACCCAATTCATTACGTTTTTGATCTTGGTCAATAATTGAGCCATCAGCGTGAATAATTTGTGCCATTAGAATAAAACTTTAGATACATAATATTGATTAACATCTCTTGTAGCATTAGGACCATGGTATAAATGATACATACCCATAGCGTGTTCTACTTTCATTCTTCCAGATTCCATAAATTCATCGGAACATTCAAAGAAACCTAAGCGATTAGAGCCTTTTTCAATAACAATAAAGGCTAATTCCTTACCAAATAGATGATTGTAGATAAATGCTTGAGAATCGTAATTATACTTCTTAGCGGAATACTTAAAGTCATCTAATGAAGTTGTAGTCTTTAAATCGTAGATAAAGTCTCCATTAATGATATCAGCCTTACCTTTCCAAAGTAAACCTTCAATTTCACCAATTGCTGGCACTTCGTATTTAATACCACTATCCCAAACTAGCTTAGATAAATCAGTATTAGCTCTTAGTGCTTTAACCATTTCATCTACTTCTTCAGCTTCCCTAAGCAATAACATAAAAGGCTCATTGCATTCTTTGCAAGCATCCTTGTAAATGTTAGTAGTTCTTGTGGAGGCATCAACTAAAGGGAATGATTTTAGTTTGTGAGGCTCTAAGCAAGCTGTATGAAAATAACTTCCTTGTAGCATTGCTAAAGTCTTTTCAGACTTCTTCTTAAACATTACAGGGTTATTAAGTAAAACTCCAATGTCAGAATTAGACAAGTAGCTTCTACCTAAGCCATTATAATATTCATTGTCATCTTTTAACGCTTGTATGATTTGATCGTGTGTCATAGTTTTATTAATTCTTGTTTAACTTCTTGATAATACTCTTGAAAAGTAATTGTATAGCCAAGAGATTTATCTAAATAATAGTTATCCTTGTGTACTCCAGAAAACAATATCTCATCTACTGCAATTAAAGCACAATTAAATGATGCAAAATTTCTAGCAGCATTATGTTTAATTTCATCAATTAACGCACTGTTAAATTTATTAAACAATTGTTCAGCTTTTTCTTTAGGTGTCATTGTCTTGCTGTAATTTTAAACTTATTCTTAAAATAATCTTTTACTACTCCATCGGGAGAAAATTCCCTAAAATCAGAAGGATAAACATCATTCATCATAAACTCAAGCATTGCAAAGGTGTAATCCCAGTAATGACTAGAAAGCATTAGTTGATGTGATTCCCAAAACTCCTTATCAATTATTTCTTCGTTCATCTTTAATTATGTTTATTTCTTCTTCTATTTGATTGTCAAAGATTCTTTTGTACACATGGCTATGAACTATAGCTTGAGTATATTTTCGTGCTCTAAATGGAATCTTTCCTTTTTCATTAAGCCTATCTGCTATATTTTGATAGACTTCTGTAAGGGTTTCACCCCTTGATAATTCTATATCTATCATAATAATATAAATTCAGTTATGTTACTTATTGGAATGAGCATCTCCTGTACAAGCTTAGGAAGTCTTTCTTTTTTCTTTGTTACAGGATTTTCTTCTATAATCATCAAAGAATTATTAATAAAAGGCTTTGGATGCTTAATTCTCAAACAAATTAATGAATCTGTATATCCTAAAACTACAGCTTCTATGCTTTCTAAACCTTTACCTAGCTTATAGGTAATTAAGGCTCTCCTATTTAGATTCTTTTGAACTACTCTTAGGAGAAAATTAGTCTCTCTTTTCATTAGAATGGAAGTGCATCACTTGGGTCTTCAGCTACTAAATCAAGATTAGGTGAATTATCAGGTAAAACACCAAACTTCTCATTAAATTCTGGAGTTGCAGTAATCTTTTTAGCTAACCATTCGGGTAAACCCATAAAAACTTCTTGATTCCAATCTGAATAAGATAAGATTCTTGTAGGATTTACCTGATCAGGACAAGTTAAACCCTTAGGAATAGGAGAAATACTGTTAATGTTAGCATAAGTCTTAGTGCCATCGGCAGACTTCTTGTGAGTAATGTTAAGCATACAAGCTTTGCCCACTAATCTAGTAATGTCAAAGTTCTTAGCCTCCTCATCTGTAAATGTTGCTCCTCTCCAAGCTTCTAAATGCAATCTAAGCGTAGCTTTTTCGTGGAATGATAGATTATACTCCTTAGAGATAACAAAGGGCTTCTCAGCCTCTCCTTCACGAAATACAGCAGTTTCTAAAGGTAATTCAAAGTCTACAATCACTTTGTGTCCTACTTTCTTCTCACCTTTGTATTCTGTTTCTTCTGTACCTACTTCAATCATTCCGTAGCATCTAGCAACGTGAGAGCCTGCAGGTGTAACTTGTTTTGGATAATTTGATCCACTTGATTTTGCGATAATTGCCATAATTTTATTGTTTATTTAATTTCTTCTAAAGTAAATGTAGTTTTATAATGACCTTTCATTTTTATTTCAAATATAAAAACATGGTCTAATTCATCTTCTTGCTCTCTTAAATAGCTTATTGCTTTATCAATAGTAGGTTCTGGATAAATCTCATCATGAGAATTTAAAATCGCTTCGGATGAAGCATAATAATAAATAACTTCCTTTGGGTCTACAGTAGGAATTACTGGTTTTTTAGGTCTTCCCATAATAATTATTGTTTAGGATAATGTAAATTCAAACTTGTTTTGAGGATGAGTAAAAGTGACAGAACCACTAGGATTAACCCTACTATTATATCCACATTTAATAAATTTTACTGCTAGGGAAGCCCTATATTCAGCCTGTGCAGTTGCTGGCTGATTCTTCCAAATAGATAAAATCCAGAAGTCTTCCTTGGTTATACCAATACGTTCTAACTCCCAGTTAAATAATTTTAAGTTTTCTTCCATAATATTTTTGTTTTGTGTGATACAAATGTAGTATGTTATTTATTGTTTACAATAATATTTAAAAATATTTTCAAAAATTAATGTTATTTAGAATTACTCTAAATAATTTGAGTTAAAGTAATCGTTATTAAATTCTTCTGCAGGGCTTATTCCATCCCTAAAACCAGCATCGTAAGCGATATTAATAATTTCTTCTTCTAACTCAAGGTAATAATCCTCTGATCGCACTTTACCACCTTCTAAATCTTCTAAATACTGTCTAAATGCTGCCTTCATTTGTATAAGGGTTTTTTGTTGTCATAAAATTCCATTCATCATATTCTGTATAGCTATATGTAAATGGATTGTTATTAGAAACTATATATTTATTATCTACTTTTTTTATAAAATGGGATACAATCCAAAAATCTTTATCGTGATCTCTTACCCAAACTACATCACCTATATTAGGTAATTCTTCTGGCCATTCTTGACTAAATCCTTCAAGTGTGTATTCGGTGAAGGATAAGGTAGGTTTAAATTGATTTCTATTTTCATAATCGTATAATGCTCCATCTTCACAATAATAAATACTTGTTCCTGTGTCAAATAAAACATTAAAATAACGCTTTAAATAATTAAAATCAATAATTTCTCCCCAACCTAACATGGCATCATATACTCTATCACCTTTTTTAAATACTGTTTCCATATTAATGATGCCAAGCACGTTTAGTTTTGTTGTGTAATTCCTTTTTTAATTCGTCAATTTCGGCTTTTAAGCCTTTAATTTCATCTTCTTGAGACATTATAACCCTGTTAAGATTATAGATAATTCTATTTTTAGTCTCATGTGATGCTTCGATATTACCTAATTCTGGATAATTACCAGAAGCAAGCACTTTCTTCAACTTTTCTAGGTACAATGTAAAGTCCATTGCTTCTTGTTTAGCGTGTTCTATCCAATCTTCTATGGATAAATCCTCTCTATCAAGAGTAACACCATATTTTTTCTCACCAAATTCAGCTCTAATCTGATATTGCTGAATAATTTCACTAACTATTGAGTCCATTTGTATTAATATCTGTTGTTAAAATTATGTTATACTCTAATAATAAATCATTGATTCGCTTATTAAGCTCATGCTTCTTATCGTATGGCATTTCATCTAGGAATAAACCAATTTTAAAGAAGAAGTGCATAACATTAGCAGCATTTACAAATTGCTCCAATACATTACCCATATCAACACCATCGGTATTTTTATTGGTAAAAACGTGATCAACTGATTTTTCTAATTCTTGCTTTAACTGGTTTGTTAATAGCTTAACCTTCCTAACATTGTAGGAACTGTGTACCCATTTCTCATCAACGAAGTCGGTCATGAAGTTGCATAGGGCATAATAAGTTAGGTAATTGTGTGATTGCTCTTTTGTCATCATAGTTGTTAAAAATTAATTGTTAGTGGACCAAACAGGAGTCGAACCTGTGACCTTGTCGTTATGAGCGACCTGCTCTAACCATCTGAGCTATAAGTCCAAATATGCTGTCTTTCCAGCTGTCATTACTTGTGGCCTTGCAGTGGCAAACCGTGTACCGAGGGTTATACGACTAAGAACCTCAATGCCAATATTTACAGTCGTATATTTAAACAAGTAAATTCTTTAATATTATAAAAACTTCAATTCAAATTCTATTCTTGGGGTAATTTTATCAACTCCTTTTCTAACGTGGAGTAAAACGCATTTGTTGTCATTCTTAAAGGCTTTTACCTTCTTTTGAAGTGTATCTAGGATAATCTTTAAACTACCATCTATATCGCTTCTATTGCTTTGGAAGTACACATCTAGGTATAACTCAAAAAATCCTTTGTGCTCTAAGTCTCGGTATTGCACACATTGCAAGTAAAACGATTCTTCGTAATCAATTACAGCTTTCTTCTTGTACATAAAGTGTCCAGACATTCTGTAACCATTAGACTTACTTGGCACTTGGCCATAGATTATTTGTTTCATACCCAAAAATAAAATTTCCAAAAAGTGATAAATTTAGAAAATAGGAAAAAAAAATTTTCAAATTTTACTGCACTACACCTTTATTAATCACTGTTTTTAACCCTTATCTTCAGCCAATAAAACGGCTATAAAGTCTTTGAAAATTTGTGGCCAATGTTTCCCATATCTATTCTCAACTTGATTCTTTAAATGAATCGGAATTCTGAAGGAAACTGTGGTCGAAGGAGCTAGTTTTGGTCTCCCAGCTTTTCTCTTATTTTCTACTGTTTTTATTCTTGGCATTTTGTTGTCATTTTGATTTGACAAATGTAAACATTTATTATTCATAGTTGCAAACATTTATTCGTTATTTTTAAAAAGATTTTCAAAGATTGCGTTTAAGAGCTGTATACCAAACAAAAATGAAAGTTCCCACCAAGGCGATCACAAAAATCACCAGGGAAAAACCGATTTGCTCCAAATTTCGGCCAGGACTATCAGCTTTTTTTGCTCTCGGGAGTTCGCCCACTTTTTCCCCAATTCCCTGAGAATTATGACTTGTCATTTTTTGCTTATTTAGAAACATTCTAAATAGTGATTTTGGTCCTGTACTGGTTTTGTATTCTCTCATATTAATCTAAATTTTGCCCCCTAACAGGGTTTATTTTGCTTGTAAGCGTTTAAAATGTTTTTAACGTGTAATTTATTAGGCTAGTGTATTTTAGGGCCTTAAATTCAAAGTATTGAAGCCCTGGTAATACCTTGCAATTGGTCCAGGGTTTATCCTGGTTTAATTGGTTTGTCCTGGGCTCTTTCCTTTGATCCTGCAGGGTTTAAACCTGGGCAGTAATAGGAATACCCCAGAAACGTAAAAAGCCCTAAACAGGGCCTAAATAAATAAAGCCCTAAAAGGGCCTTAATAAACTGCAATAAAATAGAGTCTATAAAAAAAGGGCCAAAGAGGCCCTAATTTTAACTAAATGTATTTACGTATTTTGTAACTGTTCGATTAACATTAAAAAAGGTTAATTCTATTCTTTTACCTGTATTCTTGAATTCTACAGGTAGGCAAGCTAAAAAGCTTTCTTTTATTTCTGTTATGGATTTATAGCCAAAATAACGGTTTTTGTCTATAATCTCCCCCCTGTAGCGACAAATTACTATAATTTGATCGCTGGGCCTTACTGTGAAACGCTGCATTTATTCGAAATTATTTAATGTAATGGGCATAATTACGGCCTGGGCTTCGCTTTCTCTAAAATTAGCCTTTATAGCCTTACCTGGGCCGTAAAAAGTTAGTTTAATATCTTTTTTGCCCATGGCACTATATAAAGCCCCTAATTTATCAGGATTAATAGAAACACTTTCTAAACTTTCTGTTTGTGCTTCGCTTGTGTGTAGGACCTGGTCACAATTAGGAAAACGGCTGTATAATTTCTCAAAATCGCTAGATTTATGAACCTGTAAAAATCCCAGGCTTTTTTTATTGTCGAAAATTTCAATTAAATCACATTCAGGCTTAAATTTAAAAATACAGCCCTTTTCTACTTTTGCATCTTTCCAATTTTGAGCACTGAAATACATTTCGTCGCCAAAATGGGCCGTAAGTTCGTCAAATAATGGCCTCGGGATCACCTCGTAAAAAGGTACTTTAATTAAGATAATAGCGTCCGTAGCGTAAAAATTACCGTTTAATAGTCTAATGTATTCCATTTGTGGACGAAATGGCTCGTTTTTGCTGCAAATAAGGTTTAATGCTTTCATTTTTTTTGTGTGTTAAGTGTGATAAAATAAAGGTTTGTTAAAATGTTAATTTGCGTATTCTTGTAAGTAATATTTAAATAATTCTAAAAAGGTGAAATTTTTGCCGTATTGGGTGCACTGGGTTTGAGTCAATCCCCCTGGTATGTTTATGCAATTATCAGAAGCGGCCCAGATATCAAAATCCTCCTTTGCATTTATTGCGTTTTCTATAAAATTATAGTCTAGTTCCTCATTAATAAACTCGTATAAACCGAAATAGGCTAATTGTGAAATATTGGTAGCGTCTCCCAGTTCATAGCCTGTAAAACTTGTAAGGCTTAAGGCTTCAGCAATCTCAAAGCAATCTTGATAATATATTACTTGATTGTCTAGGTCCGCTGCAATATGATCACCAATATAATCGGCTCTATCTAAATCATTGTCTAAAATAGCCTGTAATAAAAGGTCTTGTAAGTCCTCAATGTATCCGTATTTATTGAAATTGTTCATAGCTGTAAATTTTAAAAGTTTATAGAAAGGATTAATAAAGTAATAAATACAGTAAGCGAAGCGAAAAGCATTTCGTTTGTTTGGGCCTCCATTGGTTCACCTGAAAGGGCCGTTAATAAGTTTGATAAGAATTTCATAAGATTAAAAGTTTAAAATGTTAAGAATTTGTGAAGCTGCAGCGATAACCATAAAAAAGGCAACAGCCGCAAAAGAATAGATCAAAACAATTTCAAAAGGTTTGTAATTTTTCATATTAGTAATTTTGTTTAGTTAAGCGTTTAATAAATATTCCAATGCAATAAATCTTTGGCAAGCTTCGCGAGAGCTAAAAGGCTCTCTTACAAATTTATGGCGGGGCTGCTTAGTGTGAATTTTAAAGCCTTTAACGTGATCACCTGCTACCCAAAACAATTGTGTTTTTTCTGTATTTTTCATATCGTTTACCGTTTTTGTTGAGACAAACTTAATGCAGTTAATTAATGTAAACAAATATTAATGCTAATTTATAACGGTTCTAAATAAGGATATAAGATATAAAACAGGGTAAAATGTAGGTTTAAACGCTGTATAATAAGAATATACACCTTATTTAGAATGATTATAAATTACTGATAACAGTATAAATAGGCTTATTTAACCGAATAAGGGAATAAAAATATATTTTAATAAATGCTTTTTTATTTCAATTTTTTCCTTTTTTTACCAATTACAAATATTATACCCTTAAGTATACTATATAATATACTCCTTAGTATACCCTTAAGTATACTCTTATATTATATCATTAAGTATATTATATAGTATACTTAAAAGTAACTCTCTTTTCTTTCTTTGTATTTCTTTTTCTTTGCTTACTTTCTTTTTCTTTTATTTCTTTCTTTAATCCTTATTTATAATCATTACAGATAATGTATAAACACTTAGTTAAGCAAGGTAAACAGGTGGTTTAGATAGCCACTATATAAGATCATTAAACCTAATTAATTAAACGCTTTGTTTAGGCCCTTGTATTGCCTTGTATTAACGTGTTTACCCAGTGGTAGTATGTTTGTATACCTTCAATAATAATAAGGGTTTAAACGCAAGGTATTAACGCTGTTATAATAGGGCTGTATTCCCTTTGTGTATATATGAACAGTAACAAGGCAAGGAAACAAGGGTAAAAGGTGGATTTTGTAGGGTGGCTACCCTCGGCCTGTCACCTCTTTCTACTGGTATACCCTTTGTTTCCTACGTTTATACCCTGTTAGGCCCTTATTATAGGGGTATACAGGGGTAAAAGAGGGGTACAAGGGTAAAAAGCTGGGTAGCAAAAGGGGGAGGGGGTAGTTTTTCCTGGTAACCCTCCAAAAAAATCCTAGCAAAATTTGGTTAATAGTTGTTTACAAATGGTATTTGAATATTGTAATAAAAAGAGAATATGGTTGTTTAGAGAGAGTTTAATGTTTATGTTTACACAATCTTTCTATTAAGAATGGTTCTAAATAGGGTAAATCGGGGCGGAATTTAATCAATAACGTGTTGGTTATTAAGAAGTTAAGTATTATTTAGAATGATTATAAATAAGAAAAGATATATATTATATATTAAGTATACTCTTAGTATAATAAGTATAATAATGGTGAAAGTGATTTTTGTTTATTGAAATGATTTTAAAAAGTGCCTAAAAAAATTCTAAGTTTTTTTGGGGTTAATATAAACTACTACAATTATGGAAGCTGAAGAACAACCTTTAGTTGAAACGAAGCCTAGGGGTAATTACGAAAACATTAGACAATACTCCATTAAGCCTGGAGAGGTTAGGAATCCTTATGGTAGGCCAAAGAGTGTAATTAAGGAGGTAATGAAGAACTTAGACGAGCAATATCGTTTAAGGATGAGTAAACCTGAGGTGGTTAAGGTGATGACTTACATTAGTAGCTTGAGTGTTGCTGATTTAAAGCGTTTAGTTGCTGATAGTAATACTCCTGGGTTTATGGCTGTAATGGCTTCATCTATCTTGGGTGACATAAACAATGGTGAGTTAAAGAATACTGCTTTTATGTTGGAGTTTGAGCATGGTAAGAGCACACAACGTATTGAGCAAGACTTGAGTATTCATAATGATACTGTTAATCCTAAATTATTAAGTGATGACCAAATTAGACAACGACTTAGCGAAATTAGAGAGAGAAATATTGACGAGGGAACTTTCGAGGAGGTCGTTTAGTAGTTTTGTTTCTTATATCAAGCCTGATTATGATATGAGGTGGTTTCACAAGGTGATTGCTGATCACTTGGACTTGGTATATGCAGGTAAGATTAAGAAGTTGATGATATTTGTGCCTCCGCAACACGGAAAGTCTGAATTATCTACTCGTAGCTTCCCTGCTTACTTGCTTGGTAGAAACCCCGATTTGAAATTAGCCTTGGCTTCTTATAATGCTACATTAGCTGAACAATTTTCTACGGAGATACAGCGTAGGATGCTTAGTGAGGAGTTTAAGATGTTATATCCAGATAGTAGGATAGGGGAGAAGAAGGGTGAGGCAGTTAAGACTGCTGAATTCTTTCAAACTGTTGGCAGAAGGGGTTATTTAAGGGCTGTAGGTCGTGGAGGCTCACTTACAGGTACTGCTGTTGATATTGGAATCATTGATGATCCGCTAAAGGATAGACAAGAAGCTCAAAGTATTATCATTAAAGAGCAATTATGGAACTGGTATACCGATGTGTGGGAAACTCGTTTGCATAACGATAGTGCACAAGTTCTTATCCAAACTCGGTGGTATGATGATGATTTAGCTGGTAGGTTACTTGAAAGGGATAACGATTGGACAATCATTGAATTTCCTGCTATTCGAGAGAAAGCCGAGAATGATTATGATGAAAGGGAGTTTGGTGAAGCTTTATGGCCTGAGAAGCATTCCTTGGAGAAATTATTAAGAGTTAAGAAGAATGAGCCATTTACTTTCGAATCTTTATATCAACAATCACCTAAACCGAGTTCAGAAAGCTTAATTTATCACGATTGGCAGCCTTGTGAGCTGTTTCCTAAGGATGCTGATGTTATCTTTAGCGGACTTGACTTTGGATTCTCTAATGACCCTACTTCACTGATTAGAATTGCAAAACTCGGAAATAAGTTATACCTTGACGAGGTAATTTATGAGAAGGGATTAACGAATTCCGATTTAATTAAGAAGATTAAGATGTATCCAGATAAATTGAATGAGATTTATGCTGATAGTGCTGATCCTAAAAGTATTGAGGAATTAAAGAGAGCAGGGATTAAGGTCGTGAAAGCGGTTAAAGGAAATGACTCTGTTAATGCTGGAATAAGTAAGTTGCGTGAATACGAGGTATATTATACTCGGAGATCAAAGAACATCAAAAAGGAGATTGATAACTATCAATGGATAACAGTGGGTGGTAAACCGATTAATAAACCAATTGATGACTTCAATCACGCTTTAGATGCTATTAGATATGGGGTATATACCAAGTATTCAAAGAAAAAACTCTTAATATTCTAAAAATGGGCTTATTCGATTTTTTTAGTGGCAAAAAAGCCATGACTATGGTTAAAAACTCAATTCCTTGGAAAGTTATTGGTGGCCAGGCTTATTCTATGTATAAGACTGATTATCGTGAAGCTATAGAAAAGGGCTATGAGATGAACGTGGATGTGTATTCAATTGTGGCTGATATAGCATCAAGAGCAGTTGAAGTACCTTTAGAAATGTACCAGGCTAATAACAAGACTCAAACTAAACAATTAGCTAAATACAAGGCTTTAAATACAAGACCTACTCAAAGAAGTTTAGTGGAGGCAAGTCAGATTCGTAAAGCATCTTTAAAAGAGATTGAAGCTAATCCAATCCTTGATTTGCTTAAAAAACCTAATGGTTATCAAACTCAGAAGCAATTCTTCGATACTTTGTTCTCTTATGACCTTTTATTAAAGGATGTAGGTATTTGGGCAGAAGAAGACCCATTGAAACCTGGTAAGATTGCTAGACTACACGTTATTGCACCTTGGGATTACCAAATCTACACTGATGGCTTTAGGGTTATAACTGGTTACAACATTACATCTTTAAACCAAGATGTAGCACCAGAATGGTTCTTATCGTTTAGATCATTTAACCCTAGCTTTAATGACCAAAAGACTATTGCTCGTGGATTCTCTCCATTGACTGCTGGTTCTCGTGTGTTACAAAAGGCTAATGCTGCAGAAGAAGTGGGTATTGAAAACTTTGAGACTCGTGGAGCTGTAGGTTTTGTTTATAAGGATGATTTAAACGTAGATGACCTTGATCCAGAACAACAAGGTGCTTTTGAAGATAGAATGTATGATAAAATCTACAATTCTGCTTCTAAAGGTCGTGTTCAATGGTCTAATGCTAAAGTTGGTTACACAAAGTTATCAACAACTAACATTGACTTGGATTTAAGAGCTATGAGTAAGTTATCTACGGAGCAACTTTGTAGATTATGGCATTACCCATACGTTTTATTGAATGCTGATAACTTAACAGAGAGTAACTTGGCTGAATTTATTCGTAGAATGATTATTAACTGTGTTATTCCTATGCAATCTCGTATTTGCGAAGGATTGTTGGAGTTTTTAGCTCCTTCAATGGGAATTAACCCATCTCAATACGTTTTACGCTTTGATACAGATGCTTATCCAGAAATGAAGCAGAACTTCTTAGATGCTGCTAACATTATTGATAAGTTGGATGGTGTGCTTTCTCAAGATGAGAAGCGTGTGTTTATGGATTTTGAGCCTACTTATGATCCTTCGATGCAACAAGTATACATCCGTTCAAATCAAGTGCCTGTAAGCAGTTTAAACATTGATCCTACGACATTAGGGTCTATGAATGAGTAATTATGGAAAACTTTCATATCATAGTAATTTCCGTTTCATTAACCAGTTCATTTTGGTTTGGGTTTTTCCTATGGTATGAAGGTTTTATTAAGAAAGCGGAAAAGAAGAAGGTAGAAAAACTTTTTAAGGATAAAAAATGGTAAGTGACGAAATGTATAAAGTTGCTTGGCGAAGAAGGCACGACATCAATGAACGTGCCTTATTTGCTTTTGTTAGAACTAAGCTTGGTGCAGAAACTAGGGCATACCTAGCTACACTAGAAGGCAGAAACCCCAATACATTTCATATTACTAACCATTTTAGCGAAAAATGGATGATGGACATCTTAAAAGATGCTTATCAAAAGTTTGGCCTTAAACAATCCGAGTTTCTCAATAGATACAAGAAGAAAGAGGAAGAAGAAGAAGACAACTTTAATGAGGCATGGTTACTACTTTTGTTATTGCGTTTTAGAGATATCACTCAATTTATAGTTGTACTAGGCATTATTGCCACAATTAAGTACGATATACAAAAGTTTGTAGACGATAAACTAAAACAAGGCATCCCTGCCTCCGCTATCATTACCCTATTAAGCGTTTATTTGGCCCAGAAGAACATAATTCGTAGTCAGACGATAGCTAGGACTGAAGTGACTAAAATAATGAATCTAGCAAGCGATTTATGGGCTTCTTTACAGCCTAAGATTACCAAGAAGAAATGGATGGTTATTTTGGATGGCAAAGAACGTAAATCTCATCACGATATGGATGGATATCCTGCAATTGCTTTAAATGAAAAGTTTATTGTAGGAGGCTATCCAATGGCCTATCCTGGAGATGGTTCTGCCCCTGCAAGCGAGATTGTTAATTGCAGATGTGGGGTTAGATATATTTAAAATTTTGTATTTAGTTATTTTTATTATATTTGCAAGCAATAGATAGAAAATATGAGAGATTATAAGATAAAATCTGAAGGGGAGATAACTGAAGTCGATGTTGCAAAACGGACTGTAATGGGTTATGCTGCTAAGTTTGGTAATATTGACTTGCATGGCGATATGATTATGCCAGGTGCATTTACCAAGACTATTCAAGAACGTGGTCCAGGGGGAAAGAATGAAATATGGTTTTTACACAATCATAGCTCAGATAGCCCACTTGGTAAGCCATCAGTATTGAAAGAAGATAATTATGGTTTATATTTTGAGGCTGCTATTATTGACACTGAGATTGGCGAGGATATCCTTAAGTTGTATGACAATGGTTTAATTAACCAGCATTCAATTGGATTCTCTACAATTAAGGAAACAAGAGTAGAACCAGATGCTAATACAAATCAAAAGCCGTATTATCAGATTCAAGAAGTAAAATTGTACGAATTTTCGTCAGTTCTATGGGGAGCTAATCCTGAAACACCATTTGTAGGTTTAAAATCTATGGATGCTAAAGGATTGCAAGATCGTTTTGATAAACTATACAAGCAATTGCGTAGTGGAAATTTAAAGGACGAAACTTATGAATTGATTGAAATTGAGTATAACTTTATAAAATCGGAGTTGTTCAAACTAATTAATGACAAGGAGTCGGTTAAGTCCACTCCTGAGATGATTAATCCAGAAGAATTACAAAGACAAGTGCAAATCGAATTTTTAAAACAATTAAAAAACTCTTTTAAGTAATGGAAGATATTAAAAAAATTGTTGATGAAGTAAAAAGCGACATCAACGAAATGATTCAAAAAGGTGTTGGTCGTGAAATGGAAGGCTTAGGCTTATCTGATTTGATCGAGCAAACTAAAAATGCAGGTGTTAAATTACAAGAGGTAGAAGGTAAGGTGGAAGGTTTATCAAAATCTGTATCTGATGCTATCTTAGATTTGAAAGCTAAGTCTGTAGAGCCAACTAAGAAAGAAGATTTCTTAGCGAAAAAATTCGAAGCTCGTGAGCAAGAATTCAAGTCTATGACTACTTCTCGTTCTTCAGTTGCAATGGAATTGAAAGCAGTAGGTGATATGAACTTAACTGCTAACATCGGTTCTGATTGGGCTTCTAAGATTGCTGGTTTATCTAACGTAATCTTAACTGATCCTTTCCGTTCAGTTCACTTGCGTGATTTGATGCGTTCTTCTGTAATTGAGCAGAATGGTGTATTTAAATTCGCTAAGAAATCAGGTGGCGAAGGTGCTCCAGCAGTTCAAACTGAAGGTGCTTCTAAGGCTCAAGTTGATTATGACTTCACAATCACTGAGGTAACTCCTAAGACTATTGCTGCATACAGCAAAATCTCTAAGCAGATGTTATCTCGTTTATCTTGGTTACAAAACTTCGTTTCTACACAAATGGTTAATGATTTGTTAGAGCAAGAAGATACTAAGTTATTTGATTATGCAGGAACTGGTGAATTCACAGGTTTATACGAAGCTGCTTCAGCTTACTCTCCATCTGGATCAGTAGTTGCAGGTTCAAACCGTTGGGATAAATTAGCTAACGCTATTGCTCAGAAAAAAGCTGCTCGTTTCCGTCCTTCTATCATCTTGGTAAACCCAATTGATGAGATGGAGTTGTTGATTAATAAAGAATCAGGTGCTGGTTATTCTCACCCATCTTTATTATCTGGAACTGGTTTAACAATTGCTGGTGTGCCAGTTATTTCAACTGATATCATCCCTGTTAACACTTTCTTCGTAGCAGATATGAATAAGGCTGCTGAATTGTTATTCGAAGACAACGTAATGGTTGAATTCGCTTACGAAGATGGGGACAACTTTACTAAGAACTTGGTTACTGTGAGAGCAGAAGAATCTATTGCTTTGCCAATCTACTTCGGTAGTGCAATGACAAAAGGTACTTTTGTGGTAGCATAATCACCTTTCTTATTTTAGTGTTATTATGTAAGCCTACTTCCCATAAGAACAGTAGGCTTATTTTTAAACCTTAAACTTAAATAAAATGGCAAAGGTAACTTGTGAACAACACTTTTTCGATATGGAAGCTAATCATCCTCGTATGGTAGGTGATTCATTCAAAACAAGTAATGACAGAGCAAAAATGCTAGAATCGAAAGGTTTAGTAATTGTTGTAGAAATGGAAGAAGAAACTGATCCAGTTAATCCTCCTCAAAATAAAGTTGTAAAACCTTCTAAGAAGAAATAATGGCTTACATACCTGAAGTAGTTAAAACAAGGGGTTTAGAAATTAAAATGGTTGAGGAAATCACCCCTTTAGCTGAAGTAGTAACTTTAGACCAAGTTAAGCGACACTTGAATATTGAAATTTCTAATAATGACGATAATCAAAAGCTTAGTGATTTAAGGTATTCTGCTATTCACGAGGTTGAGACATATATCCAAAAGAATCTAAAGCCAAAGCGTATGATTCAGTCTTACATTGAGGTAAATGGTACAATTGATTTGTATTATGGCCCAGTGACTGATATTGAGTCTGTAAAAGATGCTGCTGGAGTTGATTTGTCTCACACTGTTAGTGAATTAAACCAAAAGATTTCTGCTTATTCTTCAGGTGGTATGGTAGTTACTTACATTGGAGGGTATCTTCCATTGCCTTTTGATATTCAAAATGCTGTATTAGATATTATAGCAGTTGATTATGATCAGGCGGTAGAAGACAAGAAATTGGCAATTAGAGCTATTAAAGAACGTATTAGACATTACAGACCTATCTATGTATAATAAACTTAGCAGATTTACGGCTAACTTTCAAACCATGGTAGAACAAATACCAGATGGTGCTGGAGGTGTTACTGCAGCTTCTCGTCAAGGGTATAGCTGTAATGTGCATATTAAGTCTACAAGTTCATTTTATGGCAACTATGGTGGTGTCAGAAATGAAGAAGGTGGTCAAATTGGTACTGATCAATCATTTGAATGTATGGTCAGATACAATAGTCAATATGAATTTAAAACCACTACTGTAATGGTTTTTAAGAATAAAAGATATGCACTTTCTGATATCACTAATGTTGATTTTAAGAATAAGTGGATAACTTTTAAAGCAACTGTAAGAAATGATTAAAGTTAAGTTTGAGGGCTTAAAGATTTTAATTAATAGATTTGAACGTGCACAAAATAGAGCCAAAGACATAACAGAAATGGTTATGCAAGAAGCTGAAGCACTTTCAAGTCAATCTAAATCATTAGCACCTGTAAAGACTGGAAAACTTAGAAATAGTCATTATTTTAAAAAACAAGAAGGTAGAAATAAAGTAACTGCTACAATTGGATTTAGAGCTCATTATGCCCCTTATCAGGATTTTGGTACAGGTAAGAAATTTAATTTAACAGGAACTTTATCTCCATACCAAGATTATATTGCTGGCTTTAAAGGAGCTAATCAGAATCATAAAGGTTTAAGGGCTAGAAAGTTCTTATTTCATCATTATGTGATTACTACCAGAAGAATTACTAGAAAAGCTAGGACTAGATTTAAAAACATTATGAAAACTTAATAAGATGGTAGCAAAAGACCCACAATTTGATTTAAGAAAGGCTTATTTTGAGACTTTGACCAATATTACTAGCAATGGTCAGCCTGTTGAAGTTTTCGATGAAATAGTTCCTAGTACGGCAGCATACCCTGCTATTGTATTTATGCAACAGACAGGTAGAAATGATGGCAATAAAGATAGATTTATTCGTGATGAGATTATTGATATTCACGTCATTACTAAGTTTGTTTCTGATACAGGAGGCAAAAAAGTAGCTAATGATATTGTTAATCAAATTGCAAATAAAGTCCTTTTAGGACCAAGCAATTTTGGTATTAGTTCACACCTAACTAATTGGCAGGTTTTGAATTGTGAATATCAAACAAATACATTAACTTCACAATTGCCAACAGGATGGCAAGTAGAAATTATCGTAACATTTAGTCAATTATTAGAACAATTAAATTAGAAATAAAATGGCATTAGTAAAAGGAACAGACTTGCGTATCTTCGTAGGTACTAAGGTTATAGCAAACGAAACAACTTGTGATATCGAATTATCAACTACAATGATTGATACTTCATCCAAGGATTCAGGTGTATGGGAAACTGCAATTCCAGGTCGTAAAGCTTGGAATCTATCAGCTACAGCTCAATTAGATTATGCAGATGGTGGTGCAAACTACACTTATGATGAACTATTAGCTGCTTGGATGGATCAAACAGAATTAACTGTTTCATTCAAAACTGCTGCTACAGGAGCTACAGTATTAACTGGTTTAGCTTATGTTGAGTCAGTACCAGTAAAAGGTGGTGATCAAGAGATTGCTACAGTAGATATTAAGTTGAAAGGTAATGGTCCATTAACAAAGACTACTCAAGCTTAATATTTAAAAATTTTTGTTTACATTTGGGGTAGGGATATAATCTCTACCCTTTTTGGTTAAATACACACAAAACACACACACAATGCGTAGTATTACATTTGAAGGCAAGAAAATTAACTTTGATTTTTCCTTAGGTTGCATCAACGATGTATATGTAAGAGAGCTTGGAGGGCAATTTAATGATCTTGTAAGTATGCAAGATTATCAAGATAACCCTTCTAAATTATTAGATATAACTAGAGATATGCTCCTTAGTGGACATATTTATTGGTTATTCTTAAATGGCCATGATGAAGAAGCTGAATCTATTTTAAGTAAACTTAGAGGATCAAGAATGTTAGCCACTAAATGGTTAATTAGTGCTCAAGTTATTAATGTTGTAGAATGGATTACTGCTGATTTAATGCCAAGTGATTTAGACCAGCCAAAAATAGGTAATGCCACAAAAAAAAAGAGGTAATTACTTGGGGTAAAGTTCTTACAAGAATATATATTACAGGGTTGAAGCCATGGGAATGGAAAAGAATGACTTTCGGGGAATTTCTGGACTATGAACATGGCTTTGAGTTTAGAAGGGCTTATGAGTGGGAAAGGACTAGAAAAATAATGTGGGCTTCATTAGCTGCCATGGGAGGAAAGGATGCACCAAAAGCTCAAGATTTAGTTCCATTGTGGACAGATAACCTAGGAAAAGTTTTAGAAAAACCAAAAGAAAAAGAGTATCTTTCGGATGATATAGTGAAAAATTGGGTTAATTCTATAGAATAATGGCAGAAACTAATGAGTTTTATATAAAAATTGGGGCTGATGTAGATGAGGCTATGAATAAGCTTGGTGCTTTATCAGGCAAATTATCATCATTAGCATCTAGTACCCAAAGAAGTGGTAGTCAAATTAGCAATAGCATGACTAGCACATCTAATGTAATTTCAGCAGCATTCTCATCAATGGGGCTTGCTTTAACAACAGTTGGTATTGTTGGTGGAATTATTGGAATTGGTAAGGCTGCATTAAAGACTGCTGCAGAATTAGAACAAATTTCAGTATCATTCGAAGTATTTACTGGTAATGCTGAGACAGCAAAGAATATGCTTGCTGAGTTAAAATCTCAAGCATTATCTTCACCTATGCAATTTCAAGATATTGCAAAAGGTGCTCAAACATTATTAGGATATGGATTAACTGCAGAGCAAGTTATTCCTTTAACCAAAATGCTTGGAGATGTTTCAGGAGGTAATGCTGATAGATTTTCAAGACTTTCTTTAGCTTTTGGGCAAGTAAATGCAGCAGGTAGATTGATGGGTCAAGAAACTCGTCAAATGATTAATGCTGGATTTAACCCATTACAAGCAATTTCTGAAAAAACAGGAGAATCAATGGCATCCCTTAGTTCAAGGATGCGAGAGGGGAAAATTAGTGTTTCAGAAGTAGCTCAAGCATTTATATTTGCAACTTCTGAAGGAGGTAGATTCTTTAGAAATGCTGAAAAGCAATCAGAAACTCTTAGTGGTGCTTACAATAAAATGAGTGAAAGTATTACTTTCACATTATCTACCATAGGAGAAAACTTAAATAAAACATTTGATATATCTGGTTTACTTACACACGTTTCATTCCTTGCTACTCAACTTGCTAAAAACTTTGAGTCTACAAATGATGAAATGGCTAAATCAACATTTTGGAGTGGTGCATTAAAGGGAGCTTTAGATTTCTTAGCACTAACATTAGATGTTGTTATAAAGGGTGTAAAATTATTAGGTAGTGCTATTGAATATGTATTTGATAATGATAAATTAAGTAATTTTTCTAACTGGCTTGATGAAACATCAATTAAGTTAGCAGGCTTCTTTGGTAAAACTGCTCAAAATAACTTTAAGCAGCTTTTAGACTATTTGAATAATTTTGGTAAAGAAGGTTTTTCTATTGAAAAACAAATGAAAAACTCACTTACCAGAAAAATCACTGACTACCAAAAGTGGTTAGCAATGTTCAAGAAAATGTCAGGTGGTGCAGGTGGAGGTAAACCTAAGCCTGAAAAAAAAGAGGGGGTTGAGACTATAGCAGGTACTGATTTTATTACAAAGGCTCAAGGCGAAAGAATTAAGGCATTAATCCAGATGGAGAAAGATGCTGGAACTGAAATTAGACAACTTGGGTTATCGGCTAATGAAAGAAAATTAGCTGATTTAAAATTATCTCATGCTAAGTTAATGGCTGAGATGAAGAAGGCTGGAGTTGATTCTACGGCTATTGAATTCAAGAATTTATCAGAAATATCATTATTAGCTCAACAAATACAAGCAGAAAAGAATGCTGCTATTATGAAGTTGATTAAGCCTGTAAGTACATTTGATAATTTTAGATTACAAAATCCTATAAGTAAGATTACAGAAGGTTGGGATCAATCAGTTATTAATAACCAAATTGATTCATTCCAAAATTTAGGTAAATCTTATTATGATGCAGCTAGAGGTTTATCAGAAAACATTGCTGGTGGTTTAGGAGAGATTGCAGGATCAATTATGTTAGGTGAATTGACTGTAGGAGATGCTTTTAAATCTCTTGGAGCTTTAATCCTTAATATGTTGGGAGATTACTTGATTAAAGTCGGTGGAGCAGCAATTACATTTGGTGTAGTTAATACAGTATTGAAGAATGCTTTAACTGCTGGATTTGCATCACCTGAATCAGCAATTGTAGCAGGTATTGCTGCAGTATCTGTCGGTACAGCCCTTAAAGGACTTGCAGGTAAGGTTACATCTTCAATGGATAAAAATAAGTCCACAGATGGCAAATCTATAGCATCTGGTGGAACAGGAGCTTCATCAAGAATATCTGGTAGCACTTATTCTTACGGAAATATGAGCAATGTTCAACAATCTGTAAGATTATTCGTAGATTTGACTGGTTCAATTACTCAGACTGCTACTGGCTACGCTATCAATAAGTCAATGGAAACAACTCTTAGAATAACTGGAAGATAATGACAGGATACGGAATACTATATCGCTTTGAGTTTGATGGGTTTTGTAATCCATTTAACGAGATGCTTGTTAGCAACAATAAGATACTTATTCTTAAAAAAGACTACACTGGTACAATTACTGATATCCCCCATGGGCAAGTAGGACCAGTTATAATTGATTATCCTACAGCAGATGATGATATCTTCTATCCATTGAAGGGATCGTCTCTTACATTCAAAGTATTGGGTGGTGTAATCAATATGGATTCACTTATTAGTGAAGATGAAAAGGAATACATCATTGAATATTATAGAGCTGGTAATTTATTCTGGAGAGGTTTTGTAAGCCCAGAATTATGTGATGAAGATGTATTTTTAAAGTACCCCGCAATTGAATTTAAGACAATTGATGGGTTAAGTACATTAAAGAAGAATAAGCTTGATATTGATGGCAAGATGCCTCCTGGTATTCTTAATTTGTTGAAGGTTTTGCAAGGAGCATTAAACGGAATTGGATATGAGTATCCTTTAAACGTATTGTGCAAGATGTGGCATGAAGCTCAAGTTAAGACAGATTATTCTACTCCATTAGAGCAAACTTATGTTTATACTCCTTCATTAAAGGATAATAACTTTGAGTTTAGAAGTGATTTGGAGCTATTGCTTGACATTTGCCAAGTGTTTAATGCCTTCGTATACCAAAACTATGGTGAGTGGTATTATGTAAAGCCTAAGGACTTAATTTTTGGTGTTAGGGATGCAAGTAAGTTTGCATTAGATGGAACTTTAAATACAACATCTAAAAAGAACATTCCTACATTAATTCATGGCGAAGACTTTAAAATCTTAGCAGAGCCTAAGCGTAGAATTAGAAGATTTTATAAATACACTGAAGTAGAGTATCAAGGAGCTACAAATAAGTTTATTAATGGTGATTGTACCATTTGGGGTGATAATCCTAATGAGATTTTATTAACTGATACAACTTCATTAGCAGGAACTACACAAGCACAAACTGAATTTAAGTTCTTTAATAAAGGAGCTTCAGTAAATTCTTATTTATTGTATAGTCAATTAGAGAATAAGTATAAGCTTGGTTTAACTGCAGGAGACCCTCATAATGCTTTAAATTACTTTACAACTGGTAAGGTAGACATTAGATGGGGTGAAGGATTTACTTTGTCGGTTCAATGCCCTACAAATAACCCTACATTTTCTTTAATAGCTCAAATACCTTATATAACAGGTGTGGCTGAGTATTATTATGATTTTCAATCAGGAACTTGGAAAAACTCACCACATTATTACCAAAAGTCTTCTGATTATCCAGATGTAGATACTATTAATTCATTCTCACAACAATTCCCATTCCCTAATATTTTAGACGATTGGGATATCTATCAATATGAATCTTATTCGGTTTACTTAGTAATGTATGCTGGTAAGAAAATAGGCACTACTGCAACTTATGAATCTTGGTATTCTGATATCATTATTAATGGTCCTAAGCCATTAACTTACCTTGGTAAGCAATTGCCTACAAGAGAAGTATTTCATGTTGATAACATAAAGTATACATCCATTATTCCTGAAAAGAAAATGGTTTATTGTGGTGATAACTTTAATCAAAAAGAATTTGCTTTATACGATATCCAAGAGCCTTCAGCATTCTTGTATAAGTCTGGTAGTGATTACTGGCCTATGCAATCTTATTACACTGATGTGCTTACAGGTGAAATAAAAGGATCGTGGAGAGAAAGAGAAGAAGATGATAGATTTACAATCTTAGAGTATTGTGCTAGAAACATTCTAAACCAATATTCAGACTACAGAAACATCTTTGTTGGTACATTAATTGGTATAGATTTACAATATGGAGCTATTTATGAGTTCCCTAATCAAGGACCATTAGGTGGTAAAAAGTTCTGGCCATTGTCAATGAAGCTAAATGACTTTGAGTGTACAGCCGAAGTGGTATTTATGGAATTAACTTCCAATGAAATCTACGGACAGCTTACTCGGTCAAGATACGATGAAAATGGACTTCTAATTACAGCCGATGTTACGGCATCTAAAAAAAAAACTCTAACGGGATAGGTACTGATTTAGGCCAAGCTGGTAAAGAGGGAACTATATTTGATACATTCACAGTGTTCTACTTAGACGATTTTGTACCTTGATATGGCTAGAGAGATAGGATATTTTAAATACAAGTCACGTTCTTCCATAGAATTATATGGAAGTGGCTTGTTTACCGACAAAGAAGATAGCGGTTACGTTTATGGATGGGAGAATAAGTTAGGACAATACACACTAACAGCCCATCTAAAGCTATTTAATGGCACTACAAGCGATGCAAAAGCTGGATTGATGCTTAGGACTATGGCCAAGTCAGATTCGGCCTTTATTGCAGTCTTTGTTTGTGGTGATAATAAAATCAGAATCATTCGTAGAATTAATAGAGGAGATAATTTAACTATTGTCTCCACTACTGATATTCCTAGGAATGATGAAATATGGTTAAGAATTAATAACCTAGGTGGAGATTTAACAATCAGTTATTCTCTTAATCTTGATAACTTAGATGCAACTTATGTTACTTGGACAGAAATAGGTTCATTTACAGGTATAACTTCTGGGTGGAATAATCAGTATAAATATTTGAGTTGTAGTAGTGGTTCAGATAATGTAAATTTGGCTTACTTTACAAGAGTAAAAACAGAGGAGTGTTATGTTAGCCCTAATGGGCAAAAAGAAGGATAAAAATGGCTATTAAAACGATACGAGTATTTGCTGAATATACATCTGATGGGTACGTTCCTATGCCATCACAAGGCAATATTGACTATGGAATTACAATAGGTAATTCATTCCCAGAGACACAGCCTAGTTCTTATCAAACAGATGATCCCAACATTGATGTAGCAGTCAATACAATGACTGACTTTTATGTTTGGATTAGAACTCATGGTAGCCCATGGAATCCTAGTTATACTCGTGTAGTTAGAGTTTATCCTGATTCTCCTTCTATTAACTCTGTGGTTATGAATATGATCGTAGCAGTTGGTAGTGGAGGCACTTCTATCAATGCAGGTGGTGGTGTAACTTATTATCTTAATGGTGGAACATCTCAAGGTGTTTTAGATGGTTCTACTTATTATGAAATGAGTAAAACTCCTGTACAAGGAGCTATGGTAGACTTCTTTAAGATTAATACTACAGGATTTGAAAACATTGCTCAATTCGTTACAGATGCAGGAGACCCATCATTATTAAAGATTCCTCCTGGAGCATGGCCTTTAGGCTTCTATTTTTCAGCTTCTGATAATAGTGGTAGCCCTAAGTTCTACGCTGAAATATACAAGTATTCTAATACAGGTGTATTTACTCTTTTAGGTTCTAGTGTAGCTTCTGCTGAAGTTATTAGCAATGGTGTAGCTATTGACTACTATACTACTACAGTTACAATACCTGATACTACTTTGTTGATTACTGATAGAATAGCTATTAGAATCTTTGTAGATACAGATGGCAACAGAACTGTAAACTTCCATACTCAAGATTCACACTTAGCTTCTGTAGGAACTACATTTGCTAATGGTTTAACAGCCATTAATGGTTTAACTAAGCAAGTACAATTCATTGCAATAGGAAATGCTGGTAGTGATGCTGCTATAGTTTCTAGTGATGATACACATACAATCAATCTACCTACAGCCTCCGCAACTAAGAGAGGTCTTTTAAATAGCACAGATTGGGCTACATTTAACGCAAAACAAGCAGCCCTTAGTGGAACAGGTTTTGTTAAAATTGATGGCTCTACGATAAGCTATGACAATAGTTCTTATCAGCCATTAGATGGAGACTTAACAGCTATTGGAGCTTTAGCAGGTACAACTGGTATACTAAAGAAAACTGGAGCTAATACTTGGGAATTAGACACTACAACTTACTTATCTACAGGAGTTGCAGCTTCTACATACCAAAGATTAGATAAAATGGTATCTAACTTGCTTGCAAGTGATACTGAATACCCTAACTCTAATGCTGTTTTAGCTGCTTTAGCACTTAAAGCTAATGCTTTAAACCCTGAGTTTACAGGGTCAATGACAGTAGGTGGGGCTTATCCTAAGATTTACTTAACCGATAGCGATAATAATCCTGATTATTTTATTGGAAATGACGATGGATACTTTAGAATTTACGATCAGACTAATACAGCTAGTAGATTTTACATTACTAACTTAGGTGTTTCTACATTCCCAGGCAGTGTAGTTGTAGGCTCTATTGCTAAATCTGGTGGTTTATCTACGGAATTCCTTAAAGCAGATGGAACTGTAGATGCTAATACTTATGTGACTTCTGGTTCATTAAGCAATTATCTTTTAAGTGCAACTGCTGCTTCTACCTATCAAAGGTTAGATAAGATGGTTTCCAACTTATTAGCTAGTGATACGGAGTATCCTAATAGTAATGCAGTGTTAGCAGCCTTAGCCCTTAAAGCGGATGCAGCTAGTCCTACCTTTACTGGTAATATGACTATTAGCAGTGCTAGTCCTAAGTTATACTTAACTGACACTGATAATAATCCAGATTACTTCATAGGTAATGATGATGGATATTTTAGAATCTATGATCAAACTAATACAGTTAGTAGATTCTATATTACTAACTTAGGTGTATCAACTTTTCCTGGAGATGTAATAGTAGGTAGTATTGCTAAGTCAGGAGGTACAGCTTCTCAATTCTTAAAAGCGGATGGTAGTGTAGATAGTAATACATATTTAACTTCTTATACAGAAACTGATACATTAGCTTCAGTTACAGCAAGAGGTGCTACAACTTCTACCCCAATAACTGTAACTGCTTCTGAAGGCAGAGAAGTAAAAGTGTATATGGCATCTACATATACTACAGATGACTTAGTTTCTGGTCACGAATATGGTTGGTATGATGACCATTGGAGACTTGGTATGACTAGGTCAGGTGCTTCTGCTGGTGCTGATTTTGTAATTCAGTGGAATGGTGCTAGAAGATTATCATTAACCAATACTGGTAATCTTACAGTTACTGGTACAATTAGTGCATCTAATTTGAGTGGTACAAATACAGGAGACCAAACTTTAACAAGTTTAGGTGCTCAAGCTAAATTAGATGGAACTGGATTTGTAAAAGCTTCTGGTACTACTATCACTTATGATAATAGTACATACTTAAATACTACTGATGCTGCTACCATTTATCAAAGAAAGGATAAAATGGTGTCGAATTTATTGGCTAGTGATACGGAATATCCAAATTCAAATGCGGTGTTGGCAAAACTTGCTTTAAAAGCGGATGCGGCCAACCCTGTATTCACAGGAGATATGACAATCAGCGGAATTGCACCAAAGTTATATTTCACCGATACAGATAATAATCCGGATTACACATTATTTGTTGATTCAGGGTATTTTTATATTTATGACCAAACAGCCGGTGTAACAAAATTCCAAATAACACCATCGGGTAATGCGATAAATACCGGAACATTGACATCGGCATCTTTTATCAAATCGGGTGGCACATCATCACAATATTTGATGGCTGATGGATCGGTTTCAACATTATCAGGATTAGTCACAGGATCAGGTGGAACAAATTATTTGCCAAAATGGACATCAGCAAGTGCATTGGGCAATAGTTTAATTTATGATCACGGAGATGCAATTTCGATTGCGACAACATCCAATGTAAATGCGGTTAGATTGCAAGTTGCTGCAACATCAGGAAGTTGGATTAGCGGAACATTTGCAGGTACAGGCAATGCCGATAAAGTCGTAATAGGTAATTATTTAGGGCCGACAATTGGCGGTCATAATTCTGCATTAAATTCTTGGGCTTCATTAGCAATTAATCCGGAGGGTGGCAATGTAATGATTGGAACACCAACAAATTCAGGATATAAATTTGATGTAAACGGAACAAGTAGATTTAGTGGAGCATTAACAATTAAAACATCATCAGTTGGAGGTACTTATTTTGGGCAATTAATTGTTGAGGAAAACGGAGAGGCTGCAATTCAAATCAAGGGATTAAATTATAGTTCAATTTATTTTTCAGATGCCACTACAATGAATGAGGCAGGAATAGTTTATAACCATTCAACAAATAATTTAGAATTAAGAGGAAGCGGAAATACGGCTGATTTAACAATTGCGGCAAATGGTGGCGGTTTATTTTCTAGCACATTGCAAACAAATGGCAATGTAGGAATTAGAGTTACACCATCATCAGCAGGCGATCAGTATTTAACAACCGGAGATGCAGGTATTGCATATTCAAATACTTATTTTGGTACAGGTCAAGTTCGAATTGGTGGAGGTGCTGATCACGTTGGAAATACAGTTTTATCTGTTGCCCCAGGTGTCGTGAATTTTGATAGACCTGGTGTTGGTGGTGGAGCCTTAAAGATTTTTAGTGATGGTAAAATAGGTATTAATCAGACAACTAATAATGGATATCAACTTGATGTAAGTGGTACGGGAAGGTTTAGTGGACAATTAACATCTGATTATCGTTTAGGGTTACCCGGAATGACAATTGGTTATTGGGATTCAGTAAATAATCGAATTGAAAGTGGTAGTAGACCTTTATTAATTACATCTTATTCTCAACCAATTTATATTGGGCAAAGTGGTAGTGCTAATTTAACAATAGCAACATCAGGAGCAGCCACGTTTTCGAGTAGTGTTACAACTCAAGGAGAATTAAATGTTGGCTTTGGTACATTATCATCTGATAGAATGATGCAAGTAAGTGGTACTGCATTTACAAGTGGTACTAGTCAATTTGGTGCGGTATTCAATCCAACTTTTGGCAATACAATTACTAATTTATATGGTATTTATATATCTTTATCTAGTGGAACTTCTGTTACTAATCGTTATGCATTGTTTGTTGATGGACCAAATTCGGGTACTGCTACAAATGATTATTCTATTTATTCAGGGAATGCCGCTAAGTCATATTTTGCAGGAAACGTAGGAATTGGAACGAATTCGCCGGGTGAAAAATTTGAAGTAAATGGATCAATAAAAGCAATTGGTAGGACTATAAATGCAACATCAACAGGTGGTCTTTCGTTGGGTTATGAATCAGGAATTGGATATTTGGAAACATGGAATAGTTCAGCGTTAATTGTTAGAACATATAATTACCAATCATTCAATGTTAGTGGTACTCAATATTTAAAAATCAATACAAATGGAAATATTTTAATAAACACTAATACAGATGCAGGATACAATGTTTATGTAAATGGACAAATTGCAATGGATACCGGTTCATTTAAGGCGATATTAGGAGGAGTACAAGCATCTTGGGCAGGAAGTGCATCATATCCAACATTATATGGAAGTTCTAATGATAGATGGGTGATGCACATTAATCCTCACGTATCATACACTCAAAATGGGGTTAATGGATATACAGGAACTACATATGGTGCAATGCTTAGAATGGCAGGAAATGCGGCTGCAGATATGTATTGGGATATTGGGATTGGTGTTTGTTCTGTCGGAACAGATAAATTTGCGATTGGAAGAAATAGTACAGCATTATTAACAATGACAAATGGTGGTGCTGTAACAGCTGCAAGTTTCTTTGAATCTTCAGATAAAACTATTAAGACTTTAATTGAAGATAATTATCAAACTAAAGGTATTGAATCTATTATAGCTAAGTTGTATATTAAGAATGGTAAAGAAGAACTTGGATACTTTGCACAAGATGTACAAGAAATATTACCAAGTGCAGTTAGCAAAGGAACAGACGGATTACTGAGTCTTTCTTATCGTGAGGTGCATACAGCAAAGATTGCAAGATTAGAGAAACGTGTATCAGAATTAGAACAATTATTAAACTTAAACTAATATGTCTTGGGCAGGAATAGCAAGTAATCAATGTGTGAGTTGGGCTAATCTTCAGGATGCGGTAAATAATAATGTATTTATACAGATTGGAACTATACCTCCTCCAGGTATACCTAGTAATAGGGAAGTTACTAAGCTAGGTGCTTTAACAACAGTGGATATTCAGACTTCTCCTTTATCGGGTAAGACTGATAATCAATTAGTAGTTAAAAGCAATTTAGTAGCATCTTCTTACACTTATTATCAACTTAATCATTGCTCAGGTGGACCTGCTGCGTGGACTAAGATTACTCCTGTATTGGGATTGGGTCAGCGTTATGTACTACCAAGTGGTAGTCCTGTGTTCTATTATTACAATGGAATATTTCAAACTACATTACCTGCTGGATATAACGGATCGATACAAATTGTATCAGGACAACTTTTTTGTCCTTAATTTTTAGTAATTTTAAAAAAAATATATAAATGAAAACTATCGAAGCAGTCTCAATTTGGGACAATGGTACAGTACAACAAGCGACTATCCTTAACTCTTATGCAGTAAATGTAACTTTAAATACATCTGCTACTTTTTGGTACGGATTATTTACTACAACCGAAGATGGCAATGTAGGAGTGCAAGTTGCTCAAGGTAATCTGTCTATGACAGGAGAGGCTTATGCAGAATGGTCACAAGATACTTATGCTTGGGATTGGATTGCAGGTCAATTAAACCTAGTTATTACAGGAGAATATGTTCCTCCAGTACCTCCTGAGCCAATTGTAGAAGAAGAAGTTGTAGTTGAAGAACCTATTGTGTAACTTTACAAAAAAAATATATTATGAAACTTAATTTTAATTTTAATCTAACCGATTTAGACGGTAAAGAACTAGAAGGTGCTAATGCAGGAAAGTTATTAGCTAACACACTTATTCAGCAAACCAAAGGTGATGCTGTGAAGTATTGGGAATGGGCTCTTGCTTTAAACAAAGGCGATATCCTTGACCTAGACTCATCTGACCAAGAGACTCTTAAGACCTTTATTAAAGATAGCGAGACTGTTACTATCTTAGCTAAGGCTCAATTCTTAAATGTTTTTAAGAAGGACTAGTCTATTAATTACATCATCAGCAGTTATACTCCTCTGACATTCAAATTGTCGAGGAGTATTTTTGTATATAGGGCACCAGTCCCACGATTTGTCAAATTTAAAGTTCTGATTGTTCCAGCACCCATTGCAAACATTTTTATTTGTGATGCGTATACACTCAAACTCGTGGTCCTCTTCAGCGAAGTTATTTATCATAACTACTTCTTTACCTAGAGCCCAAGCAAGCCAACTCACACCACTTCCCAATCCAATAAAGAATTCACTGTGGTCGATCAACGCCATCGTATCAAAGATGTTGTGATTAATAATCTGCTCACAATTATCGAACGGATTCTCTTCAAGCGATACGTTAATTACTTTATAGCCTTTCTCGTGTAAATAGTTAATTACTCCTTGCCAACCTTCCTTTGTCCAAAACTTACACCCTGATGTAGAGTTGGTAGCAATGGTCACATACTTAGTGTCGTTTATTACTTTTTTGTATGGATATATTATTGTTGGCTTAATCTCTTTGAACTCAAGACCAAGAATCTTGGTAGCTGCCTCTTGTAGTTTAATAGTATTTGGTAACTCAGGCTCCTTGTTTGAATCATAGAACCAACCAATGTTATACTGAGCATAGATATTAGGCACAACCGTTCCAGGTTCCACTAACTCTATCTCAGGCATAAATAATATCTTATTTAAGAATGTAGATAATATTACCTTACACTTATGTTTCTTCTGAAACTCTTCAGCATATGGTGCCCAGGCAATTGTATCGCCTAATGACTTACTAGATAAAGCGATATACACACGCTTGCCTTCTAGGTCAAGTACGTTATCGTGTATTAGTCTACCATCCATATAGACTTTACTATGCCACTTAGTATAGTATTGTCTATTAAGTTTGACCCAACAGTTTGATCCGATAGTATTCTCATAGACTAACTTGTCAGCATCAAAGTATTGTACCTTAAAGTCGGCTTTCAGTCCTGACTTAATCTCTAGGTATGGCTGACCAACAAAGTGTTGGATGATTTTAACATCTTGTTCTTGTTTGTCTAGCGTCATTACTTTGTTGTAGAATGCCTTTTGCTTGTCCCAGAATTTAACTGATGTATTATCTGTAGGTACATTGTAATTACATTTAATAGTATTTAGATCGGTGTCGATAGGCTGAATATACTTATCAAACATCGAGCCGTACTGTGGCAGGTTGTGGGCAATGATTGGTTTACCAAAAGATATTGCCTCACGTAATACTAGTGGGTTACACTCCCACGTAGAATTGAACATAAAGATATCTGCCATCTTAATGAACCTATGTGCATCATTTCTCTCCAACCACACGTGAACATTAGATGGCAAATCCTTCATTAATGGCTCCCAGTAATGCTTGAAATTTATAGCTTGGTTTCCGACAAAATGAAAGTCCATCTCGGGATACTTTCTAGCTATCTCAATCCCCTCAGCTTGATTCTTACCAGGAGTCCAAAGACCTACGTTTACTATGTTTATTTTGTTTGTATAAAAAGGATTCTCATACGTCTCACTAGTCCTGTCATCAATAGGAAACTCAATCACTTCTTTGTAAGATGGAGATGAAGCGAATGTCTCTAAGTGATATGGCGTGCAGAAGTAATACGCATCAGGGTGAAATATCTTTTCTATGTCATGTTTAAATGACACGTCATGGCACGTCTCCACGATTCGATAGTTTCGGTCTTCCCGATATAACTCAGAAATCATATCACGATTAAATCGCTCAGATGGCTCGTGAATGTGAACAATGTCGGGATTGAATTTTGCGATGATGTTGAACAACTCCATCTTGTCCTCGTGCAAAGTATGAAAAGAAACTAGCTCCTTGATAGCATTTCGTTGCACGACATAGTCTAAGCTATGGCATTGATATTCTACTACCTCAATCTCAAATGTCTTATAAAGAGTTTGAACACTCTTTAAAACAAAACCGGGCATCCCTCCAGTTGAGCAATGTGGAATTAAGTATAGTAGCTTCATATGCTAAAATTAAAATATAATTAGTACTTTTACAAAAAAATATAATACAATGGATAAATTAACACAAGACGAGTTGGATCGTTTCAGAGCCGCTCATACAGAAATCAGAAATCTTCGCAACGCATTAGCAGATGCTGAGATATCAATTCACAATTCCAAAGTAGAGAAACAATCTATTTTAGCTCAGTTAGATACAGCTGGTACAACACACGTTGCTATCCAACAAGAACTACACGCTAAGTACGGAGATATCACGATTGACTTTGCGACTGGAGAAATCAAGAACAAAGATGGTAATTCGTAAAATATCAGTTGGTGCAGATTATAAGAATGCAATGAATTATATGCATAATCAATCTGTACTCCAAGGAAACTACAAGATTCATTTGATTCGTCAGACCGAAGCAGGAGATATTGAAATCTTCATTGAGGCTAACGATGAGGTGGTCTTATGGAAAAAGATTAATGGCAATATGCCATTCTTAATTGAATATAATATAGATTTCTAATATGAAGTCCCCATTTTACTTTATAGTGCAACCCCGTGATGGCAAGAGATATGACAACACGAGGGGAGAGCTTATTATTTCTACATCGAAAGAAGACCACCTTGCCACTATGCGTGAGGCTGTTGTTATCTCTACGCCTATTGGATACGAGGGTCCTGTTGAACCAGGCGACACGGTCATTGTGCATCACAATACTTTTAGGTTGTATTACGATATGCGTGGTAGAGAGAAGTCTGCTTGGAATTACTTCCGAGATGACTTGTACTTTATTGATGATCCGTATGCATACAAGAAGCCAGGGTCCGATTGGATTGGTATTGGTCGCTACGTGTTCATCTCTCCGGTAGAGAACTATAGCACAGGCATACTTACTGCGGACGCAGAGAAGCCTCTTGTAGGCACGATAAAGTATCCAAACGAAGAAGTACTAGCACTAGGATTAAAAGAGGGTGACACGGTCACGTTTGAGCCTGAGAGCGAGTATCCATTCTATATTGATGGTGAGAAAGTGTATCGTATGTATACTAAGAATTTAACAATTAAATTAGATGAACAAAATAACTGAGTTAAAGAAACGCATCATTGACTCTGGATATAAAGCCGTTGAAGAGTTGATTAAAGTTGCTGAGGAGAAGATTGTTACCCACATGGATGATGACTTGTCTGCAGACAAATTAAAGAACGCAGCCGCAGCAAAGAAGTTAGCCATCATGGATGCTTTTGAGATTCTTAAAAGAGTCGAGGAGGAGAATAATATTATTGAGGGAGTAGTTGGAAACTCTGCACCTACTAACCGTGGGTTTGCAGAACAAAGAGCAAAAGGTAAATAATGGTAGTAGATAATTTTTTACCGAATCCTGACCATCACTTAAAGAATGTTTTAAGTGGTCAATTCTATGATGTGCCCGATGGACATAAAGTCTTCAAAGGCATACAACCTAGGGATGGGGATGAGGTAGCTCAATTGCTACTTAATATGTATCCTGATTATGAGATTGCTCATAACTTTATTCGTCTATCTCCTTATGGCCAAATAGAGCCAAACTTCATTCATACGGATGAGATGATGGGAGATTTGACTGCCATATTATATCTAACAAAGAATCCACCTAAAGATGACGGCACTACATTGTATGACGAATCTTATAATAAGATACTAATTACCAACGCAAAGTTTAATAGACTATTTATATTTGATTCTACAATTCTTCACTCAAGAAATATTTTTGATAACTATGGGCAAGGAGAATATTCTAGAATTATACAGGTTGCATTCTTAAAAAAGATATGAGTTTATTCTACATTGAAGATTCTAATGTTCCTGAAAAAATCCTTGCAAAAAGAAATGCAAAGAAAGATTGGGAGTATGGATGGGATCCTGAGTATGACTTTGTGGTAGTGTCAAAAGATGGCACGATTGGAGAGGTGTACAATATCAGCGGTCTAAGAGTTGCTCTGCCACTAGCTCCTGATAAGGTTGACTACGATGGCAACAAGTGGAAAGCCACCGAGCTCCCAAAAGAATTATCTCGTATCAAGACCATCTTTGATTGGAACCGTCGTGACAATTCATTTAAGTCTCAATGGGTAGACTACATCGAAAAAGAGTTTGACAGACGTGAGCTTGGCTATTGGTTTATTAACAATGGCGAGAAGACTTACATCACAGGTGCACATTATATGTATCTGCAATGGTCAAAGACCGACGTAGGTCATCCTGACTTCCGTGAATCAAACAGAGTATTCTTTATATTTTGGGAAGCATGCAAGGCTGATAGTAGATGCTTTGGTATGTGCTACCTTAAGAACCGTCGTTCAGGTTTCTCTTTTATGGCATCATCAGAAGCTGTTAACATTGCAACTTTAGCTAAAGATGCTCGTATAGGTTTAACATCTAAGACAGGTCCCGATGCTAAAAAGATGTTTACCGATAAGGTAGTTCCGATTGCAAATAACTATCCATTCTTTTTTCAACCAGTGCGTGATGGTATGACCACACCAAAGACTGAACTTGCATTCCGTGTACCAGCTTCTAAGATTACTCGTAAGAATATGCACGAGGAGAACGAGGAAGAGATTGATGGATTGGATACAACGATTGACTGGCGTAACACAGCAGACAACTCCTATGATGGAGAAAAATTATTATATTTGGTTGAAGATGAGGCCGCTAAGTTAGAGCGTCCTATGAACATAGAGAACGGTTGGCGTGTCAGAAAAACTTGTCTTCGTCTAGGTGCTAGGATTATCGGTAAGTGTATGATGGGATCAACATCTAATGCACTAGATAAAGGTGGAGAAAACTATAAACGTATTTATTATGACTCGAACGTCAGGAAAAGAAACCAGAATGGTCAGACTATATCGGGTCTATATTCGCTCTTTATTCCAATGGAGTATAACTTTGAGGGATATATTGACGAGTACGGTCACGCAGTATTAGAACGTCCTGAGAAGCCTGTGCGTTCAGCAGAGGGTACTTGGATAACACAAGGCGTAATTGAGTATTGGAACAATGAGGTGGCATCGTTAAAGGCTAACCCTGATGCACTGAATGAATTCTATCGTCAGTTCCCTAGAACAGAGTCACACGCTTTCCGTGATGAGACCAAGTCATCTCTGTTTAACTTGACTAAAATCTATCAGCAGATAGACTACAATGACAGTTTGGTACAAGACCACGTCGTAACACGTGGCTATTTTCACTGGGCTAACGGAGAGAAGGACACCAAGGTTGTTTGGACACCCGATAAGAATGGTCGGTTCCTAGTATCTTGGATACCTGGACCAGGCATCAACAATAATTATATTACTAAGAATGGGAATAGATATCCGGGTAATGAGCATATTGGTGCGTTTGGCTGTGACCCCTACGACATCTCAGGTGCGACCTTTGGTGGATCAAACGGTTCGCTCCATGGGTTAACCAAGTTTAATATGACAGGTGCACCATCCAACCAATTCTTTTTAGAATATATTGCTCGTCCACAGACAGCAGAGATATTCTTCGAAGAGGTGCTGATGGCTTGCGTATTCTATGGCATGCCTATTCTTTGTGAGAACAACAAAGCACGTCTACTTTATCACTTTAAGAATAGAGGCTACCGTGGGTTCTCAATGAACCGTCCTGATAAGCACGCACACAAACTGTCATTCACAGAAAGAGAGATTGGTGGTATACCGTCATCAAGTGAAGATATTAAGCAAGCACACGCCACAGCAATCGAGACATACATAGAGCGTTTTGTGGGATTAGATATGGAGGGTAACTACCGTCAGCCTGATGAAATAGGCGATATGCCGTTCAATAAGACACTTCAGGACTGGGCTAGATTCGACGTAAACGACAGAACTAAATTTGATGCGTCAATTAGTTCAGGATATGCTATTATGGCAAATCAAAAGCACGTATATTTGCCTGAGAAAAAAGAGTCAAAAATAAGCATTAAATTTGCAACTTACGATAACACTGGTTCCTTCAGTAGAATTAACAAGATATGAACAAACCTCTTGGAATATTAATGCCAGATACCCAATTCCCTTCGCAGTTAGCGACTGATCAGGAAAAGGCATCATGGGAATATGGCTTAAGAATTGGGCAAAGCATTTCATATGAATGGTTTGCAAAGACAGGCAACAGTTGCCGATACTATTCACAATGGATTGATTTCCATAGAGTTAGACTTTATGCTCGTGGTGAACAACCAGTAGCTAAATATAAAAGCCAATTAGAAGTTGATGGCGACATGTCGCACATTAACCTAGACTGGACTCCTGTACCAATCATCCCTAAGTTTGTTGACATCGTTGTTAACGGTATGCATGACCGATTATTTGAGGTTAAAGCATATGCACAAGATGCTATGTCATCAAACAAACGCTCTAAGTTTCAAGAGATGGTTGAGGCAGATATGATTGCTAAAGACCTATTAGTTCAAACTAAGCAAGAGTTTGGTATTGATGCATTTAATGTTCCTGAGGAAGATTTACCAGAGAACGACCAAGAGTTATCGTTATATATGCAGCTTAATTATAAGCCTGCAATTGAGATTGCTGAAGAGGAGGCAATCAATACTATCTTAGATTTAAATCATTATCAAGACGTTCGTAAAAGGGTCGACTACGACATCACAACAATCGGTATCGGAGTAGTAAAGCACTCATTTGTACCAGGAACAGGAGTTCGTGTTGAGTATGTTGACCCCGCTAACATTGTTTATAGTTACACTGAATCTCCAACATTTGACGATTGTTTCTATTGGGGAGAAGTAAAGCAAGTACCAATCACTGAACTAATTAAGATTAAGCCAGACATTACAAAAGAGGAGTTGGCAGAGATTCAACAATTAGGAACAGCGTGGTACAATTATTATGGAATTATGCGTCCTTATCGTAGCGACATCTTTAACAGAGATGTAGTTACGTTATTATATTTTAATTATAAAACTGACAAGACGTTTGTTTACAAGAAGAAATACCTTGAGAACAATGGCGTTCGTGTAATCCAAAAAGATGAAAATTTCAACCCTCCTGAAGGAACTGAAGAAAGATTCGAGAGAATTGAAAAGAGAATTGATGTATGGTACGAAGGTATTATGGTACCTGGATCTCCTTATTTACTTAAGTGGGAGCTTGCTCGCAATATGGTTCGCCCTAAGTCTGCTTCTCAGTATGCGTTACCAAACTACATCGCTGTAGCACCAAGAATGTACAAAGGTATCATCGAGTCATTGACTCGTCGTATGATTCCTTTTGCTGACTTAATTCAAATGACCCACCTTAAATTACAACAAGTTCTACAACGTGTTGTGCCGGATGGTGTGTTCATCGATGCTGATGGTATCAATGAGGTTGACTTAGGAACTGGTGGTGCTTACAATCCTGAAGATGCTCTTCGTTTGTATTTCCAAACTGGTAGTGTTATTGGACGTAGTATGACTACCGATGGTGATTTAAACCATGGTCGTATTCCTATTCAAGAACTTAATACTAATAGTGGTCAAGGTAAGATTACTGCATTGATTAATGCATACAATCAGTACATGAGCATGATACGTGATGTAACAGGATTGAATGAAGCTCGTGATGCTTCTACTCCTAATCCTGATGCATTAGTTGGCGTACAGAAACTTGCTGCATTAAATTCAAACACAGCAACTCGCCACATCTTAGAAGGAAGTTTATTTATTACTCGTAGATTATCTGAAGCGTTATCGCTTCGTGTTGCCGATATCTTAGAATACTCTGATTTCAAAGAAGAGTTTACGATGCAAATCGGTAAGTATGCTGTTGGTCTTCTAGAGGAGATTAAAGACTTGTACTTACACGACTTTGGTATTTTCATTGAGGTTGCTCCTGACGAAGAAGAGAAGGCTCAATTAGAGGCTAACATTCAGATGGCATTACAGCGTGATCAAATTACTCTTGAGGATGCTATTGATATCCGTCAAATGAAGAATCTTAAGTTAGCTAACGAGTTGCTTAAGATGAAGCGTAAGGATAAGGGTAAGAAAGATATGGAGAATGAGCAAGCTAAGATTCAAATGCAGACTCAGGGTAATATCCAATCTTCTCAAGCGGCAGCTCAAGCGTCATTACAAAAAGTACAAGCAGAAGCACAAGCTAAAGCACAAATTGCTCAAGCACAGATGCAGTTTGATATTCAACGCATGCAAGCAGAAGCTCAGATTAAAGAACAACTTATGGCTGTTGAATTTAACTATAACATGCAATTAAGAGGCATGGAGGTAGAGAAGGTTAAGCAGTTGGATATGGATAAGGAGAAAGCTAAAGACGATCGCACAAAACTTCAAGCTACTCAACAATCTAAGTTAATTGAACAACGTCAAAAAGACCTTCCAGCGATGAACTTCGAATCAGAAGAAGACTCTCTAGATGGCTTTGATTTAGAGCAATTCAACCCAAGATAATTTTTATTATTACTTTTGTGCAACTAAATTTAATTAAATGGATAATATTCAAGTAAAACTTGTAGACTTTGAAGAAAAGTCTGTGCAAGAAATCGAGCAACAGTTGCTTGATCAGCACGAACAAAAGATGGCTGAAGATGTAGCTCCTGTAGAGGAGACACATGTAGAAGAGCCACCTGTAGTAGAGTCGCCGCAATTTGGTGACAACGACGTTCTTTCATATTTAAAAACAAAGTTCAACAAGGAGGTAAACTCTTTGGATGAATTATTTACAGAGAGACCACAACAGGAATTACTTCCTGAAGACGTAAATGCTTTCTTAAAATTCAAGAAAGACACAGGGCGTGGTTTAGAAGATTTCTATCGTGTTAACCAAGATTTTTCTAAGGTTAACCCAGAAAGACTTCTAGCTGACTACATGCGTGAGACTAATCCTGATTTTGATGATGAGGATATCGCATTCGAATATGAATCAAAGTTTGGATACGATGAGGAGATGGATGACGAAAAAGAAATCAAACGCAAGAAGTTAGCACTTAAAAAAGAACTTGGCAAGGCGTCAAAGTACTTTGAAGAACAAAAGGAAAAATACAAAGCTCCCCTTGAGTCGAGGATGGAAGCTGCTATTCCTGCTGAGGACAAAGAGGCTTTGGAATCTTACAAGCAATATATCAGCCAATCTACTGCTATGCAGCAAGAGCAGGCTAAAAAGTCGGAGTACTTTATGAATAAGACAAATGAATTATTCTCTGATGAATTCAAAGGTTTTGATTTCAAAGTTGGAGATAAGGAAGTATCTTATAAACCTGGAACTCCAGAGCAGCTGAAAGCTCAACAAACAGACATTTCCAAATTCTTCACTAATTTCGTTGATGAAAATGGATACATTAAGGATGCTAAACAGTATCACAAAACAATTGCTGCGGCAATGAACCCGGATGCGATGGCCAAATTCTTTTATGATATGGGCAAAGCAGATGCAATTGATGACTCAGTTCGTCAAAGCAAGAACATCGATATGAGCGTTAGAAATGCTCCACAAAATATCGACAAAGGTGGGTTTAAAGTAACAGCATTGGATAGTGACCATGGTAACAGACTTAAGATTAAATCTTTAAAAAACTAAAACCAAAAAAACAAAAACAATGGCTGGATCAGTTCAAGCTACCCCGGGCTTTCAATTAGAGCCCTCAGCGGTAAAGGCAACATTGCCTACAAACTACATTACTAACTTCGATTTCTTAAATCAGTATCTTCCTGATACTTACGAGGCTGAATTCGAGCGTTATGGTAATCGTTCTATTGCATCTTTCTTACGTATGGTAGGTGCAGAATTACCTTCTAACTCTGACTTAATCAAATGGGCAGAGCAAGGTCGTTTACACACTAAGTATGTAAACTGTACTTCAGCAGCTGCTGCAGGACAAGATACAGCTGTGTGGACTGTTGAAGATGCAGATGTAACTGTTAACTTCCGTGTTAACCAAACTGTATTCTTATCTGCAAACTCTGGTTCTGCTTCTGATAAAGCGGTTATCACTGCAGTAGATACAACTGCTAACACTTTCACAGTAGCTTACTATGCTGCTTCAGGACAATCAATCGCTGTAGATACTGCTTCTACTGCATTCGTTTACGGTTCTGAATTCACTAAAGGTTCATTAGGAATGGACGGTTCTTTAGAGTCTCAAGATATCTTCTTCGAAAACAAGCCAATTATCATCAAAGATAAGTACGCTGTTTCTGGTTCTGACATGGCTCAAATCGGATGGGTTGAAGTAACTTCTGAGAACGGTGCTACTGGTTACTTATGGTACATCAAGTCTGAGCACGAGACTCGTTTACGTTTCGAAGATTACTTAGAGATGTCAATGGTTGAAGGTGTTCCTGCAGAAGCTGGTTCAGCTGCTGCTACTTACTTAACTGTAGCTTCTTCTCAAGTACAACCTGGTGCTGCTGGTACTCAAGGTTTATTCAATGCTGTTGCTGAGCGTGGAAACGTATGGGCAGGTGGTAACCCAACTACTTTGTCTGACTTCGATTCTATCATCCAACGTCTTGATAAGCAAGGAGCAATCCAAGAGAATGTTATCTTCTTAAACCGTAAGTTTGGTTTTGATATCGACGATATGTTGGCATCACAAAACTCTTATGGTTCAGGTGGTACTTCTTACGGTTTATTCGACAACAGCGAGACTATGGCGTTAAACTTAGGTTTCACAGGCTTTAAGCGTGGATACGATTTCTACAAGACTGACTGGAAATACTTAAACGATGCAACTACTCGTGGTGGAATCGTAGGTGGAGCTATCAATGGTATCTTGGTACCTGCAGGTTCTACTAACGTATACGATCAAATCTTAGGAAAGAATGCTAAGCGTCCGTTCTTACACGTACGTTACCGTGCTTCTGAAACTGAAGATCGTCGTTACAAAACTTGGATCACTGGTTCTGCTGGTGGTGCTCAAACAAGTTCTTTAGATGCAATGGAAGTTAACTTCTTATCTGAGCGTGCATTATGTACTCTTGGTGCGAACAACTTCTTCTTGTTCGAGAACTAGTAAACTTAGGGGGAGGCTTCGGTCTCCCCTTATTTAATTTGTTTAAATTTTAAAATCAAATATAATGTCAACTCAGAAAGAATTAAAGGACAAGATCTATGTCCTTAAAAGAAAAACATTCCCTATCAGCTTTATGCTTGCTAGTAGAAATACTAGAAACAAATCATTACTATACTTTGACGCTTCTAAAGGTCTTAATAGAGCTTTACGTTATGCAGTTAACCAGAAGTCTCCATTTGAAGATGAGCAAGATGGTAACTTCATTTTAGAGCCAATCATCTTTGAAGATGGTTTGTTAGCTGTTAACAAATACAACCAGGTATTACAACAATTCCTAGAATTACACCCAGACAATGGTGTGTTGTTCGAAGAGGTTGATACTCAAAGAGATGCAAACAATCAGATTGAGGTTATGTACTCTCAATTGGATGCACAACTTGCTGCACGTGATTTAGATATCAATACAGCTGATGCATTAGGACGTGTACTATTAGGTGCTCGTGTTGATCGTTTAACTACAGAGGAATTGAGACGTGACTTAATTTTATATGCACGTAACCATCCTTACGAATTCATGAACATGTTAAATGATCCTGAGCTTAAGTTGAATGATATCGCAGCTAAGGCATTGCAAGATGGTACGTTTGTATTGAAGAATAAAAAACGTGACATCTTCTTTAACCTGCCTGACAATAAGAATAAGTTAATGGGCGTTCCATTTGGAGAAGACCCAACCAAACTACTTGTGTCATGGCTCCAAAGCAATGATGGTTTAGATGTCTACGAGTTACTATCTAAAAAATATCGCTAAATTAAGAGGGCACACTGAGTGCCCTTTTTTTATTATCTTTGTCATTATGATAAATTCCGTACGAAATACTGTCCTAAATATTATCAATAAGGATAATAATGGGTTTATTACACCAGAAGAATTCAACAGCTTTGCAAAGCAAGCTCAGTTAGAATTGTTCCAACAATACTTCTTTGACTTTCAGCAGGCTAAGATAAAAGATATGAAGGGTATGGAGACCAGTGGGTACTCCGATATCACTAAGCAAATAGACCAAACTATTGACTATTTCTCTAAGAACGAAGACTTGGTATACAATTCAGGAGATAGTAGATTCGACTTACCTGCAAACTTTTTCTTATTAAATGTATTATACTATAATGGTAAAGAGGTTACTCATGTGGACCAAGGTAAATTATATTATTTGCTTAATTCCAATTTAACAGCACCTACAGAAACATACCCTACGTATGTTATGCAAGGTAATCAAGTTACTGTGTACCCGAATACCATTACGGATAACATTAATATCTATTACGTTAGATACCCGTTAGATCCTAAATGGACTTATACAGTAGTTAACGGTAGCCCTTTGTTTAATCAATCGGCTAATGACTACCAAGATTTCGAGTTGGCTATATCTGACTTCCCTAAGTTAGTCGTTAAGATTTGTGAATATGCAGGTGTTAACATTAGAGAAATGGATGTGGTTCAAGCGGCAAGAGCAGAAGAAGCATACACTGATCAAAAACAACAATAATGAATCAGGAGAAATATTATACCAATGATGGGGTCACCCCTACCGATGCCAATTGGGGCACGTATCAGAATGTAACATTAGGCGATGTTGTAAATAACTTCATCTTAATGTATACAGATGATGGCGATTTGTTGAATAACATCAACAGATACAAGGTATTATTCCACGCCAAAAGAGCTGTACAGGAATTAAACTACGATGGTAATCGTCAGATTAATGCTTTGCAGTTAGAAGTTGGACATGACCTTAAGTTTATATTGCCTCCTGATTACGTGAACTATGTTCGTGTATCTTTATTTTGGGGTGGAAACTTATACCCAATGACTGAGAATCCTCAGGCTAATTCATCTATTGAATTTTTGCAGGATGATGAGTATCAGATTTTATTTGATGACCAAGGCAATGCCCTACAAGGAACATCTAAACTAGACTTGTCTCGTATTGATGGAGAGAACTATATGCTATGCCCATTCAATAATCAGTGGGGTTGGTATGTAGATGGTCTTTGGTATTTCACTTGGGGATTCGGTGCTGCTTATGGATTGAATACTGAAGTAGCAAACGTAAACCCTACATTTAGAGTAGACAAAGCAGCTGGAGTTATTAACTTTAGCTCAGGTATGTTTAATCGCTCTGTTGTATTAGAATATATTTCAGACGGATTGTATCCAGGTGACGACGCTCAGATTACTATTCCTAAGTTAGCAGAAGAGTATATTTACTCATACATTAAATGGGCTATCTTAAACACAAAGGCAAACCAGCCTGAGTATGTTATTTCACGAGCTCGCAAAGAAAAAGTTTCTAATTGGAGAAACGCAAAGATTAGATTAAGTAATTTACACCCAGGTCGCTTGTTAATGAGCATGAGAGGCCAATCTAAGTGGATTAAGTAAATGATAGAACTTCAAAGAAATTTCCTTTCGGGGGTCATGAATAAAGATCTTGACCCTCACTTTTTACCTGATGGTGCATATAGAGATGCACTCAATATTATTGTGGGCGATTCTGATGGAACATTTGTTTCTGAAGAAGGCTCACATAATGGGGTAGCACAAAATTATTTAGGTAACGTATTAAAGGGAACGGACTACGAGTTAACCAATGCAATGTGTATTGGTTCACTTGCTTATGAGGCTAACAATTGTATCTATTGGTTAGTAGCATCTGATTACTTGGATGCTATTTATGAATACAATGAAACATTAGATTTAACAACACCTGTTATTCAGGCAACTAAAACGCCTACTACAACCTCAAAACTTGGCTTTAATAAAGAGTTTTTTGTTACAGGTATCAACTATATTAACGGGTTGCTTTTTTGGACTGACAATCTAAATCCTCCACGCAGGATTAATATTGATCGTGCGAAGAATTATGCTGTAAATGGATTTACTGAGGCTGACATCAATGTTATCTTAGCTCCTCCTTTATCGGCACCAACAATTAATTTATATTCACAGGGTGAAGCTAACAACTTAGAGAATAAATTTTTATACTTTTCTTACAGATATAAATATTTAGACAACGAGTATAGTGCTCTATCTCCATTCTCACCTGTAGCATTCTTTCCAAAAGAATATGCATACGATTATGGTGTATCAGAGAACGTATCTATGGTTAACAACTTTAACACAGCAGATATAACTTTCAACTCTGGGCCTAAAACTGTAAAAGAGATTCAGTTGGTTTTTAGAGATACATTAAGTACTAATACTTATGTGATTGATAATTTAGTTAAATCTCTAAATAATTACGACGACGATTCGGAATATCAATATAAGTTTAAAAACAATAAAGTATTTACATTATTGCCAATTGAGCAAGTAAATAGATTGTTTGATAACGTGCCTATTAAGGCGAAGTCTCAAGAGTTAATTGGAAGTAGATTGGTATATGGTAATTATACTCAATTCTTTGATTTGTTAAAGGAAAACAAAGAACCCATTAATCCAGCTTTCTCAGTATCACTATTATCTAATTCAGTAGTCAGTGGAACACCTACTCCTACGTTTAAAAGCAATAGAGACTATGAGATTGGTATTGTCTACTTGGATGATTACGGGAGAACAACTACTGTGATTACACCAACAGATAATACTAATACAATTTACATACCTCCTGTTAATGCTGTTGATGCGAATAATATTCGTATCACAATTGATGGTACTTACCAGCCACCATCTTTTGCTACACATTATCGCTTTATGATTAAGCAGGATAAGCAGGACTATTATAATGTATTCCCATTAACTTATTTTAATGATGGTCAGTTTAAATGGTTTTTAATTAACCAAGCTGACCAAGATAAAATATCGGTTGGTTCTTATTTGTATTTAAAAAGTGCTGCAACTAATACTAATGTTCAATATAAAGTATTAGATATTGAATCTAAAAATGCCAACTTCTTAAACAGTGCTGATTCAGTTCAGCCTGCAGGTGTATATTTTAAATTAAAAATTGAAGCGTCAGAGTTACCTCCTGTAACATATTATAAAGATTATAATGTTGGAGGATACCCTAGTTCAGCTACAACTTTAGTTTTTGATAGATTTAATGTTGCTGAGAATGCTATATTCTACGGTTCAGGTTTAGATACAATGACTACAGGTGCATCTAATGTATACACTGGAGACAATGATACTAGATTTTATGTAGAAATTGATAATGTTGCAGGAACTACTTTTAAATATTACGCATCTCAAAATGGTAATTATAAAGTTTTAGTTGCTAGTGGAATTACTATTAACTCTGCTGCAGACCAAGTATTAACCTATTCGGGTGGAACTTGTTCTATTAGATTTGCGGCTAATAGTGGATATACATTTAAAGATTATTGGGTTGTTAATTGCAGAGGGAATGTAGCAGAAGTATGTTTAAATATATTCGGAGGTTACATAGATTATAATACTCCTGTACCAGGAGTATTCTTTACATTAAATAATTGGGACCCTACTGCTGCTCACGATGAAGATAGACCTGTTAAAGCGGGAGCTATATTAACATTTAAGTATAAAGAAACAAACGGGACAGACCAATGGATTACCCAGACATTTATCTCTACAAGAGATTATGTTAATATTGAAGAATGGTTTGTTGAGGATGGGGCATACCAAAAATGGGTTGCATTAGGAACTAGTGATGAAAATGTTGGTCCTAAAAATGTTTGTTTTAGAAGAGGTTTACAGTTATCTTCGGGAAGACCAGGAAGTATATCGCAAGGATCAACTATAAGTTCGACATCTTTAGCTTACCCTGTGTATATGTATTTCTACTCTTATCAAGGAGGAGCAGAACCAGCTATTGATACGGAATTTTCGTTACAACAATCTGAGTTCCCTTCTTTATTTGAGACTGTTCCAACTGACACTAACCAAGATATATACTATGAGCTTTCACAAACGTATCCTATTATCGATGGCAATCACTATGGAAATGTTGACAATCAGAATATTGCATTGGGGGCTCCGGCGATAATAGATTTAAATACACTTGACTTTAATTCTGATTTTAATGCATTTACTTTTGGTAATGGTGTTGAAAGTTTTAGAATTAGGGATGCGTGGAATTCTGCAACAATGCAGTTTAGCCCACGTGTAAACTCTACCATTGAGGGATATGAGCAGCAAACTTTAGTTCAAGCTCTTACATACAGCGGTATTTATACTCAGACATCTGCAATTAATAGATTAAATGAGTTTAACTTATCACTTGGAAACTTTAAATACTTAGATAGATTCTTTGGTTCTATCCAAAAACTATTCTCTCGTGATACAGATTTAGTTGTATTGCAAGAGAATAAGATATCTAAAGTTCTTTATGGTAAGAATTTATTGAGTGATTCAACAGGTGGAGGCGTAGTTGCATCTATTCCTGAGGTATTGGGTACTCAAATTTCTTACGAAGGAGAATATGGTATTAGTTTAAACCCAGAAAGTTTTACTAAGTGGGGTAATGATTTATTCTTTACTGACGCTAGACGTGGTGCTGTTATGGCATTACAACCTAATGGTTTATTTGAGGTCTCATCCCAAGGAATGAAGAACTGGTTTAAAGCAAACTTAGATACTAATACAGTAAAACTAGGAATGTTTGATCCATACTTTGAGCATTATGTTTTAGCGTTAGATAATGATAGACAAATTAAAACTTGCTCATTATCGGTAACACCTACATCTTTATCATTTGATGGTTTGGCTCAGAGCAAAACATTTTACATTGAGTCTAATTCTGATTGGGAGATAACTGTTCCGACTAACACTTGGGTTACATTAAGTGATAGATTTGGTTCTAATAATCAATTGATTACAGTTACAGTTACAGAAAATACCACAACTGCTAGAGATTTAGACATAACAATAAATAGTTGTGCTGATGATGTAGTATTAAATATCAGTCAAGAGGTATTATACGATTGGTATAAATTATTAAACTGTGATGTATTTAGTACTCCATATACAATTCAGTATGCGGCAGGTACTTATGAACTTAATGATCGTGTCACTTTTGGTGATTCTACATTTAATATCATTGAGGTTTTACATGAAGAGCCTGCAGGAGTTTTAATAGATGTTGAGCCTACAGGACTTCAAGGATGTCCTACTCCTGCTGCTTATTGGTATCAATTGTTTAACTGCTTTGATAGCTCTACTGCTAACTCTCAAAGTTATGCTACCGGCATATTTAACATAGATGACAGAGTTACATCAGGGGGTAGTACGTATGTTATTACAGGTGAAATAGAATACAACCCTGGTGGGACATTATTAGCAATTACTCCTACAGGAGAAACGGGTTGTGAGACATTAACTACTTACTATGAGTTATCAGAATGCTCTCCTGGTACAGGATATGCATACACTACGATTGTTCCTGGATCAGTTGGTAGAAGATATGTATTGCCATATCCAACAGAGAAGTTCTATACTTATACAGGAGCCACATTAACACAAACTACTGTTCCTCCTGGATATAATGGTTCAATTCAAATAACATCGTTCTATAGTTGTCCGTAATATTAAAATAAGTAAATTTGTAAGCATATGGCTAACTATACAATAACATATTCTCCGAGATTATCAGGATGGACATCATACCACTCATATTTACCAGAGTGGATGGTGTCTATGAATAATTATTTGTACACATTTAAGAACGGTAATTTATACAAGCATAACTCCAATACGACTAGAAATAGTTACTATGGGACATTGTACCCGTCTAAAATAACAACCATATTTAATAACGAGCCGTCTCAAACAAAGTCATTTAAAACAATAGCCACCAACTCAACGACTGCTTGGGAAACAGCTATCTTAGCTGACCAAGGAGAAGGGTATATCGATGCAGATTGGTATGCGTTAAAAGAAGGTACTTGGTACGCTTATATCAGACGTAACGAAGCCACACATAGCGATGTGTCTATGACATCTGTACAGGGCATAGGTAATGTGACTACGTATGCGGCAGGTGTACTTACGTTTGCGTTTAATATTGGTGATATAATTAGCACAGGAGACGTTCTTTATTGGGTTAACGCAGGCGTACTTACGTTAATTGGAACAATCACTGCACACACTGCGACTACAGTAACCGTGAGTGTGACTGGGACCGCACCAACAAATGGTAGCTTTATTCTTTACGAGAAGAGCCCGGTAGCTGAGTCTAGCCCAACAAGGGGAACTTACTTGAGCGTAGAGTTTACAAATAACGATACAGATTACACAGAAATGTATATGGTAACTTCTGACGTATTCAAGAGTTATCCTTGATAATTTAATTATATTTGTAGAATGAAATTTAATATTAGGTTACTAAACGAAAGTGACTACGATAATACATTGGTAAAATGGTGGAAAGATTGGAGATGGCAAGCCCCTCCAAAAGAAATGCTACCCAACAATGGATTAGGTGGTTTTATGATTTCAAAAGGAGATGTGGATGTTTGTGCAGGTTTTGCATATTTCACTAATTCAGGGATCGCATTTTGTGAGTTTATAGTATCTAATTTTAAATATAAGGATAAGGATAGACACGAGGCTATTGAGTTATTAATTGAAACAATATCTCAGGCTTGTAAGGATGCAGGGCATAAAGCTGTTTGGACTTGTCTTATTAATAAGAGTTTGGTTAGTAAATACGAAAAATGTGGATTTACAAAATCAAATACCAATTGTACAGAAATGATTAAATTATTATAACATGGCAGCAATAACAGCATCATTAATAGCTGGAACAGCATTAACAGCACCTATAATAGCAGCTGGTGTCACAGGAGCCGTAGCTGCTGGTGGTTCTGCATTAAATATTATTCAAGGATCAAATGCTAAAGGAGAAGCAGAAGATGCAGCAAGCAAAGCAGCTCAATCTTTAGCCCAAATGCAAGAGGCTGACAAATTTAAAAGTTTGCAAGTTCCTACTCTTGGATTAGAAATGGCTCAACAAAATGTTCAAGCCAGACAAGCACAACAGCTACAAGGGTTAAGGGATATTGGTGCAGCTGGAGTATTAGGTGGTCTTACTGCACTAAACCAACAAGGTCAAGCAGAAGATTTACAGTTAGCAGCACAAGCTCAACAAGCTCAATATGCACGTGACTTAGCTCAAGCACAAAATGCTCAAGGGGTAGAACAAAGAAATTTAGCTAGAAAATCAGGATTAGAACAGCAACGGTTAGAAGGAGCTCAAGCTGCGGCTGCTTATGGACAAAGCCAAATCAACATGGGGATTCAAGGAATTGCTCAGACAGCTGGCAATCTTGCTGGTCAATATATGAAAGACCAACCTTTATGGGGACAAGATACAACAGGAGTTAATTTAAAGCCGTATCAAAGTCAATTAACTAATCAGCAGACTCAACAAATTGGCACTAATGCACAACAAGCATTAGCTCCACAGTTAAATAAAATGATGCCGCAAGGAATTATGACTCCTGCTCAAAGTGCAATGAAGTCTAATTTTAATTATAACCAAAATTTACAAGGGTTAAGAGCTGCTCAAGGACAATATGATGCTTTTAAATTATCGGGACTTCGTGCACCACAAAGTGCATTTGACCAGCAGTATGCATGGAATCCAATTAACAATGAGTGGTATGCTAATTCTACTTTTTAATTAATCAAACATGGCAGAATACGCAGGATATGTAGGCAATCAAGTTCCTCCAACAGATTGGGGTAAGATTGGTACGCAGTTATTTGATCAGTATAACAAGATAAATGAAGATAGAAAAGCAGAAAAAGAAAAAATTGAAAATGATTTTTCTGAAACTTTTCAAAAAATTGGTGAATACGAAAGTACTACAGACCAAACAACAAATGAATATTTGTATAAAGGTGTAGATGAAGCTCGTAATGCACTAAAAACTCAATACGATTTATTGAAGAAAGGTGCCATTACTATGGCAGATTATAAGCTGAAGAAAAATACGCTTATGACTGATTGGGGTAATGTATCAAAAGCCCTTAAAAATAATGCAGGGATTATGGAAGGCATTCAAAAAATGAATGCAAGCGGAAAAATGTCTGGATTTGGTAGATATCGTTCAGAAAAATATGGTCAACAACTTGATATTAAAGACGGAAAACTTTATGTTAATCCAGACACATTACGTGTTTATGGAGCTAAAGTAAATCCTAAAACAGGTCTTGTTGATGCACCAACTAATGTATATAGTCCAGTGTCAATGATTAATCAATATAATATTATTGATGAAAAAGTTGACTTGAATAATGGTGTTACCGAATTCTTAAAGCGTGTATCTGATTATGGTATTGCTAAAAATCTCGGAGGAGGTAGAATTGAACTTATTGAAAATGCTCGACAAAATTCTTCATATAAAAATGCACTTGAACTTCAAGTTAATGCATTAACAGTAACGCCATTTAAAGCCGCTAGTGTTTTAATGGATTATGCAGGAGGATACCAATTTGCGGAAACAGAAGCTGAGAAAAAACAATTAATAGCAAATGGAGTGCTTGCTGAGAATATTATTTCTGCAGAAAGAGTAAATGGGGTTCTTACTCCAGTGCTTACTGATACTCAAAAGAAAGCAGCACAGTCTTATGTTAGAGACCAAATTGAAGTAGGTGTTGGGCAGAAGGAAAGTGAGACTGCTGGGTGGGCACCTCCTAAACCGGATAAAGCTGAAAAAACTCCTGAAGCTGTAACAAAAAGAAGAGATTTATATGGACACGCTGTAGGTATGTCCGAAACATTTAGAAAAGACCCAACAAACCCACAAGTATTATCTGAAATAGCTGGATTGTACCCAACAGGTTCAGTTATAGTCGAACCATTAAAACGTGGTAATGATGTAATTGGATTTAATATATTTAAAAAAGACGAAAACGGAAATAAAGTAAAGGGATCTAATGTGGGTGGAACATATGATAGAATACGAATAGACCCAGATGCTATATACCAAAGATTAACAAAGGACAATAGAATGGGCGAGGAATATGGTACGTCCGAAACAGCAAAAAGAGATTGGGTTCAAGCTGGCAATAATCCTAACAGAACCTTATTTGATTACAAGGGTACGAATAAAAAACCAGGTCTATTGGACGATAAATAATAACAAGAATTTATGGATAACGGTAAAAGATTATACGATCAATTAAGTAAGGACAAATTATATACCAAATCTTATGATGAGTTTGTTAATCAGTTCGGTAGTCCTGATGGACAGAAGAGATTGTATAATACCTTAAAGGAGCAGAATCTTTATACAAAATCTGAACAAGAATTTGTAGGCCAGTTTTGGTCAAAAAAAAAAGACCAGACTCAAGGTATGGTTTCAGCTACTCCTTCGGAAACTACGAAGCCTTCTTCGGTTTCCAAAGGTCAGATAGTAACTGGACCATCGGCATCATTTGGTCAATCAGGAAGTAAACTTTTAGCACAAGAGCCTACTAAACAAGAACTACCTTCAACCGAGGGCGAGCTTCTTCGTGCACCAGAAAAACCAAAACCATATAATTTAAAAGATAAATCTTGGTTAGAAAATAAACAAGATGTTAATGCTTTAAGTAAAGGCGTCATTGAGAAATCAAAACTTGTGGCATCTGATATCAAGGCATTTAATGCTGACTCGAAATCGTTTCAAGATGACTTAAATTCTTTTCAGCAATTAGCTGAACTTAATCCGTCTGATCCCCAATTAATTACACTTCAAAAAGACTTACAAAAAAGACAAGAGGAATTAAACCAAAGATCTCAGGCACTTAATAATCAAGCAAGTGAGGTTGATGTAGCAAATCTTGAATTAAAAAAGAAAGCTGTAGCAAACTATAAGAAAAAAGCAGAGCAAGGTAATTGGGGAGGAGCTCTTTGGAATTCAATTATAAATGGTCTGGAAAGTTCTGCACAAGGATTTCAACGGTCTACTATTGATGCAGGTATTGAATTGCTTGATTTAATGGGTATAGATTATGCAAGCAAGGAAAAGAAAGCTGAATTAAGAAACCAAGTTATAAAAGAAGGTAAAGGTAAACTTACTGAAGAGGAGATTAACTCAAAAGTTAAAGACTTATCTAAAAAGGAAGTTATAAATACATTCAAACCTATTCTTAAAAAGGGATACGAAGAAGTAAAGTCAAAGGGAACTACAGAAGAATTTATTCAAGAGAAGAAGAAAGAAGGAATTCTTCCACTTGCGACATTAGGTATAGCTGAAAGTTTACCTATAATGGCATCTGGTGGATATGGTCGTTTTGCTACTGGTGCGATGCAAACATATGCAAGCCTAAACGAACAAATGGATAATGATCCGGCATTGGCATCAATGGATGAAAATGAAAGGAAAAAAATCACATTACCTATTGCAATTATATCTGGTTATTTAGAAGATGTTAGCTTTGGTAGATTATTAAAACAAGGTGCTCCTGCATTAACTCCTGTTGTTGGAAAATTTGTTTCTGCGGTATTATCAAAAATACCTGCAAACGCAACAATGGATTTAATAGGCAAAGCAACCAAAGAGTTTGCAGAAAGTACTGCTGGTAAATTACTATTAAAGACTGCAGAAAGTGCTGCAAAGTCTTATGGAGTTGAAGCTGAAACAGGAGCATTACAATCTTCTGCAGAAATGATTACTAAAGAAATTTATGATAAAGCAAATAACATAGATTTATTTAAGAATCCTGAAATACTTTCTAAAGAATTTCTAGGCAAAGTTATATACGATGCTAATGTTGAAGGTATTGGTGGTCTAATTATGGGAGCACCTATCATGGCAGCTCAATCTGCTTTAAAAGGCAAAGACTTATCTAATGATGATTTTGTTGCAATGAAGTCTTTGATTCAAGACCCAGAAAATGCACAATTAACAATATCTAAAATAACAACTGATTTATCAACTGGCGTCATCACAAAAGAGGATGCTGAAAATCAATTAAAAGCATTAAATGAATCTAAGCGAATTCTTGATTTAATACCTGATCAAATTCCTGTAGAAAGTCAAAGAAAAGCATTTACTATATTAGCAGATAATGCTAAAATTGAATCTGAATTAGAGCAGATGTCTGAATCTATTGTAGGTAAAGACCCTAATTTAGTTACAGATGTTACTGCTTCAATGAAAGAAAAAGAAGCACAAATAGAAAAAAATAATCAAGAACTATCTAAACTACCAAAAAATGCCATTCAAGAGCAAACAACAAGTGAAGTACCTGTACAGCCAGAAACCGGAGTTAGCGGAGAAGTGGAGGAAGGAGAACCCCAATCAGAACCTCAAGTCCCTACCGAAGAAGTTAAAGTCGAAGAAGTAGCTCAGCCAACAGAGATGTCTCAAGAGGAATGGACAAAAGTCCAGGAATTAGCAGATAGAATATATAATGGCGAGGAGATTACGGCTGCAGAAGATTTACAAATGCAGCAAAAATATCCAAAAGCGATTGAATCTTTGTTGTCAAAAAAACAAGAGCCTACTGAAACACCTAAAGCTACAAAATTGTCTGATGAGCAAAATTCAGCAATAAAAAACGGTATTAAAAAAGCAGAAGATTTAGTTAAAGCATTCCCTAAACGTCAGCCATTAGCTGTAAAAGAAAAAGCTATAACTGAATTTCAAAAAACAAACCAAGAGTACATCGATGCTGACCAAACTCAGAAAGAAGAGATGATCAGACAAATGAACTATTCACTTGGTACAGCTAAGAAAGTATCACCTCCATCTGTAAAGAAGGTGTTGGGTATTAAACCAACAATGATTCTTGTAGATGAGATGAAGTCATTACAAGAGAAACTAAAACTACAAGAGAAAGCTGCTAAGAGTGGAATGGACTTTGCAAACAAGGCTAAAAAACTTGTTAATTTAACACTCAAAAAATTACCTAAAGGTGCGTTGGACACAAAAGCAATTAATTCTTTATTAACTGCTTTAGATGGTAAAGCAGAGACGGCTGAGCAAAGAAGTGTTATTATAGGTAAAGTATTAGATATTTTTAAGAAGTCAGAGGATAAGGTAGCTATTAGTAATGCTAAGTTAGTGTCTAGTCAAATCGAGGCTGAGATCAGAGGAGCTAAGAAAGGTGTAGACTTTGTAAAAAGAATTACAAAAAGTCTTAGCGAAACATTGAAGTCAATGGTTTCACGAGGGGCTATTACACCTTTTCAACAATCAGCTATTTTCAATGGGTTAAAGTCTAACCTTGCTAACCCAGCTATGCTTGATAAATTCATTGCTAAAGTGCAACAAATTATTGAGAAAGCAGATTATGCAAAAGACTTGTTTGATGCCAATAAACTTAAAGGTAGAATATCTAGTATAGCAAAAAGAAAAAACTTATCTCCTGAAGATAAGAACATTGCTAAAGGATTTACTTCTATTAACCCTGATTTAGTAACTAACCTACCTGAGTACATAAATAAAGCTACCGCATTCATTGAGTCTGTGTCTGCTCCAAAGGTTGTTGAGGGTAAAACAGTTAAACCTAAAGTAATTAATTACAAGGAGTTTAATGATTACCTAAACAAGCAAGCCACAATACAGCAGAAAGCATTAGATGATGCTATGTCGGCTAAATACGATAAGCTATTGGAGGAGGGGAAAGTTACCAGCAATATGAATGTTGCTGATATCGAGGATTATTTAAAAGGTGTACAAGAAAACCCTAAATCATTTGATTACCCTAAGTCTGTTCAAGTACTAAAGGACTCTAGAGAGTTCTTTGAGGATTCAAAGAAAGAGGTACTTGAGATGATTAAGAATGGAGAGGTTAATAAAGAAGACCTACCATTGATTAAGAAGTTTATTGACATGAACTTGCTTAGAATGTCATCAATGGATGCGTTTAAAGCCGCTAAATCATTAGAGAACTTTATTGTTAACGGATCTACGGCAAACATGGGTCTTATACTTGACACATACACAGGTGCTTTGAAAGCAGATCAAATGCTAAAGTTGCTTGAGTACAAGAAGCGTGTTGTCGATAAAAAAATAAAGCTAGGAGGCTACAAAAAATATGTATATGCTTTAGGAGATATTCCGTATTACTTAAGCAATAAAAAAGTAAAGAAGCTATCTGATGTTTACCAAGAGAATTGGTTGAAGGAGTTAGGTCATATAGATAATTTTGGTTCTACATATTTTGGAAAACCATGGGAAGATATAAAAGAGGCGATGGGATATGACAGAATTGAGCAAGGAGCTGTTCAAACAAAACAAGCAGTAATTGATTTCTCTAATAAAATAGAGGAGAAGTATAAGGATAGAAAAAATGGTGAGCATAATTTCTTGACATCATATACAGCTAATGAATTGGCTATGGTTGGTATTTTGTACAGAGAGGCAACCAATATGGATACCAAGCAGTATTTTGATGAAAGAAAGAAAAACATAAAAGAGACTATTGAGTACTTAGAAGAGCAAGAAGAGAATAAGGACTTAGCTGAAAGACTTCGTGATATTTACGAAAAGTTAGATATTGAGAATGCTACTAGTGGCAAGGAAGTTTTTGATAGAGCTAATCCTGTTATTCGTGAAGCACTTAATGATTACATCTCTGAGTATCAAAAATGGTATCCCGAGTTTGCTAGAATTGCTAAGGAGCAGTTTGGTATTATACTTTCACCTGACGCTAACTACTTGCCTGACTTCTGGGAAAAGACTGTTGACTATGATCCAGAGGCTGACGTGTTCTCGACAAGAGGATTTAGTATCGGTCATGATATTGTTAATACAAAGCCGGCAGGAAACTTTATTGCACCTAAATACCCTGATGGATTACCACGAAACGCAGATGGTAGTGTAAATAAAATTATTAATTTTGATTTCTTTCAAAATAATAACAGAGCACTTACGTCTACTATTGGTAATGTAAAGACTGCACCTGGCATGAATCAGTATTTGGGCTTTGTTAATTCACCTGCGTTTAGATACATTATCAAGAATAAGTACTCTAGAGATTTATTTAAAGATAAGATGGACTACACTATTCGTAGTTTGACTAATAACGCAAAAACTCCTAAGTCAGGAGCTATCTTTGATTTCTTAGCACCACTATATAGTTACCTTGGAAAGGCAGGTGCTAGATTAGGACTTAGTTCAGTTTTTGCGGCTAGTAAGCAGACTCTACCATTGTTCTTAAATACATTAACTTACTTGAATAAAAATTCAGGTAAAATGCTTGAGGCAATGAAGATTATTAATGACCCTAAGGTTATGGAGTGGATGAATAAGATGCCATATACAGTTAGTGTAAGGAGTAAGGAGTCTGTTACGTCTATAGATTTTGCATCAAAGTTATTAGATAAAGGCGATTACTCGACTAAGGATAAGGCCGCAAAGTCAATTAAGAGTGCCTTGGATTTTATTATCGATAAGCGATTAGTGCCTGCCGATGTTTACATTGCTCGTACTTCTTGGCTTGCTATTTATTTGAACGAACTACAAAAACTTGGTGTCAAAGACTTTGATTTTGATGGGTATGATAGCCCAGAAAGTATTAAAGCGGCAAAAGAAGCTGAGCGAATTGTCAAAAAGGAGCATAACCAAAGTATGTCTGAGCTATTGCCTAGACTATACTCAGGTAAAGACTCTGCAAGAAAATTCGCTAGGATGGCTTTTGGTCCATTCTCTGGATACTCAATGGCAATGAAAGATAAAATAAAAGCTAACTCAGCTATTTTATTTGACACGAACTTCAAAGCAACCAAAGAAGAGAAAGCTGATGCAGCCAAATCTATGGTGGCTACATTGATAGAACAAACTATGTTCAATGGATTAAGATGGGGTATTGGGGCATTTTTTATTGGTGTGGCTAACTACATTGATAATGAGGAGGAAGATGAGGATACTAAAACACTCAAAGCAATGCAGGAGGCTCAAAGGATGGGTACTAGCACATTGCAATCATTTACTGGATCACTTCCCTTTGTAGAGGAAGAGGCAGAGCAATATGCTATAAATGGGTTACTAGACTTAGTTGACTATCTTCACGCTTATATTACTAATAAAGAAGATGGTAAAATGAGTCCAGAGCAAGAAGCTGCTTGGAAAAAGTTTGAGTCGGGTGGTGAAGAGTCTATGCCTGAAACCTATGAGGAAAAACAAAGAAAGAAAACAAAAGAGAAAATAAATAAACCATTAAGAATATTTATTCCTGAGACGGAAGGTAAGTTCGATGCAATGATGAGCCTAATGGGTGGTACGACAGCTGTTTCTTATGAAGTTGGCAAAAAGGTTATATTCGACAACTTTATGGAGCTATATAAAGGAGGATACACAGATAAGTACGATAAATTCCATCCATATACCGAAGAAGAAAAGCAGAAAATTTTGAATAGAATGTATTTGGCTCCAGGTGAAATAACAGTATTCCCTACCGAGTATAGAAGCATTCAGAATAAACGTAAGAAAAACTTTATTAAGAATGTTCTTAAAAGAGAGGATTATGATAAAAAAATGGAAGCCGAATTTAATAAGACGAACTAATAAAAATGGGGACCATGAGTCCCCTTTTTAATTAATCACCTTATACGCAATTCTAACTTAAAAATCTTAATTTGTAAAGTGTAGAGCTTAATAACTCTTGAGTGTTGTCAACCATTTGTTGTAAGTAACCATCGGTTAAAGTACCACGGTATCCTTCAAATGCTGTCATCTTTTCTTTCAAGTAATCTACCATATCAAGACCCTCTTCTAGCTTAAAAGATTTGTATCCTTTAATGATACCATACTTACCTTGGTAAGCCTCCACGTAAGCGTCAAATTGATCCGTAATGCCATCATACAATTCATTCAAAGCCTTGTGTTCTGCGAATGATGATGTTTGCAAGTGAGCAATGTGTGAGATATCTTGAATCTATAATAATGAGCTAACGTATTCTTGGACTGTCATAATCTTATATTTTCACAAAAATACTAAAATATATTCACTAGTCGTGCAACCTGCCCATTCTCTTTGTGGTGAATGAAACCTTCAACAGCTTTGGGAGAATGCTGATATCCGGAACGATGGTGCCAACTATCGGTACCACTGGGAGATCGGAGAGACTCGACGCAAACGCCCATGTAATCCTTAGAAGACTTGTGGTGCACGTGATGAGTATAAATGTAGCGGTGTTTTGAGTCTGCCCACTCTTTACTTGCTTCATGAGCCATTAATAGGGGTAAGTCTGATACCTTAGCCCCGTCTCCGTGTGTTGTGCCAATTAGGTTTGAGCCATACTGAGTGTACTTACGGTGGGCAATAGAGCAATCAAATGTGATGTTTGGATTATTATGGAACCAAGACTCGATTGCATCGGCTAAAAAGAAGCCATTAGTGTAGTCGTGGTTTGATGGATTAAATACAAAGTGAACGTCAGCTATACCAATTAACATCTCGATGACCTCGATATATAACTTCTTAGCGACTCTAAAGTTGTCGTACCACATTCCATCCGTATCCTGTGGAGTTCCGCTTGTAGTCGTACGTTTTGGGGTGTCTATGTGAAGGATGTCATTACCACCTACAAAAAGAATCTTGTCAATGTTAAAACCAGATGCTTTTTGTACGATTCCACGTACACCATCAAGTACACGCTGAACAGCAATCTGATTATTGTAGTCATCGCCAGTCTCAAAAGAAGAGGCTAACTTGCCAATGTGAATATCAGCTGGGTCAACAACTAATAGGTGACCATCCTGAATGTTACTGCGATCTAACTTGGGATATACAGGTGCGTGCTTTTGCATCTCAGCCACGATATCAGCTCGCATGTCATGATATGTTTGTACCGGGTCTTTCTTGTCAACCTTGACAAAAATAGACTGCTTATCAGTCTTCAGCCAGTAGTGCGATACCTCACCGATTGGTGCACCTTCTTTATCACACTCATCGTTTAGGCTGCGATGTTCTGTTCTTAAAATGTATTCGGAAATTCTTTTGCGTAGCGTATCGACATTTCTGTCGTGCATATTATAATTCTCCTGTACTCTTCTAGCAATCTCAGCTTTGTTAAGATCGCCTTGTTGGTGTAGTTCTAGTGCGTATTCTAGGTAAGGTTTCATCACGTAATTGATTTAATTTTTCGATTAGAATTGAAATAGAGTCTTGAAGGTCTTCGTACTCTTTGTCTATAAGAGCCTCATATATCTCGTCTGTCATCTTATTGATGAAGCGAATTGTTGTGTTAGTATAGTCAATATGCTCTTTCATAAACAAATAAAGGGGAAGTGTAAAACGATAAACACCTCCCCTTCAAAAAAATTATCACTTTAACCTTTGTAAATTTAGTTAAATATCTAATTACTTGTACATTTTTAATAAAAAATTTATAAGAACCCATTTTCAAGGACACCACCGACCAAAGCCTTAGTGGTTTTAAATGGGTAAACCTTATTAACCATCACAAGATAAACAATCAGGATCCGTTGCACGTGTAGCAATATCAGCCCGCAAAACAGATTCTGTACGCATATAATACAATGTCTTAATACGTTGTCTCCAAGCCTCCATGTGTACCTGATTAATCCACTTAGGTGTAGCCTGAGATGGGAACGCTAGGTTTAATGAAACAGATTGGTCAATGTACTGCTGACGGATACCTGCCTGCTTAATTAATTCTAATTGGTTTATCTCCTTAAATGTTTTGAATACATCCTTAACTGGGATATGGTCATCGCCTTCAGGATTCTCAGTCAACTTTCCGTTCACATAGAACCAGTTATCTAGTTCAGCAATGTCTTGGATTGATCCACCATCAGCAAGAATCTTATCCCATATCTCCTTGGTGTTAATACCAATCTTCTTCAATACTTTCTCGAGCTCTTTGTTCTTGCGAATGAATGTACCCTTAGCTGATTGGTCTGTGAATACGTTAGCAGCCCAAGGCTCAACACCAGCAGATACGTTACCACTTAGCTTAGAGTTAGATACGGTTGGAGCTATTGCACGTAAGTGTGTGTTACGCATGCCTGTCTCAACACACCATAATGGCTCGCCATATTCTACAGCCATGTCACGTGATGCACGCTCAGACTCAATCTTAATTTGAGAGAATATCTTACGTGTCTCAAACTGAGCAAGCAATCCTTCGAACGGAATACCTTTCTGTTGTAAGTATGTATGCCATCCTAGAACACCTAGTCCAATAGCACGACCTTTCTCAGCAAATCGAACTACGTTCTCGAAGCCTTTCATATTCTTAGCTTTCTGAATGAACTCTTCAAGCACACCATCTAGAAACCATGTAGCTACATAGATTAAGTCTGTGTCTTTCCACTCGTCGTACTTAGCTAGGTTGACTGATGATAGGCAACACACAAAGCTATGGCTCTCATCTGTATGTAACACAATCTCCGAGCAGATGTTAGTCATGTACACCTTCAAGCTATTCTTCTTGTATGCCTCAGGGTTCTGCTTGTTTACATTACCTTTGAACATGATGTATGGCTCACCTGTAGCCTTACGCTTCTGTAATAACTTACCCCACTTGCGACGTGCATCCGGGTCTCCTTCTTCTAGCTTACGCATGAACTTATCACCCACCACAGCACATTGGTGTAGGTTTAAGCACTGGCGATTCACATCACCCTTGGGCTCACGAATCTCCAACCAATCCTCAAAATCTTTGTGCTCAATGTTAAGGTTACTAGATGCCGCACCACGACGAACATTGCCTTGTGATGTTGCAAGAATGGTAGAGTCAAAGATTTTAGTGAATGGGATAACACCATCAGATGTTCCGTTCTTAGATATCTTTGATCCTGCAGGACGGATGCGGTTAAAGCCTACTCCTACACCACCTCCGTGTTTAGCAAGTAGCATCATCTCTAAGTTCTTAGTACCAATGTCATAGACTGAGTCAGCTATGTCAATACCATAACAAGAGATAGGTAAGCCTCGATCAGTGCCTGTGTTAGATAGCACAGGTGTAGCTAGGTTTAACCATCCATTCCAGATGTATTGAAAGAACTTGTCAGCCATCTCAGGCTTACCAAGTCTATCAGCTACAGCACGAGATACACGTGCGTATGCATTTATTGGTTTCTCTCCTGCAAGCAGGTATCCACCTGAGATTGTCTTTACGTATTCGGGTGAGTTACCCCAAGCTGGGAAGTCTACATCTAGTTCCCATCCTAGGTTCTCTGCGTGATTAATCATTTTCTAAAGATTTAATTAGTTCAAGTAAAAATTCTATCATTTGCACAGCACTCTCTGAGCTGCTTGCATCTATGGAAGCGGTTGACTTATCGGGCAACACTATCTCCATCTTTATTGGGGAATTTGGCATAGCTAAATGATGTTAAAAAAGAGGTTAAAGGTTCTATCTCATCAAAATACATATACTCATCATCGAATATATAAACCTTCCATGTGCTAAGTTTTGCCGCATCATCCTCATTTGTAATTAACGTAGTATGCTTGGATACTACATATACATAGTAGTAAAAATCGTACTCATGTCCTGACTCATGTTTAGAGATAAAGACTTTCTCAAAACCTAAATCTATTAGGTCTTGCTCATGGATAGGATGGTGCTTTATCATTCCTTTATGAAGACTCCGTTAGTTGTTTTTCCTTTGCGATGCTTAATCTCATTCCATGCGGAGTTCAATGCTTCTTGTGGTGTTAACCCACATTGCATTGTCAAGATGATAAGAGTAACGAACGTGTCACCTAAGCCGTCAATCAATTCATCAGGCTTGTTCTTGCTGATAGCGGATGCCGCTTCGCCTAGCTCCTCAATTACTTTTACGAATTGAGACTTTACAAATGATGGGTCAATCAAACCTTTGTCGTTAGCCCAGTCATGTACATTAATAATTAGTTGGTCAAAAGATAATTCTTCCATTGTTATTATATTTAGTTTAAGTTAAAACATATCACTCCAGTCCTCGCCTTCATTGGCTTTGCTATAAGCAGTTGGTCTGGTTGCAAAAAAATCTGAGTGCTCAACGCCTGCTGTTAATTGGTAGAACCAATCTAATTGCTCGGCAGCACCTGGGTCGTAAGCAAAGATGGCATCATAGCCTAGCTCTACTAACTTATCGTTGATGCGTTTGTGCATAAAATGTTTAAGGTCGTAAGCCTTTAAGTTTTCTAAGTCACCTCTTTCAAATATCTTGTCAATGAATTTCATCTCCATATCCAAGGTTAACTTAGCCGCTTCAATGATGGCATCCTTTGCATCTGTCTTTAGGTCAGGGAATTCCTCACACATATGACGGAACAATTGACACCCCATCTTAGAGTGCAGAGCCTCATCTCTTACTGACCATTTCATCTGTTGACCAACACCTTTTAGTTTATTGTTCAATTGGAATGAATAGAGCACAGCGAATGAGCTATACAATGCTACACCTTCAGTGAACGCTGAGAAGATAGCTAATGATCTAGCCACATCTCTACGAGCTGGTGCACTCGTGCAAAGAATCTTATAGTTGTAATGGTGTGGCACAGATGTTAACGCCTCCACACGACTAGCAATAGCAGGCTCGTGCATGAACCCCTCGTAGTCATCAAGACCAAGAGTATCATTAAGATACGAGTAAGCCGTTGCGTGAACAGTCTCCTGAGCTCCGAACATCATAGCCATCTGAATGATTTCATACTTAGGGAACCAATCAGTCACCATGCCTGTCCAGTAGTCAGACACAGCACACTCTGTCTGAGCAAATCCAAGTAGGATATTGCCTACCACGTGCTTCTCATTCTCTGTTAGATTCTCATTCCAATCTTTTACATCGGATGACATAGGAATCTCTGTGTGTAACCAGAATGCTTGGGCTTGTTTCAACCATCCTTCTGTGTAATACTCTGGGTATTCAAAAGGTTTGTATGCAATACGTTTTTCAAATAAACTCATAAGATGCTATAAATCGTTTTATTGTTTTGTCTTTAACTATTAAGTTCCCATCTGATATTTCATCCAAGAACTGGTCAATGTCTATTTGCTCAAGCAATTCGACTGTAACCACCTTATCTGGTTCTTCTTTATGGTCAAGATATATCTCGCCTTCAGAAGCGTAAAACCTAAAATACTTAGGCTCTTCTTCGACAACACTGAACGCAATTACACGTTCAATATCTCTGTCTAATTCATTAGAGAAGTGAACCATTGCATCAGCTATCTGATCAAAAGTATCCTCCCGCATCGAGCTCATCCATTTGAAGAGACTCTGCGGTACTGCTACCATTTGTCTCTCCTCGAAATACCTCGACACTAAATCCGTGTTTTCTGAGTTCATTTAGTCTAAATTTTTGTAAGTCTGATACTTTTCCTGTTGGTGTCTTCACCTCGCTAAACAAAACTCCCTTGGTCGGATGCAAAGCTAGTAAGTCAGGTATACCGTTCTTGTTAGTCTTGATTAACTTAAGAACATAGTACCCTTCTTTCTCTAGTTGCTTAATTCGTTTGGATTGTATTTGTTGTTCTGACATGGGGCTACGAATTTAAGAAATCTTTCTTGAAGAAGTTTAAGGTATAGTCCTTTTTTTGTTGAACCACTTCGTAAATCTTTTCCTCGATTCCTCCAATCGTAAACACCCAATACACCTTGTTAAACTTGCGGTCGATGGTGGTCATCCTATCCTTGCTTTGCCAATAAGATGTTGCACTAAAATCTATGTTATAGTACACCAAGAAGTCAGCGTTGCGGAGGCTAATACCTTCACGTCCTGATACAATCTGAAGAGCAATGTTCTTGCTAGTTGTATTGAACTCCTCAAGGTCATCAGTCAACTCATCACCAAACACAAACTTTAATGCATCCCACTCAGCCTTGAACTTATAAAAGATTCCTATCTTCTTGTTCTTGAACTGATCCTTGATGTAGGTAGCCTTGGTGTAGTCAAACACTAGTCTTCTGCCTGACTCAAGGATGATGGTGCCTGAGTACATCTGATGTAACTTGTTCATCATCTTAGCCCCAGTGTCAGCAAGTATCGTGTCATCATCACCTTGCACAACTGAATCTTTCTTCAGTTTGTTAGCCAACTTGTAAGTCAAAGGGCTCATGCCAACTCTAAGCACTGCCTCCTCTACTGATGTAGTGAAGCCTGCTTTCTCTTGGGTGAATGATATCATTAGATACTTGATGGCATCCATAATTTTATCTTTCAACGCACCTGAGTAGTCATTAACTTTCATTGCACCTATGTACTTTATTTTTACTTTAACATAGTCATTAGCCCACCGGTAAAAGTTAGCATAAGATTTGAATGGGTTATTAGGATGCACATAAAGCTGGTGGTATATCTGAGAGTAACTCTCAGGTGTCGGTGTGCCCGATAGAAATATAACCTTTGCGTTAGACTTCTTCACCAAATCTTTAACTTGCTTCGCTCTTTTGCTAGGCTTAGGGAATGCACCCATGGTGTGTGCCTCATCACAAATTATGAGGTTCCAATTTGTCCCCTCAAGTTTATGTAATGACTCATAGTTTACACACGTAAGGTTAAAGTTACAACCTAAATCTTTATGGTCTTTCTTAATACCTGGCACCACCTTTAACTTAGTGATGAACAATACTTCTTTAGCACCTAATGCATCGCAGATAGCTAGTGATGTCATGGTCTTACCGGTCCTTACTTCCATAGAAAGATACAGCAGACCATGCTCTTTAATAATGCCAAGCCCGTCGTTTACTATCTTCTTCTGGTAATCCCTTAGTTGTATCATAATTATTTGCGTAATAAGTTTCTGCATCAAATGCAGGGTTAGAAATCTTTTCTTCTCTTGTTCTTAAACCCTTTTCGTAGCCATCGTTCCAAGCGTCAAGTATTTGTTTTCTTTCAGATATAAGATACTGCAATCCAATAACTCTAAGAAAGTTCGGTATACTATCTGTAGGCATTCGGATAATCTTCTCCATAAAATACCTTAATGTTGTTTTATTCTTTTCCATAAGTTTCTTTATAATAATCTTCAAAGTCTTTCCCTATGTTTTGCATCTCATCTCGGACACCCCTGTAATAAGCCTCTCTTATTTTATCTTCCTCCATTTGTTTGCTTTTCATAATAATGTTATCTAATACATCATAATTAATTATTACTTCATTATTAAGACTATATTTACATTCAAAGTGCAACAACTCTTCTAACCACTCTACTGCTGTTTGTTTTCTTTGTTCCATGGGTATTGACTGCTTAAAAATTCTCTGTAAACCGATAGTAATAATTCTTCAGGTATAAGTTCTCCATCAATGTAGACTTGTCCGTTTTTTATTCGCATTAACTCCTTGGGTTTATCCCATATCTCCATGAAGTGATCGCATTCGCCATCCTCCTTCATTGGTGGAGTCATAAAGTATGACTGGTAGTCACTCGCTTTTGCTGTGTACCTATAGCACATCTGCTTCTTTTGGCACTCATCTCCTTTACATTTTGCTATATCAGGCATTGTCTTGTTGTTTAATATTGTGTTCAATACCATTCTCTGTAAGCATTAAAGAAAAAACTGATGCAAGTTTTAGCACATCCTTACCTTCTTTTAATTCTATTGTAATAGTTTCTCCTTCCCAACTAAATGATACACTAAACGGGCTTGGTATAAATCCTTTAATAGTATATCCACCTGTGTCAGCCATTTTTAGTTTATCTTCGTACATTTTAATTTCATCATTCATTGTCTTGTTGTCTAGTTATGTTAAAATTATATCCAAAATAAGGTAACGTCTGATTGTCTCCGTAGCCAAGAGTCTCTAATAAGTCCTCTAGTTCTGAGTCAGACAAAGTACCGCATTGTAATGCGTAATCTATAACAAGAGCAAGAGCTTGCGTCCTCGTTATATCAATTGTTGATTTCCATCCCATTGTCTTGTTGTTTATGTAAAGGTGTAGGCAACCAACCAGATACATCTATCTGATACTCGTGCCATAATTTTCTCCAATTGTTACCATCCCACCATCCCCAACTGATACCATTAGCACCAATGTTAATGATGTATTGACCAACTTTTGGGGGCTTGTCTGTTCTCCAATAGATGTCTTGTTGTTTAAGTATTAACATAATCTCTCTTGTTAGAGAACCTGCTGTTTTAGTACCATCAATAACCCATTTGATAATGGCATTTTCTATAGCACTATATAGTTTATCTTCAGTCATTGTTTTGTGGTTTAAGCTCATATAACCTACGCTTCTTGTTGTAAGTAACGTTTTCTTTGGGTATCATTTTTACATCTGTTATTAATATTTTGCATGGTTCTTCTAGATACCAAATGTAATCCTTGTCTGTTTCAGAAATCATTCCTGCTTCGCAGTATCTTGGGTTGATATCAGGTGACTGAAAGTATACTATATTATCCATTGTCTTGTTGTTTTGACAGAGGGACATCAATGTCCTTCTGTGAATTAAACTGTGAGTTCATTATATTTCTTATTCTCTTTTTGTAGGCATCCTTCCTCATAGCCTTCTCTTGTTGCTTTGTGAAAGGCTCAGATCCCCAAAAGTTACCACACGATGAAACATGCATACCTTGAAATTCTTGCATATCTGAACCATCATCTGAATATCCTGTGTATATTGGCATTGTCTTGTGGTTTAAATTCTGTTAGGTAACTATAATCTGTCTCGTATCCTGCCTTATTCTCAATAGAATAAACCGACATATCAATTTGATAGCCTGGATTCTTATCTATTCTGTTATAAGTCCAAGCGTTATCCATCCAAATAATTCTATTGTTTGGGTAGATAAAGTAATTGCCATTGTCCATCTTGAATACATGACCACACTTATGCTCAGGTGTCTCAGAGAAGTTGGTATCTAACATACTTCTGTTCTCAAATGCCCAGTCCAATGTAAACAAGTACGTGCCTTGTCTCTTGATCCCTGAGATGGACAGCAAATCTGCTCTCAGTCCTGACATTCTTGCTCTTACCTGAACATCTACGTATGAACTAAAGCAGTCCCAATACATGTACTCAGTCAGTGGTAGCTCCTCTGCATCTTTTCTCCAACAGAATGCGTGAATAGGTCTACGTGTCCAGTTGACTCCGTTCTCCAAGAATGCCTCAAACAAAGGCGTTCTCTTCTCTATTGATGCGACCGAGTGAACGTCACACAATGTGTGCTCTCCATGTCCTTTGGTATGGTTAAACAAGAACTCATTTCTAATGAAGCAAGTTAGTGTTGGGATATTATGATTTAAGTATGGCATGTTAGTCTATGTTATGATATTTTGGTTCTGGTTTGCGATTTGCATCCCAAAAGGCTTGCCTATCTTTAATCGCTTTCTTTCTTGCTTCAATAACATCTTTAGCTTTATCAAATGAATCTACGTAATTACTTGAATCTAATGGGTGATCTAAAGTATGATGAGATAATGGACAGCTACTATGAATATCTCTATACCAAGTATCTCCTACTAATTTTACCTGAGCAACAAATCCATTATAGTTTTCTTGTATCCTATATTTTTCTTTGTTTTTTGTTATTTTATCGTACAATTTTTCAAACATTTCTAGTTTCATTTCTTCTATTTGTTTTAGGTTTTCATAATGTAATGGTATTCCAATAATAGCCATTTCAATTCGACCTAGTCTTTCTGAATCATTCATTTATTATAAGATTTAATACTATAAAGTTGTTGAATTTCTTTAATGAACTTTTGCAATTCTCTTACGTCTCTCTGTTCTTTGATGACCTCAATGTTATCTTTATTTATTTTATACCACTGCTTCTTCATCTTTTTAAGTATGCTCATTATAATAGTTCTAATTGTTTATCTTCTTTTAATGGGAACACCATCCACTTCCCTGCACCATCACGACCCTCTACAGGGTTGCTTCCTGTCATATGCAAGCAGTAGGTACGTAGCCACGAATTAAATCGTTGCTTAGATAGCATACGGAACATGCCGTTGTTATCCGCTATGAACTTATCGAACACATCATCAGGTCTGAATCGCTGATTCATCGGTATGAATGATGGCCCAAACTCGTGAGCCCACTCAGCAAACTCAGCGTTAGTCTCTGCCCTGAACTTGCGTTCTTTAAGGTTCACAAAGTTACATTTAACTAGACCAGTATTCAGGTACCCTTGCAATACTTTGATCATATAGTTGTCGAACGCACACCAATCATCTTGGCTCCAATCATTGAACAACAATCGACCAAACTCATCCTGAGGTGTGAAGTCTTTAGAATAGAATTGCTTGAACTCCATCTCCCACTTACGCCTCTCAAATGAGTTACCTTTACCTTGGATAGCATAGTTAGTAGTGATGACAACCTTTGGTGACTTATGGAATGGAATCTTAATTGCATCCTTGTTCTTACGCTCAACCGTGATACCCTCAGTAACCACAGAGAATAAACGCTCAAAGTCAAAGTTCTTCTTCACATCATCAAACACCAACACCTGCGTGTCTGTGCTAACTAACTGATAAGCAAAAGACTTATCAAATGAGAATGATTTACCATCAATGGTGACTGCCTTCTTCATGCGACTTATGCCGTTCATAAATAGACCCTTACCAGTACCTCCCTCAGGATTCTCCGATATCACCTCATCATTAATGATTACCGCAGGGCAGTAGCCACCATTCTTAAATGCATGAAGGATGAAGCCAATGGTTGACTCGATGGATGCCACACGTTGGTCATCATTGCCACCGATGTTGCGAATGAATGTTTTGTAATCACACTCATCTGCAGGACAGAATATGAAGTCACGTTGGATAACTTGGTCTGACCAAACGTAGCCACCTAAGTCCTCATAGTTTAATAGGACAGTTTGATTCTTAGTCACCTTGACCACACCATTCTTGAAGTATAGGTACGCCTCATCCTTTGTGTCCTCTACAAAGTAGATGTTGACCGAGTCAAGCATAGACAAGAAGTCCTCCCTGAAGAAGCGAGTCTTGTCAGCAAAGTAATTATATACGCTTAGGTCCTGGAAGTTATTAAGGATATGGTTTAACACAAAGTCCTTGATGTCATCCTCAGTACACATCTCAATTAAGTTTTGATTAATACGTACAAAGATGAAACCCTTGTTACCCTCAGGTACATACTTGCGATACCCATTGTTTTCTAAGAATGTCTTTAGTTCGTAGTGTATCAATGTCACCACACCCTTGTCACTCTTAGTCCAGAATGTATTCTTGCTTTGCTCCTCCTCGATTCTAGTTAGTACTGAATCAATCGTTCCGTCCTCCACTCCGGAGGCTTTCAATTGAGAACGGATGTCTTTTTTTGGCACGCCACGGCTAAGTTGATTCTTTGCAAAGTCAACACGTGATGTATCCTCAAAGTACTTGGTAGCATACTTGTCTGTATGACGATAAGCTGAGTCAATGATACCCTGAATCTCCTTGGTTGTAAAGTCTTCCGATGCGAACGCCATCATACGATACATCGCCTCAGACTTAGATACGCCATACTCGTTGAACGCCATAGCAAGCACGAACAAATTATTGTTGCGTGCACCTGACACGAAGCCAAACTTATTGTCCCACCATTTAGCAAGTCTATTAATGATTTCGTTCTCATCATCGATAGGGATGGTTGGTCTCATGTCTTTAGTCACGTGCTCAATCTCTGCATCATCCACCTTGTTCCACTCAATAGAGTTTACATTAACAAAGATGGTCGGATCGTATGACTCGTAGCACACACGTGACACATTCTTGGATGTCTTATCAAACTGCTCGCAGTTATAGTAAGCCTCCAGTGCATTGAAGAATGACTTGTGCTTGCTTGCATCCTTTGGTATCTTAACCAATACCTTCAGGCCATTACCTGATGGTGATATAAAAACTGAAAACGTATAAGGGTCATTAGCCAGTTCATCTTTCTTGGCTAGTATCTCATCACTTGATGGGAAGTTATCGAAGTCTAAACATATCAGACCACTATGCTCCATAAGAGCCGAGTCTTCACGCTTAGAGAACGTACCTGAGAAACATATCGCAGGCAACTCTTGCTTGAGCTTGTTACGTAGCTCCTTATCTTTCTCCAATCTAATCTTGCGGACAATGTCTTTGGACTTACCCTCCTTGACTCTTGAGAGTATAGCCAAGACATCCCGGTAGAATGGGACAGATGTCTCTTTTATGTTAGAAAAAATAGTTACTTGCATTTGCGTACTGGTGGTTCGAAGTTTATAGCTAAATATTCTCTGTATTTAAGGTCGCTGCCATCATTAGACCAATCCTTATAAATCGAATCCCAATTAGGTTCTAACCTTTCAGCGGTAAATCCTTGCAATGCGTATTCAGTAAATGAAAGAATTCGAGAACCTTCACCTCTATACCAAAGAGATATATCATCAAAAAAAACATATACGTAATCATCTGTTGCTACTCTTCCAACTTCCCCCCAACCATATCTTATATCGAATACTTTATCACCTGCTTTAAATCTTTCCATGTCGTTTTAAGTTAAAGTTTACATTTGTACACGAAAAAGTGTACACTTTTTTTTAAAGTTTACATTTATAACTTACTGATTTATAATAAGTTATATTTATTACTCTTTGATTATGTACAAAGTGAACAAAATATATAAGAAAAGAGAAAAAAATAATTTATCTAAAAAGAAAAAATATATATTCATCTAAGTCCCACATATTTTGTTCATTTGTACACTAGAACGGTAGTTTAGAAAACTTCCATTTTAAAAAGGAAGGTCTTGTTCTTCCACCGTTGGAGTTGGTGCAGGAGCTGGAGCAGGTGCACTTTGCTTGGCCGTAGAGCCACCATCAGATGACCATACTAGCTTTGCATTACCTAAGTAAACTTTAGGGGCTTTAGCCTCACGTTCTTCTTGTGTTTGAGACTCATAAATACTAGCAGTGTTACCATACTGGTCTGCCTCGTCATTAATCGAGATAGTTACATTTGCGTAAGTACCTTTCTTACCTTCCACTAATTTAGATTTAGTGATTTTTTTTACATCTAATGATGCTGAAAATAATTGTGCCATAATTTATTGTTTGTTTAATTGTTTACTATTTTAACTATTGCTGTTTTTTTTAACGGAAAGGATGCGACTAATGGATTCATTGTCATATGAATATATGTTTCTTTCCCTGTAAAAAATGAAAGTCTATTTCCTTCATAATGCTCCACGAAATAATCTGCATCAATGGAATAGATATCTTTTTTATATAAAAGAGTATATGTTTTTTTAGGTGTCATATGTTTGTTTTATTTAATTCACTTAACCGAAGATTTGCACTTTCATATGTATTCCACCTTTCATAAAATACATCAATAAACCAAAAAAATCTAATGTAAATATTGTAGTAAATCTCACCAAACATTATTTGTTCCTTTATGATAAATTTTATCATAGCGTTTCTAATTTAAAATACTGAGTAATGTCATCGGTCGCATTTGGCCCGAAGAACTTTTGGTACACCTCGATGGCCTTGTAGACCTTCTCTCTGCCACGATCTAAGAACTCATCTGAGCATTCAAACAAGCCCGTACGACAGCTATCTTTCTCTACTGCGATAAACACCATAGGCTTACCGAATAATTGGTTGTAGATGTAAGCCTGCGAGTCGTAGTTATACTTACGTGCAGAGAATTTAAAGTCATCAAGGTTAGCAGTGGTCTTTAGGTCAATAAGAATCTCATCACCTACAATATCCGACTTACCTTTCCATTGTACGCCACCAATCTCACCGATTGCCGGAACCTCGTACGCATTAGCTGAGTCACGGATCATATCGTAAAACGTTAGGTTTCCCATCAATGCCTTAGCCATGCGTTCACAATCATCAACTTCTTTCTGAAGTAATAACATGTCAGCACCTGAGGAGGCTAACGCATCTTTGTACAAGTTAGTCGTACGTGTCGATGCCTCCACTGCCATAAAGTTCTTTAACTTCTCAGGCTCAAGGATGAACGTGTGAAAGTAAGACCCTGCAAGCATAGCAGGAGTCTTTTCTTTCGGCACACCATACTGCGTAGGGTTGTACAATAGAGCTCCGATGTCTGAGTTAGATAGGTACTGCTTACCAATTCCAGAATAGTATTCTGAATCGTTTTTCAATGTTTCTAAGATGTTATTTCTCATTTGCGTATGGATTTTCAGTTGTTATTTGTTTTAAAATATATGCACTTCTTGAATTATCACTTGATAAATGATATAAACCATCATCTGATTTATGTGAAAAATGATATATGTGCCAATTTTGATAATCTTTATCTCTTCCCCATACAATCTGACCTTTCTTAGGTAATTCTTCAGGTCGCTCTTGGCTGAATCCTTCAAGTGTATATTCGGTAAAAGATAGCAGAAATGCATCTTTAAGATTTTGAAAATAATTTTGACTACTATTATCAAATTTAACTTCTACATAAAAATCACCTGAATTATTTATTTTATAATCATTTGTGACGGTTCCCCATTTATATAAATAATGAAACACCTTATCTCCTTTTTTAAATACATTCTCCATTACTTCTTAAGTTTATTGATTGCTGACTTGACTTGATCTGATAACTCATACTTCTTGGATAAGTTCTTGAACACATCCTCAGACTTTAGCCCTATGTTATCGACAACATAGTTGACTACTTTCTCCCAGTTCGCATCCCCTACCACAAGAGCAATCTTGCCTGCAGGTTTAGCCACCACCTTAGCAGGAGTGCCATCGGTTGCCTCAGGGAAATCTTCTTTGGCATAGATGTTAAGAGCCAAGCCGTGTAATGCCAACGCCTTAACCGTGGAACGCTGAATAGTTTTGTTCACATCGAACGATGTAAGACTAGCTAGTGGGATAGACTTGTTCATGTGATTCATTACTGGTAGATAGTCAATGTACTCCAAGCCATTGATGGTAACACCAACCTTGACCCAAGCCGTAGCCCCATCTGAAAAGTAATTCATCCCAGTCTCTGATTCGTACACCGTACGTGTCATGTCAGGGAATAATTTCTTGCATTCTGCCCAAGCAGTAGCCCAAGAAAGGTAAGATAATTGACCCCTCTTCTCGACTTTGGATGAGAGGTTGAGAGCAGATAACTGCTCGAACACTGATTTGTTAGACATATTAGATTAAGTTAAAGTGAGCGACAAAGATAAAATTAAAATTGATATTTACAAAAAAATTATTTCTCAAAAAGTTCTTTTAATAAGATAACTCTATTCTCTAAATCAAATAAATCACCTGAATTAGGTATAATAATATGTGACTTTCGTAATATATTGATATCAAAAGAATCCAAAGGTTCATCTTGTTTGCGTGGGTCGTACACTCCAATAACTAAATCAAATATGCCATCACGTAAGCAAGCATCTAGTTCTTTATCACTACGCATACCAGTATAAATTTGGTTGTGATTCATGATATCTTTAGCTAGTTGACCGGGATAGTCTTTGTTGTATTCGCAAATCATGTCGAACCATTCAGCTCTATGATTTACCCTGTCCTCAAAACATTCTTCCTCGGTTTTGTATCCATACTTTTCCTTTAAAGCATCAAATAAAAACAATCTTGATGCAGCTTGCGAACTACTCTCACTTTTGTACCCATAATGCTTGTTAATAAACTCAGCAACAGTGTCTTTCCCATGCCTTGCATGACCGATAATGCAAATTTTCTTTTTCATAATGATTTAGATAAATTTAAAATGTATTCTTCTTGTTCATAAGATAATCTAAGGTAGTTTAAGTTAATCTTTTCAATTGCATCCTCAAATTCAATTTCCCTGACACTTAACTTATGAGTATCTCTAAAAATACCATTAGGTATGTTATACCCTTTATCTCTAATTTCTTCAAGCAATTCTTTAATTTCGCTATCTGAACATTCTCTTACGTACTCCCACGGAGAGATATCTATTTCAACATCGTGATTAAATTCTGGCATTGTTTTGTTGTTTAAAATGTTAAGTAATTAATTTTTTCTTCTAAAACTTTTACTACTCCATTGTGCATCTGATCTATTAAACCAAATACTAATGCTACTTCTTTTTTATTTAATGCTACTTGATGATATGTATCATCCTTAGTTTTTATAATAATAACTAGACTATCTGCCTTGTATTCTTTTTCTGATTCTTCTTGTGTCATACTAAATATCTGTCTATTGCGTTAGTTAATTGCTCGTAATTTAAAGCACTCGCTATCTTAATGTTAAAGTAGCGTTGTTGCTCCAACCAGTGCTCAGGCAGAGCATCGAATTGGATGAGTAGGTAGTGGTAATCGCCTGATGCTTTAAGCACCAATAAATTCTTACCACCTACCACACTTGCGTACCGCAACCCTCTCTCCCGAAGGTGTCTGCGTGTCTTGGACAATAGTCCATCAGGCGTAATCTTGCGTCCCATTTCTTGGTACTGGCACATGACCAGATTTAATTAAGCGTCTCTTCTTATAGTCAATGTATTTGTAAAAACTGAAGTGACCTAATTTGTGACGTTGCAATAACATACGCTTGTCACACACATCGCAGGTAGTGTGCATCGTTGTCTTGTTACCTGAGCGTTCAAATATCTTACGTAAGACATTCACATCGTGCTCGTGCCCACACCATGGGCATGCCGTATTGGATTCCTCGTATCCTTCTCGGGATCTAGCTATTCTTTGCATACAACTTTTCTTTCTATTTTCTTTTCTCTGAATTCAATATGTTTCTTTGCTACTTCAATAGATTTGAATCTTGTCCCTTCGGTAGATCCGTATACTCTATAAAATTGAACTGCATACCATCTTTTAAATGTCATCCATAAAAATTTTTCTATTACTAATTCTTGCACATGATAAGTTGATTCATATTCAATTTCGGGTACAAAATTTGCAATTCCCTGTGTGTTTTGGGATAACACTGGTACTTTGGTTTCTATTATTCTATATCTTTCCATATGTTTTGTTATAGTATTGTTCAGGTGTATCATAAATTGGAGTACCAATTTGCGTAAACATTACTCCATCTTCAAATCCTGAGTCATTAGCATCGATTATTTGTTCTTTCTCTTTACTAATTAAGTGTTCTGCTAATTCAATTGATGATACTAAAGACGTGGCCTCGTTAATCATTCCTGATTTTGTATACACAATATGCTTTTGTATCAAATCAGAATACATTTCTTGCATTGCCGTTTGTTTCTTTGTCATGATAGTCTAATTAAAATGTAAATACAAAGCAGTGCACTAAGTGTACCTGATACACCAATAATAGCACCAATAACAAATTGTCTGAAGGCAATCTCTGAGACTTCCTTGCAGTTAAACTTCTCATTCTCCATCTAATTGCATTTGTTTAATGGCACGCTCTTCTTGTCTCTGCTCAATTAATGATAAACCAGTGACTAAATTCTTTTTGCCTGCCTTGATTAGTTCTTGTTCGTACTCCTTCATCTTCTTGATGCCATAAATAACTGTGGCATGCTCAACTGGATAGCCGTAACGCTCACAATATCTTTGTATCTCAGATATTTTAAAGCCTGCCTCGTGCAACAAAAAATAAAAATGTTGTCGGGCCCTGACCACTGGGTGGAATCTGGTATTGAGAAATATATCTTTCTTTCTAATTCGGTGACGATAGCACACCTTGCGTGCTATAACGTCCATTGCATCAACGTCTGTTATCATTGTTTTTTAAATCATTAACGTAAACACCTAGTGCTAGTACTAGCACGCCGGCAGTAAATAATAAAAAGGTGGCAGTCATGTAGCCTAGATAGGCTGACAAAAGGACCAAGGCAAATAGCCCATAGGAAATTTTAAATAGTGAATTCATAGTAAATGTCCAATTATTGCGACCAAAATGGTCAGTATCCACAAAATAATTATTGTTCTTGTTTTCAAAGCTCTGTATATTGAGAGATAATCTCATCGAAATCTCTGATTAAATTCTTACTGATATTATCGTAGCTAGTCCATAGCCAATCGCTACCATCGTAGCACTGGAGAATATATTTCTTGGTGATCGGATCTCGTGTAAACTTCATTTGCACCGTACGTTTGGTTGCGGTCGGTAGGTAGAATGTCCCCCCTTTCGTGCCAGAAATTATCAGTTCTCTGAATCTGTCTATTTGCTCTATCATTATTTTGTTGGTCTAAGAATTGCTGATGCTTTGCATTATTGTATTGCTCCACAAATTGTAAGATTTGATTATCGTATTCGCAAGCCTGCCCGAACTGAGCATACTCGCACCATTCGTTGTATGTCATGTTAGTATTTATCTAGTTCGTTTAAAATTGGAACAATAGTCTCTTGTAAATCATTAATGATGTCTATCATCTCTTCATCTTCTAAGTGGTCTTTAATCCAATCAAGTTTGCAATAGTAAACATCACCTAATTTTAAAGGCTCATTTGTCTCGTCGTCAGTCCAATTGTCCCAATTGACTATATTCATTGCTTTTTGTAATTGCGTTTCTAAGGTCGTATTCATTTTAAATTGCGTTTAGTTTTTTATAAAAGGATTTTTAATTTATTTAACATCTCTTCGCCACCATCAAACACTCCATTGTATTCTAGCCAGTACTTGAGTAAATCAAAATCTCTTAGCTCCATATTGTTGGCGTAATGTTGGTCAAATGTTTTGCTAGGGAAATTTATGAAATCTATTTCAGCCATATATTTTGCTAAGTACTCTTTAAATTTATTTGATGGTTTTGTGGAATCTAATTTAAATTCTTGCTTCTCTGTATTGCAGTCTTCACAAATTCCATCAAACCAAAGGTCATGTCGACCCTTCAGTTCACCACATTCGTGGCACGACCAAATGTCTTGTGATTTAGTTAGTCCCATTTTATATTGCGTTTAAATAATCTTGCACCTTTGTCACACTCACCCCAATTGAGGTAAGATAGTCTTCGAGCTCGTCGTTCATTGAGGTGAAATATTTCTGTTCCACCTCTTCTCGAGTTAGTTTGTCCACTAACTGGGATTTAATTAAGCCACCGATCGAGGTGGTTAAGTATAAGGTATACCCTGCGGTCTTAAATGATTTGCGTGCCATTATTTTTCGAATAAGTTTTGATAAATTTTTTCATATAGTAACTCAGATATTGCACTCATTACAACCGATGAAGATATCGCTTCATTCAGTATTTGCATCAACTGCTCATGAGTCAGTTCATTCTCAGTAAAATATATACTCTTAATTCCTGAATAGGTATCGATTGCGTCATCAAGTAACCACATCGTATCTGTTGCATACTCTTTTGAGTGGTACACGTCGTAACCACGGGCCCATAATTCACGGGTTAGTTCAGTGGTGCTAAACTCTTTTAAGTCTTTCATATCGTGCATGATTCTATAATTGAATAATATTTATCATATAACTCATTGAACTCATCTTGTGCCTCTTCTGTGTAAGTCGTCGAGTCTTCGCCGTCTTTGTATACTGCACCATAATTCATATGCAGTATTAAATCAGCGTGGGCCAGTTCACTAGCCAGTTCTAAAATGTTTATCGTTACGTTCATTAGTTTTGTGGGTTATTTAATAGCATGATAGATATTAATTCTGAATTTGTATGCTCATCGTATAGGTCCTCTTCTGCGTGGTTAACCGCCTCGTCATCTGAATCTCTATCTGTTCGATAATACACGTCGACCTTTGATAAATCGTAGACTTTGTCTAGTTCTAAAAGATATTCTAATAGCTTATTTGCCTTCATCGCCGTATGGTCTATAGGTTGTAAAAAATACATTATCTTTCTTGAATGTTATTTTAATGCATGAAATTTCTTCTACAATTTCATAGTTCGCACGTATCATGGCCTTAATAAATTCAAAGTCAAATTTGAAATGCAACCAAATTGTTCCTTCAGCCATTGACGTTTCAATAACTTCTAATCCTATACTTTCAAAGTGATTTATAAGTCCTTCTAATTGTTTCAGTGTTTCTAATAAATATTTCTTCTTCATGATTGTATTTAGTTTGAGGTGATTAAATTTAGTTCTTCGGCGGTGTATTCTACCCCGTGCTCATCTACCACGGTGATATATTCTAGCTCGTCCTCAATTTCGCTTTGTCCCATGTACTCAGAAATGTATTCCGCATATTCGTTGACCTTGAATAATTTCGCATCTGTGTACCCTCCGCGAACGTCTGCACCATTGTGTATTTGAATAAGTGCGTAATCCTCATATTGCCCGTCTACAAATAAACGCAATGAGACACCCTGCAAAGTTTGGGAAAGGTCGCTATCTCCATTGTATGTGTTCCACTCTCTGGGGTTTTTATCATATCCGATCTCGTTTAAAAATGCTTGATGCTTTGCGGATACTCCGTAGAAATCGCCGTCCCAGTCTGTGGATTTAATGCGGTTGAATTTATCACAAATAGAGTCTAATTCGTGCGTCATTGAAATGTAATGAAATACGGATACACTCCGCTCGATATAATCATCGTTTCTATATTTTATATATAGTTCCGCTGGCTCATTTGCAAAGTCTTCGATTGTTTTCTTTGCGTTGCGTTGCCACATCCGGCCATCTGTCCCACCTGAATCGAGGAAGTGCACGCCCGTGTTTTCTGTTAACATTTTGTAAACTAACTTTTGGATTTGTGTGTACTTTTTCATGATTGCGTATTTTTTAAAATGTGATTAACAATGGTAAATAGTTTTTTCTAATTCGACTAAATCTAGATTATTATTGTATTGCGTGGCTAAAATTGTAGCCTTTCCGTATGCGGAAAATCTGCTATTTGCTTTTACTTTAATTTCTTTCTTTTCGCCTCCGAAATAATAAGCGTTAAAAATGTAGGTATCCATGAGCGTATTTTTATAGGTTGTTAATTTGATTTTCTAAGTCGTTAATATTGTAAGATTGGAACACAATACCACCACCGAAGGATTTAGTATGATATTTTTTCCCGCCTATTGTGTTCGCCTTCTTGCATGCAAGGGCGTATTTTTGGTCAATGCTTAAGCCTTCGCCATCAATAGGTATATTTAAAAAGTGCGTAACGTAGCGAGGGTTTCCGTTTGTGTCGTTGTTTATTCTAGTGAATTCCATAGTAGTATTTTTTAAGGTGATTAAATTATTTATAGGACTAGTCCAAAATCTAAAAATGTATTTGCGTCCTTATTCGCTTCGTCAATTTCAGAAGCCAAATAAAGTTTTAACGTATTGTATTTTTCTTGGAAGTAAAACTCAATTACAACCTTGTCAAGTAGTTTGGAAATTACTACGGATTTTTCCCCCTTTGTAGCTTTGTTTACGCCGGTCAAATTTTGAATTTCTAGGTAATTGTTCATTGCGTTATTTTTTAAGGTGTGTTTGATTTCTTTTTCAAAGGTAAAAAAAGATTTCGAATAAACAATACAACACGTAAAAAAAAATGCAAAGTTTTTTACGATATTTTTAAAATATGGCTAATTGTAGCGTATTGACGTGTTTTGTGTTAAAAATATTTTGGCGTGTGTAGTCGAGTGCGTGAAAAAAATTGAGCGTTTGAAATCGTGCGGGATTTGTGGCGGTGGGTAACAGAGTCAGCGTGTACACCTCAACCGCTTTTTGTTTACGTCTGTGTTGAGCCGTGCGAAATCGTAACAGACAGAGGGCAGAGCGGAGCCAAACGAGCGGAGCCCGTCGCCGTGACCCATGGCACCCAGAAAAGCCAAAAAATCTACGGCAATTTTCCCAAATCGTACCCCCCGTACCAAGATCCAGGGCGTTTCCGGATTGGCCCCGGCCGGCTGAGATGGTGGTGTTACCCAAAACCCATATTTATCTAATAAAATTTTTAACTTTGCCTAAACCAAAACAAACAAACAATGGCAAAAATGATTAAAGAATATGGTGGCAAGGAGAAGTACGCTTCTAAGTCTGCTATGATGAAGCACGAGAAAAAGGAAGGCAAGAAGGTAGAGAAGATGGAGAAGAAAGGTGTCTTTCCAAAGATGAAAAAGAAATAATTTTTATTTTAAACATCGTACTATTTAAAGAGACTTGGCTATGCTGAGTCTTTTTTTTGCTCATTATCTTGTCTGTTTATACAATTCGTACACTTTTGTGACTTCTTTGTGTACAAAATATGTACAACTTGTATTTTCTTACAACCACTTAACTTATTGATTATTAGTTATTTATATTAAGTATTTATTCTTTTATGAACAAAATGAACAAAATAAATAAGAAAAGTAAAAAAAATTTCACACGCTCAAAATAAAAAAATATATTTACGTAATGTGGCAAAAAAGTTTGCAAGTTTACATATTGTACATTTCATTTGTTTTTAGTATATTTGTACAACTAATAAATATAATATGAAACCATACTTTTCAAAACCTACAAAATTGATCAGAGTTAACATCTCTCAGGAGGGTTGTGACACTGAGCATTTAATGTTCCAGGATTGCGACTTATTGCAATGTGCTCAAGAGCTAATGGGATTCTCTCACGAGATGGTAACGAGTGCAGATTCTAATCCATATGACAAGAAGTTAACTATCCAGTGTCGTGAATGGGAGAACTCTAGAAACGGCTTGTCTAACACTTTTAGTTTCTTTGGACCAAGTCCGAGTAGCATGAAGGGTCTTATACTAAGACATTTTGGCTATGGGCTAGAATATGAGGACAAATAATCTTGCTTGGCATTACAATTGTATATAAATTTGTAACAAATAAAATCTAAAATGATAGTAAAAGAGATCGTCTTCGGAGATGAAGGCAGACAGAAATTAATTAAGGGTGTTAATACAATTGCAAATGCAGTTGGGTCTACACTAGGAGCTCGTGGTCGCACGGTGCTTATTGAGTCGGAGCAACACGTTGGTGGCATTACAGTAACCAAGGATGGTGTGACCGTCGCTAAGTCAATTAACTTAATGGATCCAGCTGAGAACTTGGCTGTGATGATCATGCGAGAAGCATCTGAGAAGACGGCTAACTCAGCAGGTGATGGGACGACGACGAGTATGGTGCTGGCACAAGCCATCATCCATTCGGCAATGGGTGTGCTTACACCAGAAGACAATACCACACAAGTATTGCGTGATGTGCAGGCTGCAGCACTTAAGGTGGCTGAGGAGCTAACTGCTATGTCAACGGAGATTACATCAGATAAGTTGGTGGACGTGGCGACTATCTCGGCCAATGGCGATGCGGAGATTGGCAAGATCATTGCTGATGCGTACAATCAAGTTGGCTTAAGTGGTGTAGTGACAGTTGGAGCATCCGAGACATCGGACACATACGCTGAGGTGGTCAGTGGCATGAAGATAGACAGAGGGTTTGCGAGTAAGTACTTTGTGACAGACCATAAGAAGCAAGAGGCTGTGCTAGACAAGCCATACATCTTGGTGACTGACCAGCCCATTACAAACCTTAACGACATCTTGCCTATTCTAGAGTTCATCCACCAAGGCAGACATTCATTGCTTATTATTGGGGAGCTCGATGAGAACTCACTAAACTCACTTAACGTGAACAAGATTAAGTTGGGTCTAAAAGTAAGCACTATTATTCCTCCGTCATTTGGCTACAAGCGTCATCAGATCATGCAGGACATCGCTATTGCGACAGGGGCTAAGTATTTCTCTGAGCAGACAGGTGACAACTTAATGATGGTCACTATTGACGACTGCGGACAAGCAGGCAAGGTGGTGAGCTCACGGTTCAATACAATTATCTTCGATGCTGTTGGAGCAGGGGATGAGAGAGTGCAAGAGTTGCAAGAGCAGATAGAGGTGGAGATGCAGGCTGTCGAGAAAGAATTCTTAAAAGAACGCATCGCTAATCTAGGTGGTGGGGTGGCTATCATCAAGGTGGGTGCTAACTCAGACATTGAGCAGAAAGAGAAGAAGGACCGGGTGGACGATGCGGTGTGTGCAGTACGTGCAGCACTAGAAGAAGGCATCCTTCCAGGTGGTGGCGTGGCGTTAAAAGATATCGCTGCTACTATGGACGTGGAGAACAAAGGCACCGAGATATTACAAATGGCGATGCTGGCTCCAATGATCAAGATACTATCCAATGCAGGCATAGATGTGGATGGTGCAGACTTTGATGAAGGTAAGCAGTTGTCTAAGGGAGGCATAGGGGTGAACGTAGCTACAGGGGCATACTGCCACATGATGAGCGTTGGGATCATTGACCCGACTAAAGTGTGCAAGGAGGCTCTAAAAAATGCTGTATCTGTTGCAGTAACACTATTATCTACAGAAACTGTCATAACAAATGTACGTCAAATGTAGATTTTATTAATTATATTTGCATATACAAATCCGAGTTGGTAATATTGCAGCTTACTAATTCGGATTATCAAGGAAACTTGACCGCCCCCTTCGCTGCAATCGTTGGGGGTTTTTTTATTATGGAAATTTGGAAACCAATTAAGGGTTATGAAGACTTATATGAAGTCAGTAACCTAGGAAGAGTAAACAGTTTATTCACAAGGAAAGGTAAAATAATGAAGCCTAAGGTAGAAAGAGATGGATATCTTAGGATAGGATTTTGGAAAGAGGGCAAACAAAAGTATTATAATGTTCATCGATTAGTAGCAGAAGCATTTTTACTAGAAAAGCAAGATTACCAAAATCAGATAAACCATATTAATAAAATAAAATCCGACAATAGAGTTGAAAATTTAGAATGGGTATCTACTATTGAAAATCATTTTCATAAAAATCTAAATAATAATACTAGTAGTAAATATGTTGGAGTTGCTTGGAGCAAAGAAAAAAATAAATGGGCTTCCTATATAAATTTTAAAAATAAAAAAGTACATTTGGGGGCATTTGACAATGAAGATTTAGCTCATAAGGCAAGAATAGATTTTCAAAATGAAAATAATATAATAAACAAGTATCTTAATTGAATACAATGACACCAAAAGAAAAAGCAAAAGAATTATTAGTAGGAATTTATAGATTTACTAATCTAACACCAGATGAATGCAAAAAATCAGCTATTTTTTCAATAAATGAAATAGCAAAATGCACAAAACATTTTTCTAAACAATTTGAAAATGATAGGTTTTCTGAGGAATACTGGGATGAAGTAAAAATAGAAATATTAAAGCTAAAGCCATGACGGTAATAACCAACATTAGAGCATAATATTGCACTTAATGGTGGAGAAAGTCAACAATTATATCATTTGGCATATAAATGTATAATATATTGCACATATTGTAAAATATATTTAACTTTACAGTATGACAAAGACATATTTAATTTATGGACTTAGGTGTCCAAAGACAGATGACTATAGGTATATAGGCAAAAGTTCAAGTGGTATTAATAGAGCTAAATCACACCTAACCTATTCGCACAATGAATCAGTAAATCACTGGGTTCTTGAATTAAGAGAAGAAGGATTGGCTCCTTTGGTTGATGTAATTGAACAATGCCAAGAAAGTGAATTAGTTATAAAAGAACATTTTTGGATTCAATATTATCAAAGAGTTGGATGTATATTGTTTAACCATATTAAGTACAAAGGCAAAGCGATAGAAGGTCTTGAAAAAGAAGTTGATAAAGAAGAATCTAGACTTAATGACAAAATTTCTTTAGTGAGGAATTTAATAAATGGAATGTCCTGTATAAGTGAATTTATTAAATATAGGCGAAAACAATTAAATATTTCACAACAAGAGTTGGCAGATTTAGCTAAAATATCAAGGGTTACAATACATAATATGGAAAACAAAGATAAAAATTCTACCATATCAAATATAGAAACAGTACTTGATATATTGGGATGTGAATTGATGCCTTTAGTTAAAACGCCAAGAGGGAGCTATTAAATAATTTACAAATTCGGAAAAATTCCGAGTTTTGTAACAAATTTTGCCAAAATACGTTACAAAAATGTTAACTTATAAGTTAACAAATGTTAATAATCCAAACCAATATGGGATGGTAAATGATAATTATCCAAACCGTTACAATTTGGAACAGGTTGGAAGTGTGCATTACTAATATACACTATTGACGAAACTTGTAAAAAGTTGCAAGTTCTGATAATAAGGTTAAATAAAATTTACAAATTTGTAAATAAATGTAAAATATAATTAATGTTATGAAAGTAATCGGAAAGAATATTCTAATCGTGCCTCAAGAAGAGGAGACAAAGTCCAAGGGCGGCTTAATTATGACCGCAATGGATGCAAATGAGCTACGCTACAAGAAAGCAACCGTGGTATCACAAGGCTCGCTAGTAGATGGAATTAAGCCAGGCTCATTTATCTACTTTGATCGTGCAGCTGGCCACACCATCCGCATCAATGAGGACCTATATACGGTCATCACAGAGAAAGATGTGGTAGTAGTTCTTTAATTAAATAATATGGAGAAGAAATCTAAAGGGTTTGCTTTAATTATCCTACCACTAATTGCATTTGAAATGCATGAAGATGGAACAAGGGAACTTATGTTCGGGTGGTTGACACACACTTGGTGGATAAGATTTTAAAATATTAGTCAGGTGGCGGAAGGGTCGTATCAGGAGTTCCCGGCCGAAGGTAGACGCAAAAAGCCAACTCGTAGGGTAGTATTAAACTATCATAGTGTGGAAGCGAGTCTAAATAAGACAATCCCTGGTTCGTGGCTCGCATTAGCGGCTGGCACCAAGGCTTACAGGTTCGAATCCTGTCCTGACTAAACTTACCTATCCGAAGGTTATGATGAAGCATTTTGTACCGTATGTTCATAAAGTAGATAGGAACGGTACTAATTAGTTAGGTGGGGTAATGGTAACCTAATTGGCTGAAACGCTCGAAGATACATGTTCGATTCATGTCCTAACTACACTTTTAGTGATGTTGGTTACTATAGCATAGTAACTAAACTAATGACTGATGGAAAGACATCAAATTTTAGCCTGTAGTGGAATTGGTATACACTATGTGAATTGGTTTGCATCCAATAGGTGTGTTAGCATAATAACAAACATAGTCGCTGTCACGGTGACTTGCGGGTTCGAATCCCGACTGGCTACGGAGAGATAGCAATCTTCCAATATGGCATTCAGTCCGTTAATCTGGAGAACTTGCTTGACAGCTGGAAAGACAGCATTTTTAAAAATCTTTATTAAGTCTACCAATGACCCTGTCATATTGCCTTGTGGCAAAGTGATGGGGTTTATTGCTTTTAGGTTTGATGTCAGATAGCTTTGGAATGGGTCTTTCACCCTGCAACATCTCATAAACCTGTCGCATAATGGACTTAGCTTGGTAAGACAGCTCATAAATCGCACGTTTGCCCGGTTCAGGCTTGCGAAAATGCACGATTAAACCTTTCTGCATCAAATCTTGCCGTCTATTTTTAGTAAATCCAAATATTTGGCAGTATTGGTCGAACTGATTGGCGTCAAAAACGTGCTCGGAGTACAAATAACATAGCATCTCAAAGTCTTCTAGGCTCAATCCGTGCTTATGACGAGCCCAGGCACGTACAACTTTGATGTATTTTAGAAAGTCTTTGTCGACAGCCTCACGTCTAACTACGATAGGCTTGACTTTATATTCACGCACTTTAATAGCTCTAGGCTTAATCTTCCTAGGCTTCATGTATGTTTTTATCATTAGATTTTATTTTTACAAAATTACTTATCTTTGTTGAATAATAAGAAAAATTATGGCTAAGAAAAATTCAATGATTAAGATTGGCGACTTGAAGGGAGTCGTTGGTGGCATGAGAAAAGCAATGACTGAGCGTGAAGACGAGCGTACAATGCTTCAAAAAAACCGCAACTTAGGACTAGCTCCAGATCAAGATAAGGCTGCTGCATCTCGCATTGCACAATTACGCAAGGAGAACGCATACTATGCACCAATCGCAGAGCGTTACCAAGGATTGATCGACTCAAAAACTAAGGGTCGTGATGTACCTCTTCCTTCTTCTTCACAATTATTCAATAAGAAATAAGATGGCAAAGCAAGAAAAAACACCAATGACACGTCCAATGCCTAAAACACAAATGGGCATTACTAAAATTGCAGCTGCTAAAAAAGCAGTTAAGGTTGCTAAGGTAGTTAAGGCTGCTAAAGCAATCAAGAAAATGTGCTAATATGAAAGGCTTAGGAGACGTAGTCGAGCATGTTGCTAAAGTAACAGGCGTTGCAGCCGCTGTTAAAGCCGTCGCAGGTGATGACTGCGGCTGTGCTGCTAGAAGAGATGCACTAAACAGGGCATTCCCATTTAATAAAGAAGTAAATAATAAAATACAATCAAGTAATGACATCAAAAAAATGCACAAAATGCAATAATGTTTTTGATTTAAGTAACTTCTATACAACAGGGAAAAAAGTATCAGGGGAACCTAAGTATAATTCTTGGTGTAAAAAATGTATATTAGAAAAACAATCTTTATACCACAAACAAACTTGGGGAGAAGATAAGTTAAAGTATACTTCTTTTAAAAGAACCAAATCAGTAAAATCATATTTGTCTTATTTAAGGGCTAAAGCATTAGGCAGAAAGAAAGACGATAATATAAACATAGACTATTTAATTAGCCTTTGGGATAAACAAAATGGTAAATGTGCTTTAACTGGTTGGGATATGACTATGGTTTTAGGGGAAGGTGTTATACAAACAAATTGTAGCATTGATAGAATAGATTCATCAATAGGATATGTTGAAGGAAATATACAGTTGGTTTGTCGTATTGTAAATATATCAAAGAGTAATACATCTGTTGATAATTTTATAAATTTGTGCAAATCAGTTGTTGATTTTAATAACAAACAAAATGGCTAAAACAGCAGCATGGCAACGGTCAGAGGGTAAAAGTAAAACTGGTGGTCTGAACGCTAAAGGCGTTGCGTCGTACCGACGTGAGAATCCGGGTAGCAAACTGCAAACAGCAGTGACTACACCCCCATCTAAATTAAAAGCGGGCAGCAGAGATGCTGCTAGACGCAAGTCATTCTGTGCTCGCATGTCAGGCGTAGAAGGACCAATGAAGAAGCCAAATGGCGAGCCAACAAGAAAAGCATTAGCACTAAGAAAATGGAACTGTTAGTATGAAAAAGAAACTAAATAAGTTAGGAGTAGAAAACTCTTTGTGGAATAATATCCGTGCCAAATCAGGAAGTGGAAAGAAGCCAACTGCGGAAATGCTAAAGCAAGAAAAAAAAATTGTTGCTAAAGAAAAGAAGAAAAAGTAATGGCAGGACGGACATCTGAATACTATAAGACTCATCCGGAGGCTCGCAAAAAACGTCTTGAATATCAGGCTGAATATAACAAGAGAGCTGATCAATTAAAAAAGCGTATTGAGCTTAACAAAATCAACCGTGACCGTGGTCAATATGGCGATGGCGATGGCAAAGATATGAGCCACAAAAGAAATGGCCGTATCGTTGAGGAATCAGCCAGCAAGAACCGTGGATCTCATTCAAATATGCCTGGTGATCGTCGTGCAAGAGGTAAGAAAAAGTAAAAAGTAATGGCTATCTTAAAAGTTGGTGGGCAGACCCACAAAGTTTTCAAGAATAAACAGGGCGATGTAATTGTAGACCATACAGCAGGTAGACCTGCTGGCAAATGGGATAAAATTAACCTAACTAAAAAGGCCAAAGCCAAGACAATAGAGGATGGTATTGAGTCGATTCGTAAGTGGCATAGAGAGAATCCTTATAAAACAAAAAAGTAATATCTTTGTAATTCAAAATATCAAGATAATGAAAAAGGTTAGCAAAAAAACAGCGTTCGACATCAAAGAAGCTAGTAATCAAAAATTAAAGCCTGCTGCACGTAAGCACTATGCTGAGAATGCTCAAGCTGCAATGAAAAACAAAAAGAAGAAATAAGATGGGTGTTTTAAATTACGTACAGTCGGGGCGTGCTGCAGCAGTAACGCCATCAAACACTGATAATATTCCTAGCGTATCAGGTGGCACAAATGATGAGGGATGTATCCTTTACATTGGTGGTACTGGTAACTTAAAGGTGTTAACTATTGGTGGTGACGAGGTTATCTTCTACGCAGTACCAGCAGGCACAACTCTTCAAGTTCGTGTTAAGAGAGTTTTCTCTACAGGAACAGCAGCTACTAACATTGTTGCTCTTTGGTAATATGACGGAAGAGGATTTGAAAATAGGACTATTGAACGCATCGACATTGATCTTGTCGTTCACAAATATCGAAGCTGCCTTACGGTTGGCATTGTTGGCTGTGTCTATTATTTACACAGGGTTTAAGTTATATAACTTAATTAAAGGCAAAGAGTAATGTGGAATATATTTAAAGACTCAAACGATGTAAATGAGCAATCTGTTGCTGCATTTATAGCACTTGGGTTGGTAGCTATTATTGCTTTGGCTGATGTTGTTGCTGGTATTCTAGGTAATGACTTAACCGTAAAAGAGTTTATTTTTAATTCACTATTAATATATTCTGCATCTGCATTAGGTATAGCAGGGTATAAATCAATCAATGGCAAAAGCAAATAACGAATCTAAAAAGGTAACCTTTGGCGTAAGACGAAAAGGTAAGCACTCTAAAACAAGTGGGCCAAAAGATTGCAAGTCAAAGAAATCGAGAGGTCAAGGATGATAAAATTAACTACTTATGTAGTGTCGGCTATAGTAGCACTAGCTATGTGTATAGATCTTGTTTTTATTTTCTTGCATTTTTTTAATGAAGATTTAATTAGACAGATAATCAAATGAAACTATCAGAGCACCTAGACTTATCAGAAGTTACAAGGTCAGATTCAGCCAAAAGAAAAGGCATTGCTAATACTCCAACACCAGAACATTTAGAAAACTTCAAAAGACTTGCCGAGCATGTATTTGAACCTATTCGTAATCACTTCGGTGTACCTATTTACATTTCAAGCGGATATCGATCGAAAGAACTCAACAAATCTGTTGGGGGATCATCTACTTCTGACCACTGTTATGGCAGAGCTATTGACATTGATATGGATGGATCTAGTTCGGGTGTTACAAACAATGATATATTCCATTGGATTAAGGATAATCTAAAGTTCAAGCAACTCATTGCTGAGTTCCCTGAATCTGGCAAGCTAGGATGGGTACACGTGGCGTATGGAGACGGCTTAAATAACAATCAGATATTAGTTGCGACAAAAAAGGCAGGCAAAACTGTTTATTTACCATACAAAGGAAATGAAAAACTAGTAAGCTAATGAAAAGATTGTTTTTATTATTGTTAATTATAACAGTTTCTTGTCGTCCAACAAAAACAATTACTGAATATAAAGAGGTTGTGCGTGTAGATACGTTTAAAATTGAACGTGAAGCAAAAATACTTCCAGCTGTACATGATACATTATTAATTGAGAATCCATGCGATTCTTCTGGCATTTTAAGCACGTTCTATAGCAAGATCAAGATACCGCAAGGGCAAGTAGTAATTCGCTCCGTACGTGGCAAGATTGAGGCCACAGTTGACATTGATTCAATCGCTCAAGTGTACGAAGATAAGTATAGAAGCAAAAATAATTCTAGCATTAGTGTAAAAAACGTTGAGGTTATTAAATACTTAGTTCCTACTTGGGCTATTATAGTTATCCTAATAGAGTCGGCTATTATTATATTATATGCCTATTTCAAATTTCTAGTACTTAGATAAATTTGCGTATTTTTGCTAGATAATAAGTAAAGACATTTTCAATGGCGAGAATACAAACCTACCCAAACGACATATATGTTACTGGTAATGATAAATGGATTGGCTCAGACGCCAACAACGACTTCATAACCAAAAACTTTACAGCAAATGCTGTTGCCGATTATTTTAATCGAGTAGGTATTATCGATACAGGTAGTTTCAACTGGTCATACAGAATGTATGCTCCGACAGAATCTCAACCTGCGAAGACGTTTGAATTAGTTGACCATCCATACGACACAGTAGATGTAATTGGACTTGCAGGAACCATCAAGGTTTCTTTCTTGACAATGGCTAATACTGAGCCAGGTATCTTCATTGAGCAGGCTTGGTTAGATAAAATTATTCTTGTTAACCGTCCAGGATTTCCTAGTGAGTATGGATTATATAAAGTAACTGCTGTTGTTGAAGATGGTGATTACTATTTCTTAGACTTAGATTTTATTGGTGGCCATTCAGGTATTGTTAACGAAGATGAGCCAGTTACATTTGGGTTATTCTCAGGCGTAAGTGGCACATCAGGAACAACAGGAACCTCGGGTAGTAGCGGTAGCTCAGGCTCATCTGGAACATCAGGTATTGATGGAACATCAGGCACTTCAGGTACTACAGGCACTTCAGGTTCATCAGGTACAACAGGTACGTCGGGTTCATCAGGTACAACAGGAACATCAGGTTCTTCAGGTACAGGTGGTACATCAGGTTCTTCAGGTACAAACGGTTCAGACGGTACGTCAGGTACACGTGGTACATCAGGTACCTCAGGCATTGACGGTATCGACGGTACAGATGGTACATCAGGGACTAGTGGAACAGATGGAACGGGAGGTACTAGTGGTACAACTGGAACTAGCGGTACATCAGGAATTGATGGAACTAGCGGTTCAGGTGGAACTAGCGGAACTAGTGGAGTTAACGGTACATCAGGTACAGGAGGTACAAGTGGTACAGACGGCACAGGTGGCACATCGGGTACGGACGGAACAGGAGGTACTTCAGGCACATCTGGTTCTAGTGGGTCATCGGGTATTGATGGAACTTCAGGAATAAATGGTACATCGGGCATTGATGGAACTAGTGGATCATCAGGAAGCTCAGGCACATCAGCTACTTCAGGTACAGATGGCACAGGTGGTACGTCAGGCACGACAGGCACAAGTGGAGTTTCAGGAACATCAGGAACTACAGGTACATCAGGTACAGGTGGTACTTCGGGTGTTGACGGTGTTAGTGGTGGTCGTGTTTATTATTTTAATAATAGCCAATCATCATCTGTTTCTCCATACAAAGTATTGTCTACTGAACCTACATTAGGTGCATTACAGACTATAACTGTTAATATGACTGGTAACCAACAAAATGTGTTGGTTCAGCAATTTATAACAGAGCAATTAGGATTTACTATTATCCCATCAGGTGTACAAAGATTTCATCTTCATACATTAAAGCCTCAGGATAATGACAACATTCAAGTTTATGTAACATTACAACTTGCTGACTCCACAGGTACTCCTTATGGTACATTAGCTACTTCATCTGTAGTTCTTTTAGCTTGGTTTGGAACAGGTGTAATTGCAGAGACTACAGTAGACTTTGTGTTTCCACATACGACAATTTCTGCAACAGACAGAATGATTGTCAAGATTTACTATAACAATAATGTAAGCACTGCAAAAACTGCAGAATGGTACACAGAAGATAGTGAGTACTCATATGTTACTACATCTATTGCTGCTGCATCAGGTACAAGTGGTGTAAATGGTACTTCAGGTACATCAGGGGTAAGTGGAACTTCAGGTACAACGGGTACAAGTGGTGTGGACGGTACATCTGGAACCGCAGGTACATCAGGAGCTGATGGAACTAGCGGAGTTAGCGGCACATCAGGAGTTAGTGGCACGTCAGGGGTAGATGGTACAAGTGGGGTGAATGGTACTAGTGGTAGTTCGGGAGTTAGCGGAACAAGCGGTAGCTCAGGAGCAAGCGGTACGTCAGGTGTATCAGGTACTTCAGGTATTAACGGAACTTCAGGCGTTGATGGGACTTCAGGATTAAGCGGTAGTTCAGGGACCTCAGGTGCAAACGGTACATCTGGTACGTCAGGAACAACTCCTGTTGGTCAGATTACGGGTACGTTAACTGCAACAAAAGTACCTAAAGCAACAGGAGCTAATACAATTGCAGATAGTATCATCACAGACAGTGGAACTTATATTACAGTAAGTGCTGCTGCAGTTGATACCTATATTGCTAACTTTATTAACACAGACCCTACTTCATCAGGTATTTATGTAAAAGCAGATGGAGCTGCATTTGTTACCGAGCCATTATCAATGGTTGGTGGAATTACTTTAAACGCTAGTGGTTCAGCATCATTCAGCGGAGATATTACTGCTAATAAATTTATTAAATCAGGTGGTACATCATCTCAGTTTTTAATGGCTGATGGATCAACATCAACAGGGCCTGCAGGTGGTATTACGGGTTCATTGGGTACTAATTACATTCCTAAAGCTACAGGTTCGACGACTTTAGGTAATAGCCTTATATATGATCACGGTGATGCAATTTCGGTTGCGACAACATCCAATGTAAATGCGGTTAGATTACAGGTTGCGGCAACATCAGGAAGTTGGATTAGCGGAACATTTGCAGGTACAGGCAATGCCGATAAAGTCGTAATAGGCAATT